TTCTAATAGTGGGACAGGTACAGTAACTGTAAATGCAGTTATGGACTTGTTGTCAATAAATTTTACATCTTTTGGAGGGACTTTAGCTTTTAATCAAACAATAAGATTAAATGGTGGGAATGTAACATTTGGTTCTGGGATGACCATTACAGGTTCAGCAGGGTTAACCTTTCTTGCAAGTAGTACTATAACATCAAATGGGAAAGAAATCTTAGGTCCAATTCAAATTATAATAGGTTTCCCTTCTGGTGGTACAATAACATTGAACGGAGATTTTAAATGTGGTGCTGTACTTCATAATAATATGTCAGGTATAGTAAATATTGATGGAAGTGATTTATATTTAAAAGGTGGAGCGACAGCTTTTACAACAACGTCTGGAAGAATAATTCAAGGTACTTCCACGATTAGACTTGTAGCAACTACTGCATCTCTTACAATAAGTATGACAGGAACAATTAGAAATAATGTAGTTATAAATGCTACCAATCAAATAAATCAAACTTCAAATGTTAACATAGGAGGCGGAACTTGGACTTATACATCAGGAACTTGGAATACAGGTGGAAATGGTTTCAGTATAGTAAGTAGTTGTACTTTAAATTTAGCAGGTATGCCAATTGCTAGATTACTAACTGGAGCTGCTGCAACTTGTACATTAACAAGTCAACTAACTGTTACACAAGATGTTCAATATTCATTAGCAACGGGTTTTATATTTGCAGGTGCATATGGGTTTACCTGTGCAACGTTAACAGACAATGCAACGTCAACAGCAAGAAGTGTAACACTTTCAGCAGGTGCAGAGTATTTCGTAACAAGTTCAATAGTTTTACAATCAGGTTGGAGTGGAAGTAAGTGTTCAATATTAAGTGGTACCCCAGGAACAAAAGCTAAATTAAATTTATTACAAACAACAACTCAAGATTTAGCTAACTTGAATATAACCGACATAGAAGCAAGTAATTATACTTTATGGTTATATAATGGAACAATAACAAACTGCACTAACGTTAGACGATTAAATCACAAACAACCAACAATCACTTATTCTTCTTAGAAGTTATAATCTTTTATATGGTTTTTATATTTAAAATATATTAATCTTCAACAATGTCTACAGAAAATCAAAAGAACCCATTTCTTTTAGAACAAAAGGATTTTTCCTCTTATAATACTCTTGTTGACGCTGATAATGAAATAATATTTAAAGTTCCAGGTTTAGAAATTTATATCATTTCAGAAGATAAGTTTTATTATTGGGATGGAAGTGCTTGGGTTCAAGAAAATATTTCCGGTTCTTCTGGGGAAACAAATACTGCTTCTAACGTTGGAACTGGTGAAGGTTTATATAAAGATAAAGTTGGTGTAGATTTAAGATTTAAAACCTTAAAACAAGGGACTAATATTACATTAACTGCTTCTGCTGATGAAATATTAATATCTGCAACAGATACAGACAGTCAAACAGCTTCAGATGTAAGTTATAACAATGTCGTTTCAGATTTAATTTCAATCAATGTACAAGATGCTATTGATGAGTTAGCTAGTTTGAGAGAAAATATATGTTTTTCAGCTTCTCGTAATGCTGTTGCTACAAATATTTATTTGAGGACTGAAGATAGTACCCCGACAAATTTAACACCATTCGTGTTGCAGTTCGATGCTACTTTAACTTACATGTCTTCTGCAACAGATGGGAATGAAACATGGGTTGCTGAAGTTCATAAAAATAATATATTAGTAGTAGGTGCAACTTTAACTTCTACAAATGTAAGTTCTAACTACTCAACGTATAATATAAACTTTAGTGCTGGTGATAAGATTTCATTATATTGTAATGGAACTTCTATACAAAGACCTAAAATTAATTTAGTTTTTAGAAAAAGATAATGATATTTTCAATAACAACAACTGGTTTACAAACACCTGTTATTTTCAATGACTTAGGTGCTAGAACTTTCAGTCATCCTACTGTAAATTTTAATCTAACAGATGAATTTACAATAGAAGAAATTAGAGAATCTATTGATATCTTTAACGCTCTTGATTTAGGTTATATTACTGCTACGTTAGATGGAGTTAACATCACATCTACTAATTTAGATAGTTTATTAGTATTAACGACAGATCCTCGTTTAACTGTTCAAAATATTGTAAATGTAAAAAAGAACCCTGGTATTGGAGAGTTTTCATCTATAAAAGATGCAATAGATTCAATTTCAGATAACTCTAGTACAAATAGATATTTGATAAGTGTAGGTCCTGGAGAATATATTGAAGCTGAATTAGATTTATCAAGTAAACCATATGTTTCAATTATAGGAAGTGGAATTCAAACAACTGTAATTAAACCTAGTTTAAGTAGTCATCATATTTTTAAATTAGGAACGTATAACGAATTATCTTTTATGTGGTTAGAAGGTGCAGGTTCTGGGTATGCAGCAATTGCATGTTTAGATTCAGGGGACTATTCGCAAGCACATAAAATAACTTTTAACGATTGTGATATTAATATTTTAATAACATCTGAGACTCAAGATACTTTCTTTTATGGGGAGTATATTGATTTTAATGGAACATATACATATGGTGTTAGAATTATAGCAAATAATGGGTTTAAAGCTTATGGTAATTTAGAAAATTATTATAACTTTCCAATTGCTAGTTCAACAGGAACTTATATTTCTGGTGTAGGTTCAGAAGCAAGTATTATAACTAGTGGAAATAAGGGGAATAATTTAGGTACTGGTATCTTATTAGAAGATGGTGCTGAAGTTGATATTCAAGCTGCATATATTGAACATTGGGAAAATGGTATTATAATAAGTAATACTGGAGCTTTTTCTATATTAGACGCACAGTCTTTAGATATAAGTAGTTGTTCAGTTTATCATTTGAATATAGATCATTCATTTGCAGAAGGTAGCTTTATAGGGTCTTTAAATACAAACTTAATAATAAATCAATCTTCAAGTTTTGTTATAAGTGCAACAGATCATGAAAATAAAAATATACTATTAGGTGGTAATTCTATAACAAATATTAATTCATTAACTGTTACTTCTTTTACGCCAGGTCAAATCGTATTCCCTAGTACTGGAGGTTTATTAGCAGGTAGTTCTAATTTGTTTTGGGATGCTGCAACTAATAGATTAGGGATTGGTAACAGTTTACCTACAGTAGCTTTAGATGTTACAGGTTCTATTAAACTTTCTGGAACTCTTACTATAGATACCTTATCTGGTATATTGAAAGCTTCATCTGGTGTTGTGACAGGTTCAGCAACTACATCTGATTTACCTGAAGGTACTAATTTATATTATACTGATGCAAAAGTAATTGCTGCACCTTTAACTGGTTATACGTCAGGAACTGGTATCATTTCAGCAGCAGATACTGTATTACAAGCAATCCAAAAATTAAACGGTAATATAAATGCATTAACAACTGGTGTTAGTTCAGTTAACGGATTAACAGGTGCTGTTGCATTAACAGGTACAAGTGACAGGATAACAATATCAGTTGCTAATGTTTTCGACATTGCCTCTACTTATGTAGGGCAAATTTCAATTACAACACTAGGAACTATTACAACAGGAACTTGGAACGGTACAATAATATCTCCAACGTATGGTGGAACTGGTATTAATAATGCAAGTAGAACTTTAACAATAAACACAAACAGTGGGATTTTGGATTTTACTAATAGTAGCACAACTTTAACAATATCAAGTAATGCAACAGTTAGTGGGACAAATACGGGTGACAATGCAGTTAATACTTTGTACAGTGGATTAGCATCCTCTAAAGAAGATGTATCAAACAAAGCAACTTCATTTGCAACATTAAACAATGTTTTATACCCAACGACTCAAGCAGTTTCAACATACGTAACAGGGCTTGGTTATTTAACTGCTACATCATTACCTAATAATACTATATTTACAAATGCGTTAGGTCAAAACATTTTTGCAACAGGTTCAAATAAATTATATCTGTATTCAGGAACAGCTGGTATACAGTTTACAAATCAAGCGAACACTACAGCTATTGGTGATCTTACTAACACAGGTGATTTTAGTGTAATTGGTAGTATATCAGCTAGTAATTTAACAGGAACGAATACAGGAGATCAGACGTTGAATAGTTTATTACCAACACAAACTGGAAATAGCGGTAAAGTACTACAAACAGATGGTTCTAATCCAAGTTGGTCAGATAATTATGGAACATTTGGTATAACTATAGATGGTGCAGGGAATGTAATTACTACAGGTTTTAAACAATATTTAATTATACCATATAACTGTGTAATAATAGGTTGGTATATCATTGCTAATACAGTTGGTTCATGCGTTATCGATGTATGGAAAGACGTAACAATCCCAACGAGCGGTGATAGTATTACTGGAACTGAAAAACCAACATTAACTGGACAACAAACAAATAGTGACAGTTCACTGTCAACGTGGACAACGACAGTAAATGCTAATGATATTATTGGATTTAATGTTGATTCAATTAGTGGTTTAAGTAAAATAACACTAGTAATAAAAGTAAGAAAAATTTAAAATTATATATATATAATGTCAATAAAAGCAATACAACATAAGTTCACAGGGGATACTACGTTGGTAAGTGCATATGATTCCACTAAAACAAATTTAGGGGCACTTATAAAACAATATACGGGTGCTACAAGTTTAGATAAATTTGCAGGTCCATGTAAAGTTGGAATAGGTAGACCTATGGAGCAATCAACAGCAATTCCTGGGGTATACCCTTATGTTTATAGATTTTCAAATACAATAGATCATGTTTTTTTAGCTGATTTAGCGACAGCTGCTGCAACTAGAAGAATTATAATGTATGAATATAATAGAGAAACCTCACAGTTTAATTGGAAAGGATTTATTACATTAACATATCCTACAGCTACAACTCATACTATAAAAGGTATGCGTATGGTAAGAGAGTTATATACTACAGGGACAGTTGCAGTATCAGGTACAGCTGTAACAGGAACTAGTACAACATGGACAACTGATAGAATGTCAGTTGGTTGTAGAATAGGTTTTGGATCAACTGATCCAACACAAATAACAACATGGTATACTATATCAGCAGTTGGGTCTAATACTTCTATAACATTAACAGCATCTGCTGGTACTATATCAGCTGGAACTGCTTATGTAATTGAAGATTTAATGTGTATAACAACAACAGTAAATGCAACTGCTACTAACGGTGGGTTGTATGTTGCAAAAGGTTTAAATGTTGATATTTTTACTTCTGTTGGAACTACTATACCTGCAGCTACTACAGTTGACAATATTAGAGCTGTATATTGGTTAGCTGATGCATCAACTGTAACAAATACAATTGCATGCGGAAGTGCTATTAATGATAAAGTTTCTTGGATAGATGCAAACGTTTATGTTTTAGATGCAACAGGTCCTAAGGTATATAAATATAATTACAGAAAAGCGTTAACACTTGCTTCTGGTAAAGATACAACAACTTTAGTTTTAACTACTGGTACTCAAGCAGTAACAGGTACTATATCACAAACTAACAATGGACGCATAGGAACTTTAAATCACGGTCCAGGTGCAGGTGTTCCTTGTTTATATTTTGTAACAACTACTAGATGTTATAGAGCTATATTAACAAATATAACAGCAGCTTCAACAACATGGCAAGCTGATACAATGGTAGAAATTCCCCCTGGTAGTGTTAATACATATGCTGCTGGTGGTGCATTTGCGTGTGTTGAAATAGCAGGTGATATAGATAGATTAGTTATAACATCAACAGGTGCTGCTGGTATTAGAAGTTATGTTACTCAATATAATACAACATCTAATCCATTTGATCATATATTTTTATCAGATGATAAACAATTAGATCAGTCATTAGCAGATTCAGGGGGCACTCCTCACCCTGCAATATTAGCATCAATTATGACACCTTGGTCAGAACAAGGAGTGTTATATTTAGCTAGAAGTGGTACAACAGCAATATTGAATCAAATTTATACTATTCCAATTGGTGCTCATAGAGCTTATGCTAATGCTAATGAACAATTATTAATTACACCTAGTTTTGATATATCTGACGCTAATAAATTATATAATTTATATGTGAATGATATACATGCAGTAGGTGATAGTACATTTTCAGTTCAAACTGAACCATATGATATTTATTATAGAACAAGTGGAATAACTGATAATAGTGGAACTTGGAATTTATTAGATGAAAGTGGGGATTTAAGTGGTGTAACAGGTACAAATATACAATTTAGTTTTATGTTTAAAATATTAGGAATAACATGTATACCGTCTAGAATATTATCTTTAACATTAACATATGAAGATACTACAAATGATAGTCATTATACACCATCTGTAGCAAATTCATCTATAGCAAGTAGAATCTTTGCATACAGACAAGATGTAGCTTGGGGAAGTAATATACCAACAATGAGAATACAATTATACAATGCAGTAACTAATGTATTATTAATAGATGATGACACTTCAGCTCAAGCATATGGAACATTTGAATACTCATCAGATAATGGTGGGACATGGAATGCATGGTTGAATACTGCAGATGTTGTAGGAAACTACATTAGATACACTGCAGCATCATTACCAGATGGGACAAGAGTGAAAGCAATAATATCTCAAGCTTAATAAATAAAGAATAATGATAGCTGATATTGTATATAGTACAAATGAATTTATTTTAGAAGTACCAAATGGAACTCCAGGGGGTGTTATAAAATCGTATTCATTAGATGGTCTTAATTATGATTTTACTGAATCAATAGGTGGAGGTGGTGAAACAAGCAGTGTATTCGTAACATAGTTAAAAGTAAAATAATGGGAAATCAAAAAGCTAAGTTTAAAATAAATAAATCTTGGGATAGTCCTGAGTTATTAGATTATGATATTTTAGGTTATCATAAGAAAAGAACTATTATAAAAGGTGAATTAGTTTCTATTGAATATTATAAAAACTATGACGGAGTTGATTATTCAGACTTAGTAGTTAAAGAAGAAAGAACTTACACTAGAAATAATTTAGGTCTAGTACAGTCTAGACTATTAACAATAACTTGGTATTTAGAAGATAATACTGCAGGTTATATTAAGTCATGTAAAAAGTTTTATTCTTCATCAGAATCTATAGATGAAGGTATTACAAGAAGAAATAATATAATTAACGATGCAAAAGTTTATGTTTTATCTGCTATAGGTCAAAGTTATGGTTTTGATTTCATGACAAGTTTAAAATCACAAATTGATTTATATACACAAGGATATAAACAACCTTTGTATGATGCTATATTAAGCAGTTCAAAAGCATATCTAACAGAACAAATTAAAAATAATTTAATAGATATTGTCACATTCTAGCACCTTAAGTGATATTTACGTTTACGAATATTTAACTTATCCTTAATGAAAGCAGTAGAAAAATATAACAAATTAAGACAAGAACTTAAAACAGGTGATATTGTCTTATTTCATAGAAAATCATTATTAGCAAACATTATACAATGGGCTGATAACTCTTACTATAATCATGCATCTATTGTATATTGGTTAGGGGATAGATTATTTACTGTAGATGCATGGGATAATGGAACAGAAATTGTCCCACTTTCAAGAAGAATAAAACAATATGATGATTTTTGTATTGTGAGAAAAAACAACATTACACCTCAAGAATTACGTTTTGCTTGTTCTAATTTAATTTCTCGTATAGAAAAAGATGAACCTTATGGTTGGTTAGAATTAGTTAGAAGACTAATTTGGTTAAAAGTTTTAAACAAAAACAACAAATTTTCTAACATAGAAAACTGGATTGCAAAAAAAAGACTACCAGTATGTAGTGATGTAGCAAGAGAATTCGGGGTAGATCTTGGAATCGTTTCATATAAAAGTTTAATATTACCTACACCTGAAGATTTAAAAAGACATGCACAGGAATCAGAAACTACAGTTTTATGGCATGATCATAAAGATAAACTATAACTAATGGCAGAAACATTTCGTAGAAGACCTTATTCTGATTACCCTTTTTTGATAATTACTAATCACCCTTATAGAATTAAGTTAGGAAACTTAAGACAAACATTAAGAGTTTTTGTTCATCAGAAAGATAATCTTTTTGGAGATTCAAACCCTTTAGATTTAGCTGGGTTAACTATTACATTCAATTTATATAATTCAGATAATGTTTTAGTTGCATCTGGACCTGCTTATGTATCAGATATAAATGAATCTGAGATTGAATATACTTGGTCTAATTTTGATTTGAAAGAAACGGGTGTTTTCAATGGTGAGTTTCTATTCTCAGATATTGATAATACAACTTTTGTTCTTCCGAACAATGATCGAATTCAAATCATAGTTTTTTAATGGGTACATCAAGTTTTTGTGTATATTTTCACATAAACCCTGTCAAACAAGAAGTATTCTATGTAGGAGCAGGGACTTTAGAGAGACCTTTTCAAAGTTTAAACAGAAGTAAATTTTGGAAAGATACGGTTAATAAATACGATTATGAAATTATAATAATTCATAGTAATTTGACATGGAAACAAGCATGTAAACTTGAGATTAAATATATAGCTCAAATAGGGCGTAGAATAACTAAAGAAGGTCCTTTAGTTAATATTACAAAAGGTGGAGAAGGGTTCCGTGGGAAACATACACCGGAAACGAAGTTAAAAATGAGTCTAGCAAGTAAAGGGCATAAAAGAAACACAGGTCGAACTCTTTCATTAGAAACTAAAATAAAAATTGGGAAAGCGAATTCTTTAAAAAAAAGAACTATTGAACAAAAAGAAAACCTACGAAAGAAAGCTTTAGGGAATAAAAACATGTTAGGAAAACATCATTCTGAAGAAACAAAAGAAAAACTCCGTTTAGCAAGAAAAAATTATAAACATTCTGAAGAAACAAAAAAGAAAATTTCCTTAAAAAACAAAGGTAAAATTCCCTGGAACAAAGGGATAGTTAAACCTAAAACAATTTTAAAAGGACCTGGGAAAGGGAAGTTTAAACGTTCAGAAGAGTTTAAAGCTAAACTAAGTGCAATGAAAAGAGGAAAACTACGTGGACCATATAAAAAATTAGCAAAACAAAACAAGGAAATTACAATTTCACCTATTTAAAGACATAGATGACACTACGTTCATCTTACCAGAGAGAGATCGAATTCAAATTGTAGTTTTTTAATTAAAATCTAAAAATTTAATGGATAAAGCAAAAATCATCCACAATGTTTTAAAACAAGTGGATTGGGATTTTATTTTTCTATGCGCAAAGCATATGAAATATAAGTTAAAGAAACAAAGACTAACAAAAGAACAATTGATTTTAGATTTAACAGATATTTTGAAGAATATGTTAGAGTCTAAGAAAAATAAATTAATTGTAGACTTTTGGACTATTACAGCTGAGTATACTGAAGATGATAAAGTTTGCTTAGAAGTAATCTTCACCCCAATTATTGTATGGTCTGATAATTTATCAACAGGGAAATCGAAGAAAACAAGTGAAGAAAGATTAAAAGAAAGATTAGAGTTAGCACTTGAGATTGAAGATTACACTAAAGCAGCTGAAATTAAAAAAAGTTTAGATAAGTTGCAGTCAAAGTTAAAATAATTGTCTATTTAAAAATAAAACAAATCATAATGGCAGAATTTATAAAAAAGAATCCTAGAGGTTCAGATAATACAATCGCGAATACAACAGTTACAGTAACATCTCCAGAAGATATTGCAAGATTAGCTGCTGCAGATATTAAAACTAATGTTGTTGATCAAAGTATTAAAATCGTATCTGGTTCTACAGTTTTAGCGATTGTTAATATCCCTACAGTAACTAATTGGACTTTAGCAGGTACAAGATTAACTATTTTAGGAACTAATCCTTTAACATTAAGTTTTTTAAGTGCTTCAGAAGCAATTAACGGTGAAAGTCGTCTAGCTCAAATTATAAACGGTGCAACTTTAGCTTAATAAATGTATCTATCAACTAATTTTATAGCTCCATATGTTGGAACTGATAAGAAAATTATTTTAAGAAATTCTAGCAGTGTAACTGTTGGAGGTTTTAATGTTTGTCATTATCAAAAAGCTTTAACAGAAGGTAAGCAACTTTGGATTAATTTAGCAGATGTAAGATTGGTGTTAGATTTTGGAACTGAAACTGATGCTAAAGCAGCTTTAGTTTTATTACAAATTGCAGTTGAAGCTTTGGTTATAAATTGCGCTATAGATAGTGGATCTTCTACATATATACATGAACAAACTGTTGCAAATTCTATTTGGACTATAAGTCATAATTTAAACAGATTCCCTTCTGTAACAGTAGTGGATGATGGTGATGAGGTTATATTAGCTAATGTAACTTATGTAAATAATAATATAATACTAGTGTACTTCGGAAGTAGTTACACTGGGAAAGCTTACTTAAATTAATGAAACTAGGAAATCATTTAAACTTTAATCAGTATGAATTGCAAAACGGTGTAATTGAAAACCTTTCAATTGCTCCTAGTAATCCTATATCTGGTCAAGTGTATTTTAACACAACAGATAATTTGTTTTATTTATTTGATGGGACTAATTGGGTATCTTTAAACAATCCACCGTCTTCATTAAGTGGAAATGTTGATGTTGCTTGTACAGGTACAGATACTTATATAGGGGTAGGTTCTCAATTAGTATCTGATTATAATACATCTACAATTTATATTTGTACTTTTGAAAATGCAAATACATCAACTACACCTACAATAGATATTGACGGTGCTGGTGTATTAACTATTGTTAAAAGTGACGAAACAGGTATCATTGCATTAGAAGCAGGTGATATACAACCGTTAGTTTCTTATTTCTTAGTTTGGGATGGTGCTGTATCAATTCAATTATATACTCAAACACCTACTGCTGACCCTGGAACATATACAAATCTAAACCCTGTACCTACAACGATAGGTGGAATTTCGGCAGGTGTAACGTTTAATAATACGACATACTCTCAAGTTTTTGATACATTGCTTTACCCTTATATGGTTCCAAACTTTACAAGTTTTGCAATCACAGGGCAAGCTTTAACTTTAGAAGTAGGAGCTTCAATTGCAGCAGGAAGTAAAACATATACTTGGGGGACTACAAATTCAGGAAATATTCAAACAAATACTATTAGAATTAGAAATGGTGCTACAGTAATACTTGACAATTCACCAAATGATGGTTCTCAAGTAATCAATTTAGCTTCACCAATAACTAAAACAACTGTTACTTCTAATAGTTGGGATATAAGAGCAACGAGAACAAATGGGTCTTATATGACAAGAACTATGACAGTTTGGTGGTATTATAGACACTATTATGGTACTTCAATAAACCCTACATTAACAGAGACAGATATTGAAGCGTTAACATCAAATTTCTTAGGAACAACAATTACAGGGAATTATAATTTTCTTGCAGGTGGATATAAGTATTTTGCTTTTCCGAACACTGCACCTAACCCTACACTGTTTAAAGACTCAACAACTAACTTAGCAATTGCAATGGCAGACGCTACTGATAGTTATACAGATACAAATGCAGGAATATATTCTTTTCAACTTGTATCTGTTACAAATACATACGGTGTAACTATAGATTATAGAGTTTATCGCTCAAAATATATCTTAGGTTCATCTATTCAAATTAATATAATATAAGATAAAAATATAAATGGCAATATCAGGCACAATTCCAGTTACAGGTCCTATAGCTCCAACAGTAGAAACAGATGTATATTCAACTCACGATGCAACTTATGGTAGAGGTGGGTTGAGAACTGTTGCAGATAATACTGAAAGAAATGCTATATCTGAAGAGAGAAGAGCTGAAGGTATGGTAGTTGGTGTAATAGCTACTGGTTTATATTGGAAATTAAAAACTGCTCCTTGGGCATATGATGATACAGATTGGGATGTTTTCTTTGATATGTCTACATCTTGGACTTTAGATGGAAATGCAAACGGGGCAGAAAAATATTTCGGAACGAATGACAATTACGATGTTCCTTTCGTAGCTAATGGTAATGAAGTACTTAGATTAGGTGCTGATGGGTCAGTGAGCTCAACTAATGGATATTGGATAAATGGAAGAAAAGCTATTAACGCTGATTATGATACTAATTTTTCAATTGCATTATGGATGAGTGGAGCTGCACCACATTTTCCTGATTTTGGTACAAGTACGAGAAATGCTATGATCGGTATCAATGATACTGGAAGTATTAATATAACAACAGGTTCAAATAATTTTATTGCAGGTTCTTTTCAAAGTATTAACTTAACTTCAGGTAATAGAAATATATTAATAGGAGGGTATAATTCCCCTAATATAGTATCAGGATCTGATAATATGTTTTTTGGCAATTCTAATACTACAAACAACGCTATTAATCAATCTATAGCTTTTAACGCTGAACCTACTGCTAATAGTCAAGTAGTATTTGGTCATAGTAATAGAGCTAGATATAATGAATTTTATTTCGGTCAAGGTTTATATACCCCTGATTCATATGGTAAATTTGATTTATATTTTAAAGCAACACCTTCATTAGCAGGTGAAACGGATAAAAATGCTTCAGTGTCCACTTGGTATTTTGATGCATCTCAAGGTACTGGTATCGGCACTGGTGGAGGTTTCATATTCAGGGTAGCTCCACCGACAACAAGCGGGGATACTTTAAATCCGTTTATTGATGCTTTAATAATAGACCCTAAAGGTATTGTTCATTCTCATGGAGCAACAGGTATAACTTCAAATACTGTATTCGGTCAAGATTCGTTAATGAATAATGTTACAGGTCATGGTAATACTGTTTATGGTCAAAATATTATGACTCTTAACTTAGATGGTTTTTTAAATACTGCAGTAGGTTCAAATACATTACAACAAACTAATGGTAATCAAAACACTGTAGTAGGGGGTTATAATATGTATTATTCTCAAACAGGGGATAAAAACACAGCTATAGGGTATGCTGCATTGTTTAGTACTGATGGAGTAGGTGAACAAACTGCTGTTGGAGCTGAATCGTTAATGTATACAACTACAGGTGCCCAGAATTCAGCTTTAGGGTATAGATCATTATACTCTAATACAACAGGTATTAGAAACACCGCTGTAGGACATAGTTCTTCTTATTCTAATACTATAGGTGGTAATAATACATCTTTAGGTTTTTATTCTTTGTATAATAATATAGATGGTAATGGTAATTTAGCTTTAGGTAGTTATGCTTTATTTACTAACACTAGTAGTTATAGTGTTGCAGTAGGTTTTGAATCATTACATTACAATCAAGGTAATACAAATACAGCAATTGGTGGATATTCATTATATGCAAATTCGACAGGTGGACAAAATGTTGCTATAGGTTATTCTGCAGCTGAAAGCAATACAACAGGTGGTAGTAATACTGCAATTGGACATGCTGCTTTAGCAGGGAACACTACAGGTAGTTATAATGTTGCTATCGGTAGACAAGCAAATAGAGCTGTATCAGGTGATTATAATGTTGCTATTGGTATTTATTCAATGTTTAATACAGTTGGAACTGGTAGTTATAATACAGCTATAGGTTCCGGTACATTAGCAGGAAATACTACAGGTAATGAAAACACTGCTATTGGTTATTATGCATTAACAGCTAATACAACAGGAAATCAAAACGTTGCTATTGGAGCTGAAGCTTTATTTAGTAATACTACAGGTTTAAAATCAACAGCAATAGGTTTTCAAGCATTGAGAAACCAAACAACAGATGGTTATAATTTAGCAATTGGTCATCAAGCTTTGAGAGATAACACTTCAGGCACTGAAAACTTAGCTATTGGTGCTTATGATTCTATGAGATATAATTTAACTGGAGGTCAGAATATTGCTATTGGTTCTAGTACATTAAGAGATAATTCAACAGGTTCTCAAAACGTAGCCTTAGGTAGAGAGTCATTAGTTACAAACTTAAGTGGTTCAGGTAATATTGCTATTGGTTTAAGTTCATTAGCAGGAAACACTACAGGTTCATTTAATGTTGCTATTGGTAGACAATCAAAAAATTCAGGAAACGGTGATTATAATGTTGCTTTAGGTTATCAATCACATTATACAAGTAATGGTTCTAACAATACTGCTATTGGTGCATATGCATATAAAACAGCAGTTGGTGGTGATAACAACACGCTGATTGGTTATGATGTATTAAGTTCTTATGCAGGTTCACCTTCTGGTAATACGTTAATAGGTTCAAGTGTGATGGGTTCTGCTACAACTAAAGGAAATTATAATATTGGTATAGGGTTTCAAGTTCTTTATTATAATGAAGTAGATTCTCAAGTAGCTATTGGTCATAGGTCAATGTACAATACAACTACAGGTGTTCAGAATACTGCTATTGGTTATGAAACAATGTTAGCTAACAATGTAGGTTTTCTAAACACAGCAATTGGATATAGAGCATTGTATGCTAATACAACTGGTAACAGTAATACAGCTGTGAGTTACGCTTTAGTAGCGAATACAACTGGAGTAGGAAATACAGCAATTGGACACGTATCTTTAGCAGCGAATACAACTGGCCAATACAATACAGCAGTTGGATTTCAATCCAAAGGGAGCGGTGCTACTGGCGATTATAATGTAGCAGTAGGATATGCTGCTTTAAACGGAACAGGGAGTTATAACGTTGCATTAGGAACGCTTACATTATACTCTGCAACTACTGGTACTCAAAACACTGCTGTTGGAGGGAATGCTGCAAATGCTATTACTACTGGATCTAACAATGTGATTGTCGGATATAATTCAGTATCATCTATATTGACAACTGGAAGTAACAATACGGTTCTTGGAGTAAATACTGCTGTTACGAATGCAGGTGATTCAGGTAATGTAATTTTAGGCTACGGAGCAACAGCTACGGGATCGAACCAATTTGTTGTAGGTTCAGCAAGTGTAAATGCTGGAACTGTTACTGCAGAAGCTGTTACAAGTGATGCTACATGGACAGTAATTATCAATGGAACACAATATAAAATTTTATTGAAAGTATAATGGAAGAAATAACAAAAGAACAAATTGAAAAGTCTATAAAAGCAACCTTTGATAGTGTAAAGTTCATTGAAGCACTAAATCTTATTCTTGAATTAACAGAAGAAGAATTAGACGCTAAGAATAGAAATATAGAACATTTAAGAATAATGATGAAAAGAGAATGGTTTATAGAACATTTAACAAGTGAACAAAGAAAACAAATCGAAAATATAATTAACTAATGGGTTTAAATTGGATTACAAAAAATCAAAGAGAAAGAGAATCAACTAACTCAACGAGTTCTGGTTTTACTTCTCCAAATACAATTGACGGTTTATACGCTGCTGATATTATTATTTCCCCTAGTGAATTAAGCTTATTAGTTAGAAAAAGTGGAAGTGTATTAGCTCAAATATTAACAAATAAAATTGTTGCTTGGGATTTAACCTTCAACATCATAACAATAATAACTGAAGATCCAACGTACTTGGTTTTAAAGTTTCAAAGTCCAGTAGAGGCGATAAATGCACTAACAACTATTGAAAGTGCAGTTAATTCTTAAAGTGTAAACTATTTAAAATAAAAAAACAAACAAATGTCATTTTCCGCAGCAAATTTTATAATATCAGGGGCAGGTACTGATAAAACAATTCGTTTTAAAGACGATAACGCTACACCTGTAGGAGGTTTATATGTATGTAACTTCAAAAGTGTTGCTACAGAGGAAGAAACTATGATCATTCGTATGACGAATGAACAAGAGTTTACTTTTACTTTCATCTCTGCAACAGAGGCTAAGTTAGCTATGACTAACTTAAGAGCAGCTGTTGATAATCTTTTACCAAATTGTGCTATTACAGTTCCTATAGCAACACCAACAGTTGTTGCTGTTCCTAAAACTTACGTAAACTTTAAAATTGATTTTGCAGCTAATTCATTAGTAGCAAATACAGTTTATCAAGTAACAGATGCTGCTGGGACATTAGGTTTAGGTGCTGGCTTTGTATTCTATACACAGTTCCAAACCACTAATGCAAATAGTGGGGTAATCAAAGGGTTTAACGTTGGATTCTCAAGTTATTATGATATCGATTTGAATTCAAATTCAGTTTTAAGTAAAAATGATCCAGTAGGTAAAATTAAAATTGATAGTCCTGTTTCTAATGTAAGTGTTGTAGGGGCTTTTTCAGATAGTTCAATTTTTGATTCATCTTTAGTAGCAAATGATTGTATTGCTAATACAATTGTAGGTTCTAACATTACAGCAAATGATATTAATAATTCTAAATTTTATAACTGTGCTGGTTTAATCTTGAATGATGTAAACGATTCAGTTTTTTCTAATTTAGTAGGAGATTTTTCTAGTTATGATTTTAATAATGTGAAAGTAGATCGTTATGATTACAATGTAGGTTTAGTTGGATCATTAACTATGGTAACTTCAAATGCAGAAGTTTATACAGCTTTCATTAATGAAAACATTTTAGAAGTACCTACATTAGTTTCTGACATTTATGCAACTCTAACAAGTCCATTTACAGATGTAGCAGTAGATTTTAAAATTAAAGTTCCTTTAGCAGGAATTGGTTCTAATAGAACTTTAACAATTAAAGATTCTGCAGCAACAATAATTGATACTATTACAAGTGCTCATGCAGGTTTAACTTTAGTTTATTCATTCAATACAGTTACAGGTTTATTTGAAAAGGTTACAATGAGTAATGGTTTAATTAAACAAGATGTAACAGTAAGTTCTAATGGACAAACTTTATTTTCAAATGCACTACCTTATATTCCTACTACACCATCTTCTATAATTTTAACCGTGAATGGTGCAAAGCAAACATACTCAACTGATTTCACGATTTCTGGAAGAAGTATTAACTGGGTTAGTACTGATTTTGATTTAGAAACAACAGATGTAGTTGTAGTAAGTTTCTGGGAAGGTAAATAACAATTAACATAACTATAAAAACAATATAAACAAATGTCAAAAATAAAAACAAAACAAATAGATGCATATATTGCTGCACCTGTCCTTGTTAGAAGTTTTGCTAGTGCGAATGGTGCAAGTAATAATGTTACTACTGCTATAGCAAGTGAATTAGCAACAGCATCTAATTCTGGAGGGGCAGTAGATGTAGTAAATGCATCTACATATAATACTCCTGGTATTATAGTTGGAACTACTTATAAAATAAGATTAGTTAGATCAGGTACTAGAAAAGTTATAACAACGAGTGATGGTTTTGAAATCTACGGGAAATTAACATATAGTTCCCCAACTTATACTTTAACTTACTATTACACTAATAAAACTGGTTCAGAGGTAGCTACTAACATTACAGGGCCTATCACAATCGATTTCCTTTTCTATTACCAATTTAAGTTAAAAGATTTACCTGTTAACTCTCTAACAAATATGAGAGAATTTTTTAACAATGGTGTACCTGTAACTATGGATGATATTACAGGAACATCTGGAGGTTATTTTATAACAACAAATGCATCTACGAAGAGAGCTGAATCTGTTTATGTATTCAATGCAGCCTCTATTCCTTTTTCTTCTGTTAATTACGTTGCAACTGATGTTGAAGCAGCTTTAGATGAAATTGCTTTAAACCCATTACCAACAGTTATTTCTCAAGATATTAAGTTAGCTAATGGATATATTTACACTTCACAAAATGGAGTTGGTAATGTTAACACTCGTTATGGTGGAGTTAATAGTCAAGCATATATTGGTTCAGCATTAGTAGCTACAGAAGGTTGGTTTCTAGCTACACCTACATATGCTGAAATTGCATATGGAGATATTGCTAATGCAAGTAGAATTAGATTTAGAGTTGACTCTACAGGAGCACTTTTAAATTCTAGTAAAGTTATATTAGGTTTTAATCAAGAGTTTTATTTAGTAAACAATGCAGGAGCAAATGTTACAACTGCAGATACAGACAAATTAGCTATAGGAATTGGTGCAAGAAACGTTGAGTTTGATACAGCAGTTGTAAATTCAGTTGCTGTAGCTGGTGATTATAATGGTTATCTAGTTGATCAAAGTAATTCATTATATACTTTGAATAAAATATATATGGTTAACACAGCAGGGACTTTTGCAACACAATTATTATCTGCTGCAACTTCAAATATAACTTTATCTTTACCAATAGTAACAAGTGATATAGCTGGTGTTACTACTGCTGCTGCTAACTATCTACCTGTTTTTGATAACTCTGGTGATGCTATTTTTACAACATCTCTAGTTTCACAAGATTCTACAACAAAAGAATTAGGGGTGAATACAGCACCAGTTAATGATACTATTATTTCAGTAGAAGCTTTTAACGCTATTGGAACACAATATGCAGGTTACTTTAACGCTGTTAGTGGTTTAGCTACAAATAATTATGCTTTAAGGTTAAATGCTGAAAATGCTGTAACAGCTAATTATGCTTTAGCAATTGACAACGGTGATTATTATCATCAAAATGGTTTTATAGGAATTGGAGCTACACCTACAGTTACTGAAAAAATTAATGTTGAAATAACTGCAGAAGAAAATGCTTTAAAAATTGTTAGTACATACCCAGGATTAGTAACACAAAGAGGTGTATATTCTTTATTAAGTGGGGTTAACACAACAAATATTGCAGGTTATTTTTCTGCAAGTAATGCTACAAATAATTATGCATTAATAGCTGCTGCTGGACAGTCAGTTTTCGGAGCTACATCTGCAACTACTGCTGATGCATTAGTTGAATTTACTTCAACAACGAAAGGTGTTGTTTTCCCTAGAATGACTACAGTACAAAAAAATGCAATAGTAACACCAGTGAATGGTATGATCGTTTATGATACTACTTTAAATTCGTTTTACGGATATATGAATAGTGCATGGAGATTAATTAATACAGTTTCTAGTGCAGGTACAAGTGGTTCATTACCAAAATTCGGATCTTCTGGTTATGATTTAGTAGATTCAATTGTAAGTGAAGCTAGTAGTATTGTTACTATTAAAGGTCAAGCTCGTGTTTTAGTAGGAACAACTACACCTTTCGATACAACTTCAGAAAGAAGTTTCTACACTGAACATAAAACTATAACTGATTTAAGTGCTGATAAATTAGGTTTACTTTCTATTAATTATTTAGAAAATCAAACAGTTAATAATAATGCAGATATTATCTCAGGGATAACAGGTATTGCATATTGGAATCAAACAACACCTGCTATAAGTTTAACAAAAGATTTATCTGCAAGAGGTGTTTTCGGTGGAGTTTATATGACTGGAAATGGTACTATTAACTATGCTGCAGGTTTTTCTACAACACATTCTATTGGAGTAGGTTGTACTGTTGACAATTTAATTAGTTATAAAGCTAATATGGGTAATGCAAATGCTGGTACGATTAATGAATATAGAGCTTTTTATCTTGATGATCAATCTGCTTTAGCAGCAGCACCTAGTGCCGCTAATCGTTATGGTTTATATTTAGCTGACCCTGGTACTAATTATATTGAAGGAACTGTAGGTATTGGAACAAGTTCAGTAACAACTTCAGCTTTATTAGAATTAAGTTCAACAAGTTTAGGTTTCTTACCACCTAGAATGACTACAGTGCAAAAAAATGCAATAGGTACACCTGCTAATGGTTTAGTAGTGTTCGATACTACTTTGCAAAAATTATGTGTGTATACTTCAACAGGTCCAGGTTGGGAGACAGTTACATCAGCTTAATTATTAAATTAATTAACTTTAAAACCATATATTTTAAAATATATGGTTTTTTTGTTTAAAAAAAACTAACTTTAAATTAATATATATATTAAAAAGTAAACAATGGAAATTACAGTACAAAAAGCAATTATTGCAAGTAAAGCAATTGAATCAGTTTTAGAGATAAAATTACCTTCAAAAGTAGCTTATCGCTTAGGTCGTTATTTAGATAAAATGGCACCTATTGTTAAACAGTTTGAAAAAACAAGAAACGAATTGATTACTACTAAATACGGGATAGAAAACTCTGAGAACCCAGGAACGTTTAAAGTAGATGATACTAGAATGTCAGAATTTTTAGCTGAAATTAATGAATTGTTATTAGCTAAAGAAACAGTAGACATTATTTCATTAACAATTGATGATTTTGGTGACGTTGAAGTTCCAGTTTCATTCTTTTTAGATTTAGAAGGATTTATCACAGAATAATGTTTCAAGTTTTATTTTATTTATTTACACTATATGGACTTTGGACTTTTATATCCAAAGTCTATTTGTTTTTCCAAAACCCTAAAGTAAAAAGGTTTTTAAGAACTTTCAGAAGAGTTAAATCAACAAGACATTTTAAAGAAATACGAATTAAAGAATAATGACAATAAGTAATACAGGGTATTGGTTAGATGATAATCTAGACAATCATCGTTATGATGAACCATTAGCACAAGAATTATTAACTTTTTTTAAGAATGAAAAAGCTAATTCTATTGTAGATTTTGGTTGTGGTCATGGAAACTACACTAAGTTGTTAAACCAAGAGATTAACACTGACGGATTTGATGGGAATCCAAACACATTTGAATTAACAAACGGATTGTGTAATGTTTTAGATTTAAGTCGATCTGTTGATTTAGCTAAACAATATGATTGGGTTTTATCTTTAGAAGTTGGTGAACATATTCCTAAAGAATTTGAAACTAGTTTCCTTTATAATTTACATAGACATAATACTAAAGGAATTGTTTTGAGTTGGGCTATCCCTGGTCAAGGGGGACATGGACATTTTAATGAACAATCAAACGAATACATCACAGATTCAGTTTGTGAACTAGGCTATGTTAGAGATAAAGAAGCTGAAGTAGCATTAAGAAATTCTTCTACTTTCTTTTGGTTTAAGAATACAATTATGGTTTTTCGAAAAGTAAATTAATGGTAGACTTTGATATAGCATTTAGTACTATTCATAGAAGTAATAATCAATATTTTTATGAAACTTTAAAAAGTTTTAAAGAAAATACCTCAAAATCTTATGACACTAGTTTTATTGTTGGTAATTTAGATAATGCTTATCTAACTGAATTGAAACTAGAACCTAACTTTAACATTACACTAATGAGTGAAAAAGAATGGGATATGATTAAAGATAAAGGGAAATGTGATAAATTCAATATGAATTTTTATCGCTGTTTAACTTCAAATGAAAATAAAAAAATAGCAGGGAGATTATACTTAGAAGATGATATAATTTTTAAAAAAGATTGGGATTTACAACTAAATGAAACTATAGCTTCTTTGAAAGAAGTTTCCCCTGAATTTGCTTTGTCTATTTATACACCTTACAACTTATCTAATCATCCAGGGGAAATAGTAAAATTCGATAAAGGTTTTTACGGAACACAGGGAGTTTACTTTACTAGTGGTATTCTAGAATCTTTCGCAAACAAAATTATGAATGAAGGAATTTTAACTTATCGACATATGGCAGATATCTTATTGCAAGAATTTTGCATTGAAAATAATATTCCTTTATATGTTATGAAAGAATCATTAGTTCAACATATTGGTGAAGAGTCTAGTATTCATAATAACACATTTCACAAAGCAACATCTTTCAAACAAAATTAATATAATGCGAAAGCGTCATTTACATATCATTTCACAACCTATAGGTTCTATTGGGGAAATAACTAACGATCTTGTATCAGGGTTGAAAGATAAATTTCACTTAACTCAAGAAAGATTAGGTGAAATTCCTAAAGAATTTGACATATTATTAAGTCACTTTATTCACCCATCTTTATCTAAGGATGAAAATTTTATGAAATTTAAACATAAAGTTTTAATACAACCTATTGATGGGACTGACATGACTAAAGTGATTGTAAAAGAATTAAATAAATACGATTTAATTATTACCCCTGCAAAAGCTGGGTTAGATATTATGAAGAGAAACGGTGTGAAAACTCGTATTGTTATAGTACCTAACTACTTTAAGCAAGAACATTTAAACTTACCAGAGAATGTAAAGATTGAAGGGATACCAGATGATAGAATCATTTTATATCATGAGTCAACTTTCCATTCAAGAAAAGGTATTGAAATTTTATATGAAAGTTATGTAAAAGCTTTTTCAGATACACCTTATGCAAATAAAGTAGTTTTAGTTTTGAAAGATATGCCTTTCAACGAGTTAACTTTTAATAGAATTGAAAATTTAAAAGAAGATACAATAAAATTACAAAGAAGATATGTTAACCCTGCAGAGATTATAAAAATCTCTCAATATTGCAACTGGGAAACTTTACAAAAGCTATGGTCTAAAGCAAATATTTATGTTTCCTTTGCTAAAATCGAAGGATTTGGTATACCTTTATTGAGAATGGCTGCATTACAAAAACCTATAATCTCTTTAAACAATCCAAATAGTGGATATGTAGATTATCTAACTTTAGATAATTCTTATTTAATCCCTGTAAAACAAAGGAAAGCTGAGGATGAACATATGACAATTTATAAACCTACAACACTTTGGGGAGTACCAACAATTACTGATACAATAAAAGTACTAAGAAAAGCAGTAGAAGATTATGAAAACGGTAAAGAGAAACTAGTTTCTAAGCAAACTTTAGAAAATATGACTTTTGAAAATATTTTAAAAAAATATGCTTCTGTTTTAAATTCCTTGTAATTTATTCTATTTATTAAAGAATATTCACTTTAAAATAAAAAAATAATGTTATCAACATATGCACAAAAATTATTAGCATGGTTTGGAATCTATCAAATTACTCCTACAGAGTATAGCAACAGATTAGATACTTTACCAAGAGTACAACGCAGAGGTGTTTTCGTTTCAGCTTTATCTGAATTAGTTGCTTACGAAACTTCTTATGGATACTTTACATTCTAACATATCTATTCCCCTTCTCATAAGAACAGGGCGCTTAGAATAGATTTTTTCAAATAAAAAGCTCGAGAATGTTCTCGAGCTTTTTTTATTTCTTACCATATAAGATTTTTAAATTTTCATGAGTTAAATCTATCATCATTTTTCTTTTTTGAGTTGGCATCCTTAAGACAGATTGATAATCAAACTTTCCCCAGAATACTAAAAAATTAATAGATCTTATTAAATACTCTCTATATTTGGTTATATTCAGGCCAAAAGAATCCGATACCCATTGGCATCTTCACCCCCTCCTGTGAGTGAGTACATTGAGGACATACAACATCTTGTTTTGTATCTACTTCTAAATCAATTTCTCTAACTTTACTTTGAATATAACGAGAGTCAACCATAGACAATGGTGAACCGTTATTAGCGACTTTTAACCATTGTTGAATTTGATCTGCACCTTTATAAATTTTACCGTCCTTATCAGTAGCTTCTACTATAACACTTAATAACTTACCAGTAATATTAAAATCTTTCGAATGTTTTTCTTTTTCTTTCTTAATATTCAAACGTTTGTAAAGTTCTAACTCTCTACCAACAGAAGGTGCGACAATTTTGCATTGTAACCCTGAACCTGGTAATGTAATAGTTAAACTACCATTATCAAATAATTCTTTAACGTGAGCTTCATTGAAATCTGGTGAATTAAACCCTCCTAAATCCCAAGTTATATTATGTTTATGACCACAACTAGGACAACTTTGCTTTACAATATACTCTCTACCAAACGCTCCAATTCTCAACCACCATAAAATTACATCTCTATCAACTGATACTAAATCTTTAGCATTGAAACCATTTTCATCTACAATACAATTTTTTAAAATTTCAGTAAAGATTGTACCGTTGTCATAATAAGATTTAGTCGTAAGGATATCTTCATCTTCCCAATTTAATTTTCTTACTTTCAAATGAGAAATGTTTTTATGAATACCTTTGTAAAAATACCCATTAGAAGGTAATGGAATATATTCTGCTTCCATATCTGGGTTTGTATTTGTTGAATTTGATTTAGGACCTTCGTGTCCTTCTTCTCTTATTTGTTCTGTCATTACGTTAATTTGTTAATTATTAAATTTGTGTTTTTAAATACATAAAACCCAAACAGGGTTTAATTTTTTATATTTTTAAACCCTTTTCAAGGTTTTATATTTATTATCACAATTACTTCTCAATGGCTCTAAAATTTGGCTCGCTTTTCGATGGTTTAGGTGCAGGTTTTGAATCTGCACTAGATGGTGTTGCAAAAAAGTTTGCTTCTAAAGTAGATGCTTCTGGGTTCGAAGAAGCTAGTGGTGCTATAGATGATACAGCTAAAGCAGCTGCTGCTGCAGCTACACAAATAGTTAATTTGGAAGATCAATTAACACGAACAACAGCAGGTACAGCAGAATATATTAGAATTGAAAAAGAATTAAATTCTGTTAAAGAACAAGCTAAAACTCTTTCTGAGCAACAAAAAGATCATGAACAAAACTTAAACAAAGAAAAACAAAAAACTATTGATAGTTTAGGTAAAGAAATCAATACGAGAAGTAGACATCAAAATACTTTATCTAATATACAAGCTCAATTTGAAAAAGATCAAACTGAATTATTTAATAGTTTTAGAGCAGGTTCTGATGATGTTAATCAATTGAAAAAAGATTTAGCAAAATTAGAACTTAAAACTTTAGGTAAAAACTTAGGAGCTCAGTTATCTTCTGGTGATGTTCAAGGAACTATGAATGCTGCAGGTAATTTTGCAGCTAATACGTTTCAAAATGCATTAACTAAAGTTTTACCACCAGGTATGTCTCAAGTAGCAGGGTTTATTACAGATAGACTTGTAGATGCTTTCGGTCAGGTTATGGAATTAAATAAAGAGTTAGTTAATTTAGAAAGATCTACAGGTGGTGTTGTAAGTGCTGCAAAGTTAGGTTACGATGCTATGGGAAACTCTGCAGAAGGGTTTAAGTCTTTAAAAACTGCAGCAGTTGAAGCTAATATTTCAGTTGAAGAATTTAGTGGAGCTATGAAATCTTTAGTTAATGCTGGGTTTCAAGAAGGAATTCTTGGAGCAATAAAACCAGCAACTGAAGAGTTACAAGCTTTCGGTGTACAAGCAGCAAGGATGCAAAAAATGTATAATGCTGACTTAGGACCAGCGGTAGCTAAGTTTATGAATGATTTTGGTATGAAAATGGGTGATGCTGCAAATTTTGTAGGAAATGCTGCAGATAAAGCTCAATCTTTAGGTTTAAATGTTCAAGGTTTCATGGAAAACTTAACAGCAGTTGCAAACTTAGCAGGAGAAGTTTATTTTAAATCTAGAGAAGAAATGCAAAAGATGGCAACAATTGCATCTCAACTAGGTGTAAGTGTTAACACTCTTGCTAGTGGTTTAGTTAAAATGACTAATATGAATGATTTATTTAGTCAACAACAAAAAGCAGCTTCTTTAGGTTTAAGTTCATTATCTAAAAATTTAGGTCAAGTATATGCTTTACAAAAAACAGGTAGAGGTGGAGAAGCTGCAAAATTACAAGTTACTTCAATAGCTCAAGATTTAGCTAAACAAGGTTTAATCAATAAAGAAGGACAAGTTTCCCAACAAGGTATAGAAACATTATCTGCAGCAGGTTTAGATAAAGAAGCAATTGCAGGTATTCAAAAAATGGCTCGTGAAGCTCAACAGTCTGGTATAGCGTTAAGTAAATTAGGAGACACTTCTAAATTAACTAAAGAAGAACAAGAAAGATTAGCTGCAGTTCAAAAAGCTAATATGACTATAGGTGAAAGAATGAACGTTGCTTGGCAAGGGTTTTTACAAAAAATTATTGATCCAATTGCTAACATTTTGGGTCCAGTTATAGATGGTTTAGCTACAAGTATAGCTTGGGTAATAGAAGCTCTAACACCTATTGCTCCAATTATATTAGGTGCATTAATACCTGTTATCTGGACTGTTGCAACTACATTATTAGCTGGGTTTGTTCCACCATTAATAGCAGCAGCTATTGGTTTATGGGCAATGGTTTCACCTTTATTACCTTTAATTGCTGCTTTTGCAGCAGTAGCAGCAGTTGTTTGGTTAGTTGTTGAATATTGGGAAGAAATTGTTGATTGGATTTCTGATGCTATACAACCTTTAATAGATGGTTTTGTATGGTTATGGGAAGTTTTAGATGAATATGTTATCTCACCTATAACTGAATTTTTATCACCAGCATTTGAATTTTTAGGTGAAGTAATTGACGGTTTAGTAGCTCCTTTCAAATGGTTATGGGAACAGTTAGAAAGTTTCGGTGACTGGTTAGCTAAATGGTTTGGTAGTGACGAGGAAGAAACTTCTAAACAAGCTCAAGGTGTTATGACAGATTGGGGTCAATTATTAGGAGATGTTCTTGAAACAACTACCCCTAGTATTCCTAATGCAGGAAATATAGTAAGTTTTACTCCTAGTTCAACATCTTCAGATAATGCAATTTCTGAAAGATTGATGAATCAAGCATTTACACCTCCAGGTGAAAGTAAAAAGACAACAAACGTTGTTGTGAACAATACAGTAAGTGGTATTGTAAGTTCAGAACAATCAATAAAAGCATTATAAAATGGGTTTAGCAGCAGATTTAGCAGCAGATATGATATATCAACAGTATTTGCAACAAGTTAATAATCTTCGAAATGGATTGTTAGGGAATGGTCCTGTTAACGGAACTAATGCAGGTGATAGTGAAACAAAAGATTATTACAATAAAGTAGCAGTTTTAGGGGCAGCTATGACAGGTTTAGAGGTAGCTCAACAAACATTGATGGATAAGAAAACTGATAATTACTATAAAGGATTAGAAGATTATTCAAAACAATGGGAAGTTGAAATGAAACCACCTGATGAAGTTGAAAATAGTCCAACTCAATTTCCTGTTGAAACACCTCAACCTAAAATTAAAGCACCAGATAATGTTCAAGAGTTTATAGATAAGAACAACGAAACAGCCCCTGATGTGGAAAAATATTTTAAAGCTAATAATAGCAACGTTTTTGATTTAACAAATTTAACTAGCAGTGACACGCCAAGTTCACCTGGACAAGATGTACCTGGTCATTCTGGTGAATATGGACAAACTTTATCTAATTCATTAAAGTTTGTTGTACCAGATGGTAAAGGTGGTTCTCAAACTTACTTTAAATCTTGGGTATTACCCAATGGGCAACCAGATCCTAATAGTCATGGAACACCTAACGAACCGTTAACAGAAAAAATTAATGCTATGTTAGAAGAAAAGAGAAAGAAAACCCCAGGTTCATATAAGTTCTTCATTGAAAAATTACACGGTAAATCTGTTGATGGTAAATTTTATAAGAAAGGACCTATTAAAGAAGGTTTAAAAAGAACTGATTTACCAAATCGTATGGTATTCCCTGCTTATATAAGTAAGTTTAATGATAGTTATGCTACTTCATGGGGTGATTATAAATTTGTAGGTCGTGGTGAAAAAGTTTTTGCATATGAAGAAACAACTAGAACTATGCAATTAGAATTTTATATTATGTCAGATTTTTCTGCTGATGTTTTAGTTAAAGCTATTGATGATTATAATGCTTTATTGAAAGACCCTAATGCTGCAAATTCTAATAGCAGTTTAAATGCAACTACTCCCAATTTGCAGAGTACATATGAAACGCCAAATATGAATTCTTCAAATCCAAGTAACAGACAAGCTACAGATTTAGAGGTTATGAAAGAATTACAAAGAATATGGCCAGATTGGGGAACAGGTACAACTCCTGACCCATCTCTTTCAGGTTCTTCTAGAACAGGTTTTGTTCAAGGTGTTTATTCCGGTACACCAGAAATGTTATGGTCAAGGATGACTTTCTTAGCACAATGTTGTTATGCATGGTATAGAAAAGATGGTAAGATGAAAGAACAACCGTTCGTTAGAGTTAGAATTGGTGATTTCTTTGATGTCGTAGCTAAAATAGATAGTCTAAACTTTACGCAAGACGAATTTGATATGGACTTAAATCCTTCAGTAGTAGGAGTTGTGCCAATGGGAACAATTGTTTCTATGAGTTTGACAATTATTCATGAAGATGAGCCAACGTCAGAATACCCTCGCTTTTATCATAGAGCAGATTTTGACACACCAGATACTTTAGGGTATGTCCCTGAGAGTCTTAGTGAAAACTCTGACACACTTGATAGTACTTTAGATAAAAATAAATCTAATTCACCTGTTGCATTTTTATCTCGTTTATCTGAACAAGGTAGAGAAAAATTAAATTTTCCTAAAGATATTAAAGCAGTTCAAAGTTCATTAGCAAATTTTGGAGGTTCATTGAAAGGTTTACAAGGTTTAAAGTCAAATTCTTTAAACTTATCAAATGTTGAGAAAGTAAAAGAGCTTTTATCTAATGCTAAACGTTTAGCTGATATCTCTGATAAGTTAAATGTAGAAAAGTTAAAAGATGTTAAACCTACTTTTGACCTTGGAGAATCAAAGAAAACAGTTAGTTCTATGAGTAATTCTAATATAAACGATGTAACTTCTACAACTGGAAACTTATCTGCAAAACAAAATGTTGTTACGATGGATCCAAATAAAGTAGATTATACTAAACAAGCAGCAAATAATAAAAAATTATTTCCACAGTTTTCACAACCGAAACCTACACCTCCAAATGTTTAGTGTAATACTTTACGATAATTATTTAATATAGCAGGAAGCTCTGAAAAAGAAATATTTTCAGAGCTTTTGATTATCTTATCATCAGACCATAAACTAATTGTAAAAGTTGAATCTGAATATTTTTTTATTCTAATTTCCATTAAGCTCTTCGTTAATTGAATAAATTTGGTGACTTATTTCTAACATACCAAGAGTTGAAGGGTCAGATTGTAATAATTTAAGAGCTAAAGGAAATTGTTGTTCTGTAAGATTAGGAAATAAATAACCTTGAATTGTGTTTTCTCTGACTGGATTCCAACCGTGAGTAAAAGCACCAGAAGGTGTACACCCTAATAAGATGAATATATCTCTACTTTTCCCACCACTAAAAAAACTTTTAATCATTCTATCAAACCATTCTTTAGTACGATAGTTTGCTTCTGATTGTTTAGCTTGTTCTAAAGGGTATATAACTGTATCAATAAATTTTGAAATACAACCAATCGTTCTTTCATTTAATAATAAAGTTATTTGATAGTCTCCGGGCATCTTATAGTTTCTCCTTTTTGATTTAAAAAATCTAAATTAGGTTCAATTCCTTTATTTGGAAAATAAGGTGGTTCTACTTTGGATTTCGATTTCTGTTTTATTCCTTTTCCCTTTAATTTCTTCATTAATTTTTTGAATTGTATTTATTGTTTCCCATGAATTAGATTCTTCAGACCAAAGTTTAACTTCTTCTAGGAGAAATTTTTCACCTACAATTCCATTTTGCTTTGTATGAAGTTCACATACATGTGAATTAACGTTAACAACATATAAATAGTTTTGACCATGTGCTCTTGCTGCATTAAGTGTAAGACTCTTTTCCCACGTACAACCGAAAGATTTACTTAATGGTATTTCTACTTTATCCCCTTTTTTAAACTTCATAATTATACGAATTTGAAATATCACTCCAATTTATAGGGGTTTTGTTTATCGTTTCCACTATTAATAAAGGGAGAATCATTCCAGTAGAAGTTATAATTTCTATACCTGTAAACATACTATTTAAACTTATAGCTTGGAATTCACCTTGGTCAATACTTAACATATGTTCATAAAATACTTCTTCAACTGAGGAAATACGTTTACCGATTTCTATTTTCAATAAACTTCTTAAAATCTTTTCTCTTTTCTCTTTATCTTTGATAAATGAAATACTATCACCTTTTTTTAAAGCAATTCCTGTTTTCAATTCTAAGTTCATTAAGAATTCAACTTGTTCCCATTCAAATGTATCTTTCACTTTTCTTTTGTTTATTTTTTCTTGATTAATCATAATTTCTATAAATGTTTTTTTAATCAATTCTAAAAACTTTAGCTTTTGGAAACCTTGGAATGTTATATTCTGATACCCCAAAGTAATGCACAGTTACTTGTTTTCCAATATATTTTCCTTGATTCTCCCACATTTCTATTGCTTCTGTATGTGAAAATGTTAACCCAGCATTAAACTCTTTTCCTTCTTTTGTCTTACAAATAATTGCACCAGCCATTCCACCTCTTTTAGATTCTTCAAAACCAACACATTCGAATTCAGCATCTTCAAAGATTTTGTATTTTATCAAATTCCAAGTTCTTTTATGAATATATGGAGCATCAGTTGTACGAATCATCAACCCTTCATATAAATCTGCTAAATATAATTCTAATTGACTTCTTAAAGATTCTTCTGTTGCTATCAATTCAGTAGTAGGAACAACTTTAACAACAGAAGACTCAAACTTTTGAATAATCTCTTGACGATTTTTATAAACTAAAGGTAATTGCACATCGTAGATATGATATTGAATTGTTTGGCATAATTCTAAATGTTTATCTGTTTTCTTTTCTTTTTTAATTAAACCAGATAATTGGTTGAAAGGAAACATATTTGTATACAATTCACCATCTAACCATAACTCTTCAACATTTGAATAATGTTCTTCCCAAGTGTTTCTTAAAGATTCTTCAAGGTGTTTTAATATTGGTAATTTCTCCCCTTTACGAGAATATAAAGTAATTGAGTTTTCAGTGATATGAAATATGCCACGCAAACCATCTAATTTAGGTTGTACATAAACTGTTTTACTTTTAAGCTCTAAGTCAATTAAGTTCTTAGACCCTTTTTGCTTCTTCGTAGGGTCATACTTTTGAGCAAGCATTGGCTGTTTAATACCTGTCCCTAATTCAGTTTGAGGTTTTGCAAGACTAATATCTTCAACATACCCAGCTTTCATTTTACTCTCAATCTTAGAATTGATATCAGATATTGCTTGAGTTTCTGGTGTAGTTCCGTTAGTTTTCCCAATGTTTTTACCTTTCGTAACCTTTGTTATAGTTTCAGCTAATTTACCATGTAACTTACCAGATTCAATATGAATCTCAACATGAGAAGCTAATACTTCAAGCCAAATTCTCCAAATTTTAACTCGACCTTTCGAATCAAGTTGATATAATGTTTTATTTACCATAGGTTTTATTTTATTTAAAATTATTATTTAATCACTAAACTTCCTACTTACTAAATGTTAATACCTAAAACTAAAATGTCATCTACTTGTTCTAATTCACCTTTCCACATACTTATAGTGTTGTGTAATTCAATACCATGTGAGTTAAAAGTACTTCTTAATGAAGTTAAAGTTTCTTTGAAACGTTTTGTAGAATATTTCTTTCCATTTTCACCACCAAATTGATCTACATATCCATCTGTAGTCATGTATAACTTATCTCCAATGTTTTTACGAATTGTATGTTGCTCATATTGCGTTTCATAATTATTGTCTCCTCCAATTGCTTTCTTACTGGCAGGATATTCAACCAAATTATTATTATTTACTATATATAAATTACGTTTAGCTCCACAAAAAATTATTTCATCAATGTTATTATCAATACAAACCAAACCGATTTCCATTCCATCCTGACGACCTAATTGTTCCATGCGTTTTTTCAACTCATTGTTAACATATGATAAAATATCTTTCGGTTGGATAAAACGTTCAACAGCTTGATTTAAAAACTCTGTGCATAACATTGATAACAATGCACCTGGTACTCCGTGACCTGTACAATCTGCTACTGCATAATAAATTCTATTGTTAATTTCTTTATACCAATAAAAGTCACCACTTACAATATCTTTTGGTTGAAAAAATACAAATGCATTTTTTAATGCTTGAGGTAAAATAGTTTGTTGAATACCTGCTGCATAATTAATACTATCAGTAATATCTTTATTTTTTTGTTCAATAATTTGCTTTTGAGCTTTACTTCTTTTATATTGTTTAAAAACAATTACTAAAAACACAACAACTAAAACTAATACAATTATTGCAATGATTATGATTTTTTGTTGATTTTCTTTTTGTTCGTTTAAAGAATTGATTTTAAATTCCTTTTCTTTCATTTGAAATGAAGAAGCTAATTTAGATTGTTGTTCTAATTGTGCGTAGTTAGTTAAACTATCTTTATAAGATATTGTTAAGCTATAATATTTACTTAACTCTTCAACATTACTTGTAGAGATATAATATATAGTTAATAAGTTAGCGCAAGTTAATTTATTGTCTAAAGAAGAAGTTTGAGTAGATAAGATAGAATCAATTTTTTGAATATCGTTTTGAGTTACAGTTTTTAATTTTGTTTTGATTTCAAAAATATTCATTGCTACTGTGTTAGAATATAAACCTGTTTTTTTAGCTTCTAACAATGCTTCTAAAACTTTATTATAATCTTTTTTCAAATCATAATATTGTGCGTAAGAAGTGTAAAGTAAATATATTGTATTGTTATTGTCAGGTTTGAATTTTTTTACTTCATCTAAAAGAATTTTAGCTGAATCAAGTTTCGATTCAATCATATAAAAATTAGCAATTCTAATTTTTATAAATTGTCTTGTTCCAGGATTGTATTTTTCATTCAAAAGAGAAATGAAAAGTTTTTTAGATAAAGAATAATTCTCTAAATTCAAATAACAATTTGCTATTGTTAATGATAACAATAAATCCTGTGTAGTGTTTTGATTTTGTTGTTTTAAACAAACTTGTAAAGCTTGTTCTGTTTCCCCAAGAGCTTCTAAAGAATCTACTTTTTGTTTCCAAGTGTTAGCAATAACATTTGTTGTAACTGCTAATAAGATTGTTAAGATTAAGTTTTTCATATCTTTTAATTTATATACTAAAGATATAGAGAAACTTGTAAACTTCCTACTGAAAACAATAAAAATGTTTACAAATGTAACCTACGCGCAGTGCAGGTTATACTTCATTTTCATTTAATTCACGGAGATAAGTAGATAAAATCTGGTCGAATTTAAGGAAAGGTCGTATGAAACGAATGAATTCTTTAATTTCCTCATCGTTTGGTTCGTTTGTCCAAGGTAAATTTTCATTGTACACTTGTTGTCCTGTACCTGTATTTATTGCAATAATATTATAGAGTTTCATTTATATTTGCTTGTTTTATTCGATAATCTTCCCAAGATTTACAGTTTTCTAAGAGTGGAAATAATTTCCAAAACTTTTTCCAAACAGATTTATTAGCTCTTTGTTTAGGGAAACGAATTGAAGTAATTGACCCACCACCGCTTCCTACTCGTACATCTTTATTATCTCTTCCTTCCTTTTTAGGTTTTGCTTGATATCTGCTACTTAACTTTCTACTTTCATCATTTTTAACACGCCATATTTTATAGAATTCAGATTCTGAATAAGTAAATGAACTTATTTTATAAGCTTCAATTATTTTATGTTTTACAGAATCTGATTGTTGTAAATGATAAAAAGAATTATCAGAACGTTTAAGTGATTCTTTTACATCTGCTAAATACACAGGTCTAATCTGAAAAACTTGTTTTAAAATTTTTCTCTGTTTTGCAGAGAGTGTTTCCCAAAAAGTATTGAAGATAATATCATCAACGATATTTACTTGCACTGTTTTTTTTGTTGTTGTTTTCATAAAAGATATGTAACTTTTATTTTACTCCTCGTAATGCGGTTCTTTTGACTCAATTGAATGAACTACCCAGACTTTTGAATTCCATAAGTCTGATATAGATTTGTAAGAACGTTGTTTACTTAAATCTCTTTGAAGTGAGAACCAGAGGAAATCTTCTTCTATTATTATCTTATAAACTGTTTCAAAAGCAGTTTTATAGTTAAAATGCCAAAGAGTTAAAGCTAGATAAAATATAAACAATACAACGAGTTTAAAAAGAATGATGTAACCCCAAAGTACAATCAAAATTAATTTCCAAAGATATTTCATGTTATTTAGATTTAAGTTTAACGATTATTTTTTAGCTGTCCAAGTTCTTGAAATCCACAAGTCTGGTATAGATTTGTAATATGTTTTATAAAAAATTCTATCTTTAATTGGAAGATAGAAAAATGTTTTACAATCAATAGTTTCTTGAATCATTATATTTGCTTTATTGAAATTAAAACTCCAAAGAACTAAAGCAATATAATGTACAATTTTTAGAACAATTTTAAGCATTAAATATAACACCCAAAGTATAATTAAAACTAGCTTCCAAAGATATTTCATATGTGATATTTTTAACTAATACCTAAAGATATGATATAACCTGTAAACTTTCTACTATTTATAAAAACAATGAGATTTAACGAAACAAAACTTACCGACCATTATAAAGAAAGAGTTAGAGATAGAATTGATAGTTCTACATTAACTCTACCTTTTCAATTACCTCAAGTTCAAAATTTTTCTGAAGGTGAATTACATAATCTTATTAAAGTTGAATTAGATAAGAAAATTAAAGAAAAAGCTTTTCAAGCTGGTTCACAAGATTATACAAAAGATGATTTTGTATGTTTAGTTATAGCTGAAATTAGTATTGTTTATAAAGGTAAAAGTTATTTACCTGTTATATCAAATGATGGTCCTAAAGGTCATGTTTACTACGCCCCTATTTTAAATGATGCTTTGATTACTTTAGTACTTGCAGAGTCAGCTGACCCAAGTGTTTTATTATCTCGTTGTGTACAACATCTACAAAGAAGCAAACAAGTGCAAGTTACACCAGAAGATTTTACTTTGTATAGATTACCTGGATATAAAATAGTTTTTGATTTAGATAGGTTCATTCAAAGTTTAGAAACACCTAAAGAGGAAAAGAAAATAACAGCTGAAGAATTGCCTTATAAGATTAGAACTGATTATAGAAAAGATGCTGATTTTGAACATATGACCTATGGTAAAGGTAAGATTGTAAACACTTCAAATGGTGTAAAAGGTGTAGGTGATGCTCACGGTAAATTAGACTGGGTTGATGTTGACTTTAAAAAACCTTTTGTAAGTCAAGGTAAATTAACTACTGTGAGAAGAATACCAGGGATAATTACTAAAATAGGATTGAACTAAAGGTTTTCTATAATACTTATAAAACATAGGTTTCATATTAATTTTCTCTTTCAACCTTTCTCTCGATAACTCTAATTCAAAAGAATTAAAAGTCCAATTATTATAATATGAAGTTTTCGATAAAGTTTCAATTTTAGTTAAATAGGATTCAACTATTTTTTCATCAACTTTAAATTTACGTTCCTTCGCTTCCGCTAACAGTTGTAAGTAACGATAATGCAACCATTGCAACTTATTGTAGAAAAATATAACATGCCCTGTTCCTAATCTATAAGATGTAGGAAAGTTAATTGTTTTGTTTTTTGATTTTTTTAATATTAAAGAAAAAATACGAGGTAATTCTCGTATTTCTGCTTTTAAATGTTGGTCAGTTAATTCTTTTGGGACAACTAAATTAATTCTTGTCATGCTTTAACAATATGTGCTAAAACTGTCTTAACTCTTTCTTCTATAGAACCTGTTACAGTTATAACTGATAAATTATTATCTTTAATATACTTTTGAATTGCAAGGTCAATGTTAATTCTATCTTGTTCGTCTGTAAAACGAACACCATCATTAACTATTGGAAATTCAATAGGTATATAAAAAATATGGTCAATATTATCTTTATGTTTATCAAAACAATCTTGAATATGTTGTGTCTTCAACCCTTTAAGATAATATTCTGTATAAACAATAGCATCAATAGGTGAACGAGTTGATATTAAGTTCTTATAAGAAATATAATTTTCATATGCCCAACATGTTAATTCATTCAACACTATTTGCTCTTGAACTGACGACATAGAAGATTTTTCTTTTGCTATTTTAACTGGTCTAGAAAACCCATCAGTTGTAAAAGTAAAGGGTAAAGTTTTTCTAATTTCTTCTAATAAAGTAGATTTACCTGTAGAATGTGCACCTAATAATATATTCATTGTATTTTTTATTTGTTTAAAGATAAAAAAAAAGTGGTTAAGAATCCACTTTTTTTATTAATTTATATATTTGCTTGTCGTTTACGAAATCTTCATAACCTGTTTCTTTAAAACCTTGTTTTTCATAAAACAATTTTACTTCACTTTCACACCAACAATCTATAAAACTACAACCTAAAAGTTTAGCAAGTCTCTCAACTTCTTGTGTTAATTGTTTACCATAACCTTTACCATGTAAAGTAGGACAAACTTCTATTTTTGAAATATGAAAAACTTTATTGTTTTGCTCTAACCTCCAAGCTAGATAACCTATAATTTCTCCATCAATTTCAAATTGAAGTGCTGTCTTGTCAGTAAAATAAACCTTTAACCAGTCAAATTTACTGTTTGATGTAAAACTATTTATAGGTTTAGTAATCATTATTGACCTTGTTGTTTAACTGTATAGTGATATACATTTTTTAACACTGTTGGAATCATATCATATGATGTTGCTCTAACTGGGTTAATGTCCCATGAACCTCTACGAGAATATAAAAGCATTACACAACAATCTTCTACTTCTGGATGACTTTTTAAAGCAGTAAATAATTTTTCTGCACAAAATTCATGGAACTCATTTACTTCTCTTAAAGAGATAACTTCTTTAAGTAAACTTAAAAGATCTAACTTAGCATTCTTAAGTTTAATTTTTAAATAAAACGCTCCTGTATCTTTTTGTTTAGTATGACGACAACGACTACGTAAAACATTCGTGTAAACAGAATATGTATTATCTTGTTTATCTTCAATAATTTTTAAATGTTTTTCTTTTGCACTGTAATCTGTAAAAGATTCTTTTTCTAAAAGTTCTAAGTCGATTAAACTGTATAAATCTTCATATCCTCTAGCAGGATTAGCTGCTGTCTCATGTTTGTCCATTCCTTCTTTGAAGAATTTTACATCAACACTAACTTGTAAAAGTTCAGATAAGTCTTTTTTAATTTGATTTGTATAATTATCAACAGCTGTATTAAGTGTAGCTCCCATTTTACACATATCAAATGAATTTGTGTAAAGTTTAATTGATTTAGATTCTACCATAAACTCTGAAGATGCATCATAACTAATTTTTAATGTACCTGCAACAGGTAAACCATTATCAAGTAAAAATGTAGCCTCATGACAATGCCAAGTATCAACCCCTACAAATTCTTTACCAGTGATTCCCCAATCTTTACGAGCTAATTCTCTTGGCATAGCTACTAATAAACTAGAGTCAAACTTGTCTGTATAAACAGCATAACTACCACTTTGACCTAAATGCTTTGATGCAATATCATTAATTGTTGTTTCCATTATAATTTTTTATTTATTGAATAAATTTGTTCTAAATTGTCTTACGTTATATGCAATAGTACTTATCTGTGAGTGTTGCAAAACTATATCTAAATTTTCAGCTAACTTTTCTTTCGGCTTATCAACTGTTAAGTCTAAATTTATATTAGTTTCAAACTTAATACCGTTCCAACCGTAAACAATAGGAGCTGAAGTGTCAACAGATTTAATATACTCTCTTAATCTTTGAGGGTATAAGGTAAATTCTTTTGGTGTAGCACAACCTAATAAATGTAAAGGTTTCTTCATTTCTACTTTTGAAATCAAATCAGAAATTACTGCTACTCTATGTAGTTTATAATCTATATTATCGTAAATTTTATAAGTTGTATAGTCATATTCTTCTTTAGTAAATAAATCAAAAGGTACTGCAATAACTTCTATTTGATCTACTGTGCAATAAAAATTATACAACTCTACAAACTCTTCAATTGATTTCCCTTGCAACACTCCTATAAACTTTGGTGTTGATTTACCTCCGAATTTTGCTATATATGCTAAAGCTCTCGCCTGTGTTAAAGCTTTATTATGTAAAGCATCAGGTAAAATTAAATGAGAAGGTTTATATTGTTCCCCTATTTCAAATAAAATATTAGGGTCATAAGAATCACCTAGTTCAAATGCTGAATTGTCTAAGATAGAATATTCATATTCTTTTATAATATCTTTATAAAAAGTTGCATAAGTTGGGTCAAAATGTTCACCTCCAAAGTGTAAAAGATGACATAATGCGTACGGATAATCATTAATTAAATGATGTTGTGCAAATAATACTTTAGGTATTTCGTGAGAAATTAAAGGAATGTAGTTCATATTATTATATTTTTTAGTTTTTCTTTTTATTAAAGATCCATTTATCAATATACCAAAATATCATAGCTCCAGTTAAACAGTATAAAAACAAACTCCATAATAAGTTTAAGTGTAAATAATCTTGTAAAAACCATAAACAAGGAATACCATAGATATTTCCTAGTTGCCAACGTAAATAGTAAATCAAATATTATTTCATTTTTTTGTAAAATTAATCTATTTATAAGAAAATAACAAAGAAACAATGAAATTTAACGAACAATATCCAGCATCGTTTGATAATTACCCAAGACCTTCGAGAATGAAAAAACCTGATGTTTCTCGAATTGATACAAGTGCAGCTACAAGATTTATTGGTTATATTGGAGATCAATTAAAAAGTATTTTAATTGATAAGTATGGTAAAACTCGTGGTGAAAAGACATTTCAAGGATTACTAGATACAGGTAATAATGCTATTTACACAGTTTGTACAGATATTATCAAAGAAAAGATTAAAATGTTTCAAGATTTAGGTATTCTTGCTCCAGAATATATAAATAAAGATTACTTTGATACAAACTATTTTGCTTTATGGTCTAAATGGATGGATGAATATGTAAAGAAACCATATTCTCATTTGATAAAGAAAGAAGCACAAGTAAATAAATTGAAAGAAGCTCTTGAAAAAATTTCTGGAAAAAAAGTAAAACTTGTTGAAAGTAATACAAAAAAAGATTTTAACCGTGCTAAAAAATTAGTTATTTCAACTATAAAGTACTATTTCCCTGATCTCACCCCTGATGAAAAACAAGAATTATGGGATGCTGTTATTGAAGATTATTCAGAATCTGATATTAGTGAAATAACAACGCAAGATATAATAGAAATTGCAGAAAGTTCTGGTATAGGGTATGCTGGAGATGATGATGAATAGTAGGTAAAATTAGAAACTATAAAAAACTCATAACTAAATGAAATTCAAATTAAAACATTCTTATTATAAGAGTGCAACTCCAGAAAAAATGCGTAAAATAGGTGATGCTATTTTAATCGCAGGTCCAATTTTAGAAGGTGCGGTAATGCAATTACCTATTTCTGATATAACTAAACAATGGATTAACTTTGCTATTACAATCTTAACTGTTGGTGGTAAAATTTTAACTAACTTCTTTGCTGAAGATACTCATAAAGAAGAAAATTGTGATATCCCTCCAGTAGAAGGTCAAAATTAAGAAAGAATAAAAAAGCTAGATTTATATCTAGCTTTTCTTTTTTTTATAACCCCCTTTGAAGATTACAACTATATTTTCTTCTTTGATATGAATGTTAGGTTTAGATTCTCTAGGACCTAAGTAAACTATTATCGTTATCGGCTTTATATTTTTAGCGACCCATTTAATTTTACGAAATTGTAAATCGCTAGGTTCACCAATACCTTTATAAGCTTCTAACCCTAACATAACTTTAAAAGTTCCTAAAGATTTAATTTCTATATATTCTTCATAGTATTCAAAATCAGGAGTATAATACCCGTCAGGTGTTTGTATTCTATCAGCTTTAATTGGTAGTGTTTTCTTATATCTAACACATTCTTTTAAAAACCGTAACTCCTTTTTACCTTGACACTTAAGACCTTCGTAAACATAAAATTTTACTTTAGATTTTTTCTTTCTTCTCTTCGAGATTTTTAACTTCTTCACCTTTGTTATTTTCTACGTATAACTTAACAAACTTAGTTCCACCTTTTGTTTCTTCAAGTGAATGAATATAAAAAGTCCATTCTGGATGTTTTAAAGCTAATGTAAACAAGTAAGCAAAAGAAGAAAATGCATGAGTTTTAAATACTCCACCGTTTTTAGGGAGAACTGGAACAACAACTATATTTTGCTCTTTTACAATTTCAGAAATTACTTCAACATAAACCTGTGAATCATGAAAGAAAATACAATTATTTAAGATTTGTGCTTTCTTTTCTTGAATACATTTATGTTTATTTAATTCAAAAAAAATATTTTGAATTGCTTTCAAAATGTTTAGCTCCTTAATCATTTAGCTCACTATTAATTTGATTAATTAAACTAAATGGTATACCGTTTTCGTTTTCTAAATCATTATCATAAATCCATTCAGGGAATTGGTCTAACTCAAATGTAAGAGTTGGTTCTGTAATCCCTGTATATGTATACGTAATTGGAGATTTATAAGTGTAAGGGGAAGTAAAATCAACTGGTGACCCATAACTAGTGTTACTTGAACCTGTAGTGATAACTATTGAACCCGTTATTGAACCCGTTGAACCTGTACCTGTATATGTGTAATCTGTAGTGTATGTAAAATTTGCCATTAAGTTATTTTGTTTTATAAGCTTTACTCTTCATAAATAGAAGAATTTGTAGTATTTTCGAAACACTCTACTTTTACAACTTTACAACGACCACCGTCTGTTAAAGCTAATCTTTCGTTAAACTTATCGAAAACTAATTTAGCAACAGACTCTGCTCCCATTTTATCCATAACAATTAACTTACAAATTCCCATTTGTGCTAATTGTTGAAAGATATCTAAATAAGGGTCATCTTTTTCAATAAGAGTAGTGTGGTCAAACTGATCATCTAACCATTCTCTCAAACCATTACCATGAGGGGGTTTCTTAAATGAACCGTAATCTACAATCCAATTCATATCATCTAATTGTTTGTCTACATCTGGTTCATTGGATGCAAACCAAACTTTAATTTCAAATGCATAACCATGCAAAAGTTGACAGTGACTATGTTGAGCTTTCCATTGTCTCAATGCTACACTAAAATTTGTAAATGTTTTTGCTGAAAGATATCTTGCCATAATTTTCCTTTTTTTATAAATCTGTTAACTTTTATCACAAACTACAAGTTTAAGGGGAAATTAGACAAAAAAAAGCCTTAGATTAGATCTAAGGCTTATTCTCTTACTAAAGAGGTAGATTATTTTCTACGTTTAGTGATTGCGTTTGCAGCGTTAACGATTGATTCGTTGTAACGTCTTCCAGCAATTACATTACGAACATGTGATACTGAAAATCCAGTTTTATCTGCGATTTTAGAAGCATCTTCAGTTTTGATTTTGCTTTTGTTAACAAAGTTAACTTTAGAAGTTTTCGCTGTTTTCGCGTTTTTGTTTGTTTTTGCAGATTTGTTACCTGCTTTGCTTGTTACTTTTGCCATAACGTTTTTAAGTTTTAAATTATTAATACAACATAAAATTATTCAACTTTTAACATATAACCAATTATTTTGTGCTCTTTTTAGTATTAGAAGGTGACGGTGATGATGATGGATTTTTTTTCTTCTTACGTCTAGGTTTATTTACAGGATGTTTTTTTACAATTATAGGTTTAGTAGGTTCATCTTTACTTACCTTATGAGCACCTTGATTTTGATCTGATAAACTTTGAGAAAGTTCACCGTTTTGAATAGCTTGAGCATATCTATCAACTAAAGCATCTTGAATAGACTCTTTATATAAAGGAGCAACTTTAGATACTGTATTAGGTCCTTTCTTTTCTAACTTTTCAACTAAAGGATTGATTACACCTTCTTTTCCTACTTCATTAAGATAATCTGTAGAAAGATCTGAATGTCTTTGTAAATCATCATTGATTTTACATAAAACATGAGCAAATAACTTGTCTGTAATTTTCTTTTTGAAAAGTAATTGAAAACTAGCTATAAGTCTTTCTCTGAAAGAAAGTTTTTTAGCATTAGCTCTTATTCCCCAATATTTTTCTACATCTGATTCTAAAAACGGGTTTAACCCTAATTGAATCATTTCCATTCTAGTTTCAGAACTAATTTTAGATAAAGTTTCTTGAAACTGTGACTTCCCCTCTTGTGTAATGTTCATCATTATTTTTTAATTTTAAATTCCTAATGTTAAGCATAATAAAAATGCTAAAAATAAGAAAATTGCAACTTTTGTTTTCATATTGTTTTAGTTTAAACTCCTCGTTTAGCGTGACCGAACATTAAACAATGCAATCTCGGTGCAAACACCCAACCTCTTTTAATTGCTTCTTCAGCTACCCAACCTCCTCTTTCCATTAATTCTTGAGGAGTTATACCTTCAGGCATTAAATATATATCAGTTGGACGTACTCCTTTTAAATGTTTAATGAAGTCGTTTTCAATTTCATCTAAATCCTCTACTTTTGATACAACAAATTTTAATTGAAAACTTTTATGTGCTTTTCTCTTATTGTAATTTATTTCAAAATAAGTAGATGTTGAATCTCCATTGAAACATGAATCAATATACTTTTGAATTGCGGGGATATCTCTTCTAATCTCATCATGTTTCTTCTCCCATTTTTCATTATATTTTAATTTAGGGTCGATTTTATGAGCTAACTCAACAGCTTCTTTAGTAGGGTTAGAAGTTTTTAACTTAGGAGACATAGAAATCAAATTAGTGTACTTAGCAATATCATCTGTATAGATTGTTGCATTCGTTTCTATTGTTGTATGAAACCCTTCTTGTTGTAGTCTCTGTAACAACTCAGCTAAAACTTCTTTTTGTAAAGTTGGTTCACCACCTGATATTACTATATGATTAATATTACCTCTGTTTTGATTTACAACTGAAACAATATCTTCAATTTCAGTTAAGTTAGTTTCAGCATAATGACTTGAATAAGCTGTGTCACAAGGTGTAGCTCCACCTTTATTATCTCTGAATACACATCGCAAATTACACCCAGAGGTACGTATAAACAAGACAGGAACACCTATGAGTGCTCCTTCCCCTTGAAAAGTCCCTGCTACTGAATATTCTGTGTCTAGTTTTTCTGATAAACTATTACCGTCTTTATCTTTAGTAATAGGAAAGATTCCATTGTTAACTAAGTTAATTTTACTCATTATAATTCACTGTTTATTGTTTTAAATAAATTTTGTAATTCAATAAAATTGTGAATATAAGATTGTGAGAACAAGTCAACAATAACTTCTTCTATATTTACTCCAGAAAAGTTAGATTTTAAAATTGGTTCTACTTCAACTAATGTTTTGTTGAAAGTTTGAATTACGTTTGCAACATCTAATTCTTTCAAAAATGTTAAACAAGTTTCTTTTGAATCAAGTTGAAAGAATGTAGAACATACTCTATAAATTAGAGGAACGTAAACATGTTCCATTCCTTGTTTAAATAAATGAGTTAATTCAAATGCTGTATTGAATCGATCAACTAGTATTGGTTGATATGCAACATCAACTCCATCTAATAGATGAGCTTCTCTATAATCTCGAATAACCCATTTTTCATTAGCTTCTAATTTTTTTAACTTAGAAATATTATCAACTAAATCGTTGATAGGTACTATAGATTTTCTGACGACTTGAATGTATTCTGTTGATTCATCATCATCTTCTTCAAAATCTTTTCTTGAAACCAGAGACCCTAAGGTAGCTGCTCCAGTGCGTGGTGCTTTTGCCATAATTATAATTTTAAAATTTGTGTCTTATAACTTGAATAACATCCCATGCATCTTGTAAGGAAGTATGAGAAATTGTTGTATCTGTCAACCCTGTTCTTTTTTTACATTCTTCTAGATTAGGTAATCTATCATCAACTTTAGGGTCGAAAAATAAAATTGCAGGGTCAATTACTCTATGAGAGATTTTAACAACATCTGTAAATACTCTACCAAAATCACAATCATGTTGTCTTAAAAAGTTCATATCAAACATTCCAAAGTTTTTACCTGCAACATTGATAGTATCTGTAAGCTTATAACCGTTCATTTGAAGAAATAATAAAAAACGTTCACCTAATTCTTTAGCAGGTATAATACCTAATTCTTCTTTTTCTTGTCTTGTCTTTTTAGAATTATCCCCTATCTTTTTAAACATTTGACTATGCATAAATAAAGGAAAAGCTTCACCTTTATAGATTGGGTATTCTAATATAGCTTCAAATTTAGGGCATTCTTCGAAAGGTAATTTTTTTTCTAAGTCGTCAATAATTGCAGCAAATTCAATAATTTGACCTGTTCTAGGGTCAAGAGATGTTGTTTCTATATCAATAGATACGTATTGTTTCATTTTTTATTTTTTCTCTAAAAATAAGTATTAGTTTTCAAACTAATGTTACAATAAGTGATAAAACAGAAAAACCTTAAGATTTCTCTTAAGGTTTCCTATATTGTGAAGCTTTTCTCCGCTTCGTTGGAGCTCATAACCAAAGTAAATTTAGTTACTTAGTTTTATATTACCAACTTATACTAAATTATTTATTTCTTTTTCTAATTCATCAGCTAAATTAAACATATCTTTTAAAGAAGTAAACCAAGAAGATAATTTTGATTTAATATATTCATAACCTGATTTAATTTTATCACTAACCCCTTCTTCTACTGATATTGATTTATGAGTTGAAAAAGGAATTTCTTTTGACAAAGCTGCAAACTCGTTTTCAACTACTTTTTTTGTAGCTTCATTTAATTTAGACATTAATATTGCTACTTTATCTGTAGGAGTAGGTCCTATTGTTTTAAACCCACCGTCTTTAATTTTAGCAACAATTTTGTCTACCTTTTTTGTTTTAACATCCAAAGCTCCCATAACTCTAAAGATTTTTTCTTTCAAAGCTGATTCTGCTTTAAGTTTTTCTTCAATCATGTTTTTGAAATCTTCTTCATGTTTTTTTATTTGCTTAGATAAAACTTCCCAATCTCTCATAGCTTTATCTAAACTTGTATGTGAAGGTTTTTCATTGTCAAATTCAGCTTCTACTATAGATTCAACTAATCTATTATAAGATTCATATGTAACTTTTAAATTACCTTTGTTAGCATAGATCAATGATATAGAAAAATCACAATAAACTTTTCCTTCTTTTGACTTCATTGTTCTAACACCTTGAATTGAAAAAGAAGGAATATTAAATTTTGGCATCAATATTTCTTCTAATTTTCTTTTTATCTCATAAGCTTTAGATTTTGCAATCTCACGAGTGAATTGCATTTGTTGAGAAGGTTCTTGAATCTCAAATCTTACTCCAAATTCCCAAATATCACCATTTTCATGAATGAATTGCAAATCTGCAGCATCTTCTTTTTTAAATTCTTTATCAAGAACTTTTATTAACTCTTGAACTAAAGGATTATCCTTGTAAGTAATTATGTTAACTGATGTAGATACATTTGCTGTATCACCACCAATAGCTTCTTTAATTATTTTTTCAACTAGTTCTTTACGATTTTTCATTATTGAACAGGAAATTGTTATATTTTTATTATAAATAGTGAGAAAAAGGAAAAGCTCAGAATTAACTGAGCTTTTCTTATAATTTTATTAGTCTATTACTATTTTAACTAGTTCCCTGTAGAACCAAAGCCACCTTCTCCTCTTTCAGTTGAAGATAATTCATTCACTTCTTTAAATAAAACTTGAGGGTAAGGTAAAATAATTAACTGAGCAACTCTGTCCCCCACCTTATAAACTTCACCTTTAACATATGATTGACCTGCAACAGTAGTATGTTCAGTATAAAATTTTACTTTAACGTTTCCTCTATACCCTGAATCGATTACACCTACGCAATTTGATAAAACTTGACCTGTTTTGTAAACAGAGCTTCTTGGAAAGATTAACCCTACAAACCCTGGAGGTATTTCTAAAGCTAAACCAGTATCATATTCAATATAATTACTACCACCTTCTTTAGATACTGCTGTTAAATCCATCCCTGCATCACCTGCTTTTGCATAAGAAGGAATCACAGCATCAGGGTGATTTTTTTTAATATTAATTTGCATTAGTCCTATAAACATTTAATTTTGTTTGTAAATTTATGCTTTTTTTAGATAAAAGACAATAGTTTATCCATCTATTTTAAAATAATCTTTGAAACAGTAATGAAACCAATAATTTTTAAAATCTTAACTCTCTATAAGAGAAGCAAAGTTAAAGAAGATTATATTGTTCTTTTAAAGAATTAAGAGTATTTGCAATGTTCGCAATGTTTCTCTTCAATTGGTTCATTTCTTTTTCTGAACTATAAAGAAAATTGCTATTGCAAAAGTGATAATTAGAGAAAGGAGATTTATTTGGTAAACTTAATTTTTTTAAATTTTCCAATCTTTCTCTTTCTTTCTTTTCTCTTTCTTTTCTTCTTTGTTTAATACCTTGATATTGTTCTATTTCATTTTCTTTCAAATAAGAAGTTAACATAATACTTGTTTTCTTCTTATACATTTTACCTTTAGAAATGAAAGTAGAATAATAAACAGTAGAATCAAATTGCTTGTGTAAAGCTGCAGAAACAGGGATATATTTAGTTTGCACTTGACGAATAATAAACTTATCATCAATTAACTTGTGCATAAATTGATGCCCAAACCCTGAACTTTTACCAAACAATTTACCTAAACCTTTCGAAGAAAGATTTGTTCTATTACTACGTTCTAAGTCAGCTAATCTACAGACATGTTTAAAATTGTACTTCAAGAGATGTTTTTTATACTTCTCTTTTAGCTTCTCACAATGGATTTTCTGTAGTTTGACGACAAAGTCAGTAATATTATAGATTTGTTGATCGTAGTTTGTTCTTACTACGATTTTTTGAAATTCATACAATAAGTTTTGGAAAGAATCATTATTAATAGAAACAAATCTATTAAATGAAATTTCTATTTGACTTTCATCTTGTATGTTATTATGTTTTATATATTCTAATTTATAAAGTTTTTTTAAACTTATTAACCTAAAACCTTTACTATCTCGTTTAACCCAACCTAATTCAATCATCTTATTAAGATGTCTTCGATAAGTTTCTTTCGAACCTGGGTACCATGAAGGTTTACTCATGAAAGAATGAGAGTGTCCACTAATATGTCTACGTTTCAACTTTAACCATAAAACAAAATATTTCAATTCTCCCTTTTCAGCTATAAATGGAACAACTGTTGGTGGATAAAGAATTGTGTTTTTATTAAATGGTTTACTCATTTGGTGGTAAAACTGTTTTTTTTTATTGTGAACAACAAGGAAAATGAACAATTTTATATAAAAAAATAAATAAATGTCTAAACTTAACAAAGTAGTGAAAGTAATTTCTCGTCCTTGGCATTATGATTCTTTGTTTATTAAAGTAAAACAAAGTGAAGATAAAATTTACTATAATGTTGTAAGACGTGAAGGTAATACTTTAGCTGAGATTGAGTTTAATAAAGTAAATGATACAATAAAAGATTTTACAAATATTGTTAATAGTGTAAGTGCTTACAGAAGTAAGAATAATTGTTTACGTGTAAGGGTCTTTGTTGAAGATTACGATAATATTTCCCTTCTTCTTGAAGAAGAAATGAAATTAAAAGTTCAAAAATTAGACGACAAGCTTGTAGAATTCTTTGACCTATCAAAAATGAATGAAATTGTAAAAGAGTTTACTACAGTAATAGATGTATTGCAAAATGATAAATAAAAACGAATGTTTACTAGCTTTAGATGCATCATCTAAAGTAATCGGTTATTCAATTTTTGATTTGAAGACGAAAGAATTACTGAAAATCGACAAGTTTCTTCATGATGAAAAGAAAACATTAATTGAAAGAACTTTAGAATATGAAAAACTTTTAGTAAAACTAATTGCAGAATATAATATTACAGAAATGGTTATAGAGGAAGCTTTCAAAGCTTTCACAGGTGGCGGATCATCAGCAACAACTGTTCAAGTTTTAACTGCTATTAACTTTGGTTATCAATTGATAACTACTAAGAATAATATTAAAGTAAACACTATGACTGTGAATGAAGCTCGTAAAAATTGCTTTCCAGGGATAAAAATACGAACGTTAGCTAAGATGAGAGGTCAAAAAGAGAAAGATTTTTGTTTTGATTTAACTTTACCAACTTTACAAAGTTATTATACAACTAAAACTATAAGCAAAGGTAAAAACAAAGGTAATGTTGTATATGAGGAATGGTGTAAAGACATGGCAGATTCATATATTTGTGGGTACGGTTATCTTAACAGTAAAAAAATAATATGAGTAAAATTGCTATTGCACAATATATAAGAGCTTTAAAACCTTTAGGGGAATATAAACTAAGAGGACATCAATTACAATTTGATTGTCCTCATTGTTTGAAAGCAGGTTCTAGTCCAGGGAAGTTTAACTTAGAAATAAACACTCAAAGTAATATTTTCAACTGTTGGGCTTGTAGGTATTCTGGACATATTTCTAAGTTAATCAAAGAAAAAGGGTATAAGGAATATATTGATTTATTCTCAGATAAAAAAATTCACGATTTTAATAAGGAAGAAAGTTTAGAGTATGAAAGAATTTTCTCATTACCTAAGTATATTACTAATGCATGTAATAATGAGCAAGCTAAACAATACTTATTAAGTCGTGGGTTGATAGAAGAAAAAATTAAGGAAAGAAATATTAAATATTGTTATTCTGGAAAGTTTAAAGACTGTATTATATTTCCATCATATGATGAACATGAAGAGGTAAATTGTTTTGTTTCTCATAATTTGAAAACAAAAAAATACACAGTTAATAAAAAAGATACGTTTTTTTGCTTCTATGAAACATTTATCGATAAACGTTCCCCTGTTTTTTTAACAGAAGGTGTTTACGATGCATTATCTATACCTAATGCAATCCCTTTATTAGGGGTTAGTGTTTCTAAAGAATTATTAACATATCTTTCTAACACTACTGTAGTATTAGCAATGGATAATGATTTGAACCCGCGAGTAAAGAAACAATTATATAAACAATTATATTCTGTTTGTAAGAAAGTAATTCAATTACCTTTTAAAGGAAAAGATATAAATGAATCTTTTCTAAAAAACAAATTACAATTAGTAGAAACAATACAAGCAATATATACAAATAAGCAAATATATGACTATCAAACAACCTAATAAAATTTTACATCTTGCTGACATTCATATCTTTTCAAAAAAAAGACATCAAGAGTTTAAAGAACAAATTAATAAATTATGTTCTTTAATTGTACAGGAAAAAGTAGATTTAGTGTATGTAGGAGGAGATGTTGTTGACAGTAAGGCGCGTTTAACACCTGAACAAGTAGAAGTTGTAACTCATTTCTTTTATCAAATATCTAACTTATGTCCAATAGTTATGATTCCAGGTAATCATGATTTAGATTTGAAACAATCAGGTAGTTTAGATTCATTAACACCTATTGTTGACAATATCAATGCAACACATCCAATTTATTATTTGAAAGATACAGGGATTTATACTGTGTATGATATTGACTGGGTTGTGTGGTCATGCATTGATAAGAAAAACCCGTTTGAAGTTGCATCTAGTTGGAAGAAAGAAAGAACTACGATAGGATGTTATCATGGTGCAGTTAAAGGTTGTACTACTGATTCAGATTGGGTGTTAACCTCTACAGAGATTTCTATTGATGAATTTGCACTTTGTGATATTGTTATGTTAGGTGATATTCATAAAAGACAATATTTTAGAAACAATGAAATTGCTTATAGCGGTTCATGGTTGCAAGTTAATATTTCAGAAGCAGAAGAAAAAGGAGTTTTAATCTGGTCTTTGAAAGGAGATAAGTATGAGTCTGCATTTCATAAATTACAAAATGATTATGGTTTTAGAACCTATGAAATACAAAACTTAGATACTTTCAATGTAGATGAAGTTACTATTCCAACAAATAAATTTATACTTAGACTTTTATATGTAGGGACAGAAGAAGATTTTTCAACGATTAAGTTCTACGAATTAAGAAAAGATTTAAAGTTAAAGTTTCCTAACGATATTATTTTACAAAAACGTTTTAAGAAGAGTAAAACATCTAAAACTAGGACTAAAACATTAACAGACACGTCAATAGATTTTTTTAATAAATTTTATGAAGATCAAGGTTTAAGTAAAGAACAAATAGAAGAGTTAAAACTAATTGATAAGCATTACAATAAACTAGTAGACAGTTCAGATTATCAAATTGGAGAATATTATATTGAAGAAGTTGAAATCGAAAACTTTTTATGTTACGGTTCAAAAAATGTTTTAAACTTTGCTTCATTGCATGGTTTAACAGGTTTATTTTCTCCAAACAGATGGGGTAAATCTTCTATTTTATCTAGTGTATTATTTTGTTGTTTTAATGATACTTTGAAAGGAGTATCATCTATTTCTTCATTGATTAACGATCAAATGCCAGAGAACACTCAAGCATATGTACAAGTTAAGTTAAACATTAACGGTGTTTCTTGGAGAATTAAAAGAACTATTATACCAACATCAACAGGTGGAAAAATTAAACTAGAAGTTTATGAGACAGTTGAAGGTAAAGAAGTAGCAAGACATGAAGAAAGTAGACCTCAAACAGATAATAAAGTTTTGCGTAAACTTTTAGGTACGAAAGAAGTATTTTTAACAACTGTTTTATGTACTGCAACAAACTTAGATGAATTTTCTAAATCTAAAAATTCAGAACGATTAGATTTAATTATGAAATTTTTAGGTATTTCTATCTATGATCAAAAGTTAAAGTTATGTGATGAAGATCTTAAAAAGAATAGTTACTTATATGAAAAACTTCAAGAAGAGTTAGAGAAACTAACCCCTTTAAATGTTTTACAAGATAGAAAGAAAGAATTAGAAATTGAGAGAAAAGAAAATCAACAAAAAAGTATAGCTTTAAAAGTTGAAATTGAAAAACATCAATACTGGAATTCTGAATTAGAAGCTAAAATTAAAGCTCTTAATATTATTGATATTACTAAGTCTTTAGTTGATTTGAAAAGAGAATTAAACGTTATTGATGAGGATTTAAAATCTAAAACTTTACAATTAAAAACTTTAGAAAGCAAAGAGAAACTTTTACTTTCAAATTGGAAATTTGAAACAAGTATAGAAAGTCCTTTTCCTTTTCCTGATTTAAGTAAAGAAAAAGAAAATATAATACAATTACGTATTGATTTAAAATCATTAGAAGATCAATTATCTTCAGAAATTTGCCCTACTTGTAGTCAAGTTCGTAATAGAATTGATAAAGAACAAATTAGAAAAGATATAGAATCGAAAACAAAAGAGTTAGCAACTATTAAAGAATTAGTTCAAAATATAGAAACAGAACATAAAAAAATTAAAGAACAACAAGCTTCTTATAAAGAAACTAAAACAGAAATATCTTTAATTTGTTCTAGATTAGAATTAGCTTTAAATAAAAAAGAGAATTTAGAGCAACAAATTTCAATTGTTAACGATAACAAATTGAAATTAGAGAAGAAAGAGAAACATGAGTCAAAAATTATTTTCAATCAATCTCAAATAAAAACTCTTACAAAAGAACAACAACAAATTGAATCTCAAATTCTTTTTATAGATAAAGAATTGAACATTATTTCAAGTGAATGTTTAAAATACGATGAAAAGATTGAAAGTTTAAGAAAAGAAGAAGGGAATATTAAAGGGTTACAATTATATAAGAAAGGGATGCATAGAACAGGAATACCTTCTTTAATTTTAGAGACATATATCCCTGAGATTAATTCTGAGATTAACAATCAAGTTAATGACTTATTTGATTTAAACATTAAGTTTGAACTTGTTGATAATAAATTAGACATTTCTTTTTATTACGATGAGTTGTTAAACAAAGGTAAGGGTAAAAGAGATATTTCACAAGCTTCAGGTATGGAAGGAACTATTATTAATTTAGCAATAAGAGCTACTTTAACTAAGATATCTTTACTCCCAAAACCTTCATTGCTGATGTTAGATGAGGTATTCAACACTTTAGACAAAGAGAATCTACAACAAATTAAACCTCTGTTAGTTCGATTGAAAGAACAGTATTACAACATTGTAGTTGTTTCACATTTAGATGAAATTAAAGATTTACCAGAGCATATTATATCTTTAGAAAAGATAAACGGTGTAACTATAATTCTATAATTTTTTTGATATTTAAGGAAAAAGACTTTCTAAATGAATATCAAAAAAATTATAAAAGAAGCTCACGTTCCAAATTACGCTTCCCCTTCCTTAGAAGATACAAGTTATGTTTTATTAAATTTATCTTTAGGTGTTATCAAACGTAGCATCTATGAACTTGTATTGTTTAATATTTTCTCTGAAGAAAATGAAAAAATGTTAATTGATAAAGGGGTTAAGATGATAGAAGGTAAGTTAACTGTTGATTCTTATATTAAAGAGTTAGAAAAAACATTAAAAAAAGAATCTAATAAAGATTTTAAATTTGATGATGCATTAGTAAGTCAAATTACAATGCGTTTACAACCAACAATAGACCAAACTACAAAAAAACTTGATTTAACTAAAGAAACATCTAAATCTGTAAAGAAAGATGGTACGTTGAAAAAAGAAAGTTATGCTATTGTAAATAATAAAGAAGAAGATTTAGAAAGATCTTTAACTTCACCTACAGAAGCAGATAAGAAAGCTTTATCAGAAGACAACACAACAGAATCAAGAATCGATCCTCGTTTTTTAGCTTTACCAGAAAAAGATAGGGTTATTGTATTAAAAGCTATTGGTGAATTAAGATTACCTTTCGATGGTGTTGTAACTAGACAAACTGTAGATAAAGTAGTACAAGGGTTTAAGAAGCATTACCAAAAACAATCCCCTCAAATGAAATATATCATTGATACTTTATTAACTACATTAGATCCAAACGATTTTAAGAAATTTACATCAAAAGATAGAGAGTTATTTTTAAATTCAGAAGAAAAAAGTAGTTTAGAGTCAAAGTTAAATGAATCAGCTTTAGAAGATGCTAAAAAAGAAGCTCAAGAAATTTCTTCAAAAGAAGGAGTTGTTCAACATGTAAATGAAGTAAGTCCAGGAAAATATCAAGTATCAGATTGGTATGATTCAGATACGACAGTTGTATCATATGAATTTGGACATTTAAAAGAATCTGAATCTCAAGAGAATTTAGAAGAAGCTATTACATCTAAAGAATTACGAGTATTAAGTGATTTTGCAGAAAATAATGATTTAGACTTAAGTAAGGTTAAAGAAGAATGGAACGCTGTTAGAGAGAATTATAAAAACGTTGTTGACTATGTTAAAGAAGTTGAATCTAATCAAGATTTTGAATTTTTAAAATCTGATGATGAAGATGAAGAACAATTAGAAGAAGCTAACGTTTTAGAACCACAATCTAAAGATTATATGCGTATAACTGATCTTATACGTAAAGGGAAAATACTTGATATGAAAGGTCGTTATAGACCAGGGGTAGGAGCTAGACAATTAGCCCAAACAATGGCTAATAAAATTACAGATGTTTCTAAAGCTTGGAGAAGATATAAAGCAGCTGAAGATGAAAACTATCATGATTTAGCTTTGATATTTTATAAAAGATTTAGAGATTTAGAGAAACATTCAGTTAGTGAATCTGTTTTAGAAGAAGCAATAGAATATACAATTGGTAAAAATCAACCAGTACATTATAATCCAGAAGAAAAAATATTCGTAGCATTTTCTTCTGATTTAAACTTATCACCTAGAGATTGGAATTCTTTAGTTAAAATCCCTAAAGAGAAAGAAATAGTTCTAAGTAATAAAAAAACAGGTAAATCATACACGTTTACTTATAAGAATTGGGAATCTATGGATAGTGATAAAAACGAAGTAGGTAATTGGAATTATGATACAACGTTAGAAGATGGTACAATTATTAAATTAACAATATTCAACGATTAATGAACATACAATTTTTAATTGAAAAGTTAGAAAAGTTAACTGGAAAGAAGGTTATTTTAGAAGCTAATGTTCGATGGGCACCTATTGTTTTAGATTATGTAGCTAAAAACCCCGGACAAACAAGTAAAGAAATCTTAAACGGTTTAGGTATTCCTCTTTCAGATAGTCAAAAGACAAAAGCAGGTTACAATTTTTCAGCAGCACAAGGTTCTGCTTTAGTTAATCTAAGAAAACTTGTAAATAATGGTGTTCTCTCTAGAGAGAAAAAAGGTAGAGAGTTTACTTATTCAATAACTTCTACTGATTCAAGCCCTAGTCCTAGCCCAGAAGTTAAAACAAAGAAACAAAAGAAAGGACTTACTTTTGAACAAGTGTTTGAATTGATTAATCAAAAATGGCCTTATAGAAATAGAGAAGGTAACAAATTTGAAGGGGGAAAAGATAGTTACTATTTAGATTTTAACACTGATGATAGAGGCCCTAGAACAGATCATGGTGGACCACCAGATGGAGATGGTTGGATGTCTAATGAACAAATAAGACAAGTGGCAAAGCCTTATTATGATAAATGGAGACCTCGTTTAGATCAACTTGAAAAAGTTTTAAAGTTTTACGCTGGTATTAGTGTAAAAACTTATGTTGATTATGGCGAAAAAGGACATGTTGCATTACAATTAAAAATTGAAACACCTTTACAAGAGTCTAACTTACAAGAAACAGATTCAAAATACGATAATATGAAACATTATCCTGAATCTCATCTACATCCTTTAGTACAACAAAGTTTAAAGTATCAATATGAAAGATTAAAAGGGTTATTTCCTGGTTTAGATAATTTTGATGTAAAGCAAGATAGTGATCAGGTAATAAGAATGCATTATACTTATAAAGGGAAACCTTATAAAACAAGAGTCGATTTAAACGGAGATACAGGAACGAGAGCTTTCAATGCAATTAAAAGAAACATTGCACCTAAACCAAAAACAGGTAGATTTATAGATACATCTAATTTTAGATTTTAATGATACAACAAATTAAGAAATATGCAACAGTAATACTATTAGGAATAGTATTTATACTTTTGATAACAAATGTCGCTACATGTAATGGTAAGAAAGATTCTGAAGAATTAGCTTCACAATTTGACAAGTCAATTGCAGCTTTAAATGATACTTTAAAGAAAACAGTAAATAAAGAAGGTGATTCAGTATGGCAACAAAAAACAGTATCAATTGCTTTAGATGCTTTCGTTAATTCAGAAACGTTTAAATCTTTAGATAAAGATAAACAAAAATGGTTTGCAGAATTACAAAAAACTAAAGGTTTATTAGCAGCAGCTCAAGCAACAATAGAATATCAAAGAACTTTTATTGATTCATTGACATATAAAGGATTACCAGCAGTTGCATCAGAAACAGATTCTACTGTATGTTTTTATAAAGGAGATTCTTTAGTATTCAACAACCCCCCTAAAGATACAACATTTACTTATACAAGTAAAATTAATTTCAATAAAGATAAAGTTGAACATACATTAGAAGCTTCTTTTAATTTAGATTTACAAGTTACTCATAAGAAAGATAAAAAAGGTAATTATGTTATTGAATATAAACCAAGTGATGACCGTGTAGTAATAAAAAACGGTAAGTCATATATGATTCCACAAATTGAATTGACTAAATTTCAAAAGTTCAATATGAAATACGGAGTTTGGGTTTACCCAAGTATTGCATTTACAGGTGGTTTTTATTTAGGTACAAGATTTAGATAAAAATTTAATAATTTAATAATAATCACATATTTAAGGTTATTGAGCTATTTCTTAATGAAGTCATTAATAATTAAAGATTCTTATTATTTTAAACTAGGTGAAATCGTTGAAGGTAAACAAACTAAAGGTGGTTTACTAATTAACGAACATTTTATTAAAGAAGACTCTTATATAATTTTAACTGAAGCTTTAACACCTCAAGATGAGGAAAGAGTTAAAACTTTAGTAAGAGATATTTTAAAAAGATACTTCTGGAGACAATATACCCGTGCAGCATTTTTAATTCAATAAACAAATTAATATACCTACAAAAAAATGAGTAACGACAATCGTTTAATCAGTTTAATACAATTAGATTCAGACCGTGCTAAATGGGTTGAATTTTTAGACGCAGTAAAGAAAAAAGGTTTCAAAGAGAGAGAAGATTATTTCCCTCATACTTCTGGAAACCCATCTGCTTTGTTTAAAGCTTCAGTTGCAAATGATGCTAAGTTGAAAGATTTACGTAAGAAATTTAACGTAACATCATTCGGTTTAGAATCTGTAGAAGCAAGTTCTGAAATTAAATCTTCTTTATATGAAAGAGGTGATAAAGTAAAAGTATTAGCAGGTGGATCAAAATATATCCCTGGTACAATTGTAGAAGCTGTTTTCGGTGACAGTCATTATAAAGTACAATTAGAAAATGGTACTGTTGTAAGTAGAAATCAACATGAAATTTCTTTCTTATCAGAGTCTGATAAAATTGTAAAACCTAATTTAAGTAAAAAAACTTTATCAGAGTCTTTAGATAGAATAGGTGAAGAAGATGTTGATGCAGAATATTGGGATCAATATAAAGATGGTGAAGGTGTTGTTACAAATAGAGGTCAAATAGAAAGTGCTATTGAAGCAGCTGTTGACGAGTGGAACTCTGGAGCTGAAGAAAGTATAAATGGTTTGAGTGAAAATGAAAAAGCAACAGTATATGCATTATTTGACCAAACTGGTTATATGGATCAAGGAATTATCGGTGCAATCATTGCACAAGGTGATGGTTTATCAGAGTCTTTAGATAAAGTAGGTCAAGAAGATTCAGATATAAACAATGATAATGTTGTAGATAACACTGATGATTATTTAAAAAATAGAAGAACACTTATTTCTAGAGAATTAGGAAATATGAATGAAGAAGATTTAGTAGATGAAGCTTTAAACTTATATGAACTATCAACAGATGATGATATGAGTGAATATGAAAGTGCAGCAGCTAAACATTTTGACATTCCTAAAGATTTATTTTCTTTAACTGTAGGTGAAGATGGTTTATTAAAAGTGTCACCAAAAGATTTTGAGCAATTTGAAGCTGCTTACGGGCAGTTTATGCAAGAAGAAATGGAAACATGGTTGAATGAAACATTTAATGCATTAGAAGAAACTGAAGAAGAAGAAATTTTTACACCTTCTTTAAAAGAAGATCACTTATCAACAAAAGAAGATAAGATTAAATTTATTTTATCTAATAGTTCTGATTATACAAAAGAAGAATTAGGTAAATTAGATGATGAAACGATTGATGATATGTATAAAGCTGTTGAAGTAGGTTTAACAGAAGATAATGATTCTTATGCAGAAACAGGTGAAGCAGAATCAGTTAATAGATTTAAACCAAATTATGATTTCTTTGGTGAAGGTGAATCAGAAATTATGGATCGTTTAAAAGAATTAAACGATGAGCAAATTGAAGAGTTAGCTGAATTAAAAGGAATTGAATATAAAGGTAAAGATGAAACGATTTTAAGTTTAGTAGACTTTACAGATATAACAAAAGAAGATATTGAAGCTTGTAAAGGAAAATCTTTTGATGATGAATTGGAAGAAACTTTAGAAGTTGGCATGACAGAAGATGAAGAAACAGATGAAGTAAGATATAACGCAGATTCAGAAGAATATAAACGTTATGATGCTATGTCTTCTAAAGAATGGAATGATGCACAATATGAAGCTTCTTTAGAAGATAAATCTTTAGTTTACGATTCAATCAGTGATGAATATGTAATTTCAAATGAAGTTATCGGTAGTGATAATAGACCTCAAGATATTGAAGTTGAAGAAAATTTTGAAGTAAATGAAGATGATAAACAAACTATCACAAATATTGCAGAGAGCAAAGGTTGGAAAGTGAAAAGTGTAACAGGTTTATTAAAAGAATCACAACATGAAAGTTTATTAAAAATTATTGTAGAGAAAAAAGGTATTACAGCGACAGTAGTATATGATGATGATGCAGTAATTAAACCATGGTCATGGGAAGGTAAAAACTTTAATTTCTTACAAGAAGCTTTAGATTCAGTATATGTTCCTTTGAAAGCAGTTTTAAAAGAAGCAGTAAGTAAAGAAAGAGAAGAAATTAAACAAAAAGAAAAAGAAGTAACAAAACTTTTGGAAAGAAGAAAAGAAGCTTATAAAACTGATGATTTGTCAAAAACAGAAAAAGAAATAAGAGCTAAACGTTCTCAAGAAATTTTCAATAGATTTATGGATGACGATTTGTTAAAAAGAGGTTTTTAATTATAAACATAATTTAAAAAAGAAACCATGTTGTTAATTCAACATGGTTTTCTCATCTTTAATAAAAATGAAAAAAATTCCAAAGAAAAGTCTTGAACAAGGAAAAGTAGGTGAAAATTTTGTTGAACAACATTGTCAAGAAAAAAACATACTTTATAAAAAAGCAACTCGTTCAGAGGATTTGAAAGAAGGTATTGATTGTTATATAAATGAAATTCCAACAGATGTAAAAAATACAAAAGATATTTTCTTATGTCAAGTTATGAGAGATTCAGGTTTAATAAATACTCGTCACCCTTTTAAATCTAGCAGTAAAAGTACTCACTATTACTTTGTGAATGTTAAACCAGACCTTACCGGAGAATTAATAGAACATATCTCTATTAATGAGAAACTATTAAGAGACTTTATTAAGAGTGAAGAAGATTTAATAAGATTTAAAAATTACTTAGCATCAATTGACACTAAACATATAAGTGAATTTGGTGTAAGTGAAACACAAGCTATTTTTAAAATAAAACAAGTTTTAATTTCATTCTGCAAACCAAACGTTAATATATCGTACAATGACCCAGCAGTAGGAGTTACTGAAGTTAGTTTTAAATTATGTCAAAATAAAGTAAAGGCAACTGTTGCTAAAGAATCAAATACACAATCAATTTTAGAAAGGTTTAAAAACAAATCTTCAACAAGTTCACCAATTGAAATTAAAAAAGAAAATATAATTGTTATAGAGATTTAATGTTAAATTTTTTATTTCGAAAATATCATTACTTTATAGTTTTTAAAGTCCAAGACTTTAATCCGGAGAAAAATTTAAACCCAGCAATCGTTAAGTTTATAAATCGATATTTCTTTTGGAGAGGTAGAAAAGTTAAGTACTTTGAACCATATATATCTAAGAATGATCTGTTTACTTATTTAATTTGGGGAACTACACAATCAAGTAAAACGATTAATAGAAATTGTTTAATTTTTCTTTTAGAGTTATATTCTCATATGACTAACCCTGAACAGTTTAGTGTTTCCCCAGAGTTTAAGACAAAAAAAGTGTACATTGAAGGTCAAGAATTGATAATTTATAGAGTTAAGAAAAAATGAAAACACAATTAGTATTTTTATTAGGGGAATCGAATGTAGGTAAAGATACTGTAGGTTCTATGTTTATTAAACATGGTTATACACGAGTTTCTTTTGCTGATTTAGTTAAAGAAGAGTATGCTAAGTTGAATAATGTTCCTTTAGAACATTTACATGAATCTGGTGAGATGAAAGAAAAACATAGACCAGGGATCATTCAACATGCTGAAGCTAAAAGAGCAATAGATCCGTATTACTGGTTAGATAAAGCTTTTGAACCTTACTTAACTTCAGATAAAAACTTCAAACCTAATTTAAAATTAGTAATCACAGATTGTCGTAGATTTTCAGAAATTGATTGGATTTATCTTAAAAAGAATTTAGCTTTAATAGACCCTAACTTTGACATAAAACTTTTCCATATCAGAAACCCTAGAACAACTGATACAGATCCTTTAACACATTTTGCAATAGGCTACGCTTACGGTTGTAATGTAGACCCGGATATAACTATGATTGACGGGATCATTATGAATGATTCTACTAAAGAAGATTTGGTAGAAAAGGTAGAAAAATGTATAGAAGTTAATTCTTTATAACTTTCACTATTTATTATAAAACTATTTATAATGTCAGCATATTATGTAACATACAGACAACATGGTGTTTTAAAACGCGCAGTGTTAAGCCAATCTTTATATGAAAAATATAGTAAAGATTTATCTATTACTGAATTGCAATTCTTTCCAAATCAACAATTGATGGAAAGTGCATTTAATGAATCTAAAGGAATTCATACTAATTCTAAAAAACTTTTACATGATTAATGGAAAAGAAATTAAGAAAAGAAGTCGAATTTTTAGATTATATTGGTTCACGAAAAGAACCTTATAAATATCCTTCTTCACCTGCAGATTCAACTTATATTGCAGATCAAGGTATGACAGGGACTTTAGCAGAAGCAACAAAGCCTGTTGTAGAAGAAATTTCTAAAGTATTAGAATATGTTACTGAATTTTTCAAATGGGATACAGACCCGACTACAGATACTATTCTTAGTGATACGTTAACTCAATATCGTAAACGTCCAGATTATTTAAAAAACGAAAAACAATTTAATGCTTTATTAAGTGGTTGGTCGTTGAATACAAACACTATAGAAGGGTTAAAACCTGTAGATTTAAAATCTTTCAATAGTCAAGAGTTAAAAGATTTAGCAATTGATATTGATAGTTTTATTAAGTCTGCAGATATTCCTATGATTATTAGTGATACTCTTGAAGAAGATATGACAACAGCTGCAATAGCTGTTCCAGAAGGCGGAATGACAACATCACCAATCAAAAAGAAACAAAATTTAGGTTATACTTCTTTAAATGAAAACGATTACCCTGAAGAAGCTATTAAAAGTTTTTATGATAGACCTGATGCAGAACAAATTTTAGCAGATTTTAAAAAAATAGCTCAAGAGTATAAACTTAACGTAGGTAAAGATGAACTTATTTCTACTCAAATAGCTAAAAGAAACCCTGTTTTTCAAAAGGAAATTATAAGTAAATTTGATGAGTTAGCTAAAAATTATAATCTAACATTGCAAAGTTTAGGTCTACAAGAAGAAAGTAATAAGAAGCTTCATATTTTAGGTGTGGAGTTAGGGAAAGATTCAGGTTTTGCTCAAGGAGCAATAGGTAGAAATCTAATTATCACTTTATCAGATGGATCTAAAGTAGAATCAAATGATGATGATTTGTTAGGTAGATATAAGCAACTTAGAACAGGTGATAGAAAAAATATTGAAAAGTTAAATAATATTTTGTATAGAGTACCTTGGAATACTTTAAATGAAACTTATTATAATAAAGAGTGGAATTTACAAAGTATTGTTTCTTGGGTAAAAGACTATGCAAACGAACATAATTTAGATTTAAAAGAAATTCATAAAGAAGTTAGAAACAGTAAACTTAGTCGATCTAAAACTAACATTACTATTTATGATATTGGAGATAAAGATGGAATAGTTATTCTTGATGACCATGTTGAAGGTGCACCAAGGTTAAATTCTATAAAAGTTATATTAGGTGAAAAAGGATCTTCAGTAGGAAGTTTAAAAAATGCAATCAGATTAGATGATACAACTAAATCAGATTTGTTAAAAACATTTGATAACTTTTTTAATAAATTAAAAAAAGAAGATTACGATTATAATAGAGCAGAAATTGAAATGCAAGACAAACAAGATTTTAATCAATCCGAATCAGATAGAGTATTTTTAGCTCAATTATTATCTAGTTATAAAATTAAATTCCCTCCTAATTTACAAGTTAAATTAGAAAACTTGTTTTATACTAACAACATTACAAATGTAAATGAAGTTAATTTAGACATTTTTAGTGATTCTTTCATTAAAAATATGAGAGGTAAAGTAGAAGAATTGATTCAAAAGTCAGGTTTAAAACTAGATGCATTTGAATCTAAGGAAGTTAAAGCAAAAAAGATCGTTGAATCTTATGGTTTAATTGAAAAGGAAGAAGAAGAAGAGAAAGAAGAAGAGGTTAAAGAAACTGAAGAGGTGTATTCTTTTAAATCTAAAAACAGAGTAATTATAGTAAAAGGGTTTGAAGAAACTCAAGCAAGAGATATTGCTGTTAAAGTTATGGCTCCAAGTGATAAATTACCTGAACTTCCAGAAGGACAATATGAATTATCTTATATTCTACCTGGTGCTGAAGAATTAACAGAAGACTCTAAAACAAACACTGCAAATCGTTATATTGTTAGTTTTGATGCATATATGTATGCAAAAGATGATGATGCAATAAAAAAAGCAGCAGCAGCGTTTGCTAGAAAGTTAGATTTAGAATACGATAATAAAGCATCTGTTTTAGAGATTTACGAAGCTCCATTCGGTTCTACAAGTAGTAGGAAAATTAGTTAAATATTATACAGCTTAAAAAGAAGAACTTACATTCACTATGTAAGTTCTTTTTGTTTTTATTATATTCTTTTCCTATTTTTCATAAAAACTTTGTAAAGAATGTTAATAAGTCCTAAGTATCTTGTAGAAAATGAAATAATTACGTTCCCTGATAATATTATTATAGGTGAACATATACAACAAAACGGTATTGATATTGATTGTTTTGAGTTAACACATTTAAGTTATAAAACTGTTCCAGTTATCTTTAAAGATAGTTCAGTTAAACCAGAACCTATTTTGTTAAAACCAACTAAAATTACAAAACCTGGGGAAAAAGATATTAACGGTTGGTTGTTAAAAAAAGGTGAAGTGTATTCTTTTAATTCTTCTTTTGAAATTAAAATCCCTAAAAACATGGGAGGCCAAGTAGTAGGAAGATCAACATTTAATAGACAAGGTATTTTAGTAAGAAGTAGTTGGTTTGATAGCGGTTTTAAAGGAACTTTAGGAGCAACAGTTTATTGTTTCAACGATGTGTTTATCGAACAAGGAGTAAGAATTGGTCAATTCATTATGCATTCTGGAGAGTCAGCGGGTTTATATACAGGTCAATATCAAAGTAAATAATGATAGTTTTTTTAATTATATTAGTAGTTTTAAGCATTCTTGTTTCAAGTTTTGGTATTTGGGCTTTAGGAAAGTTAAATAAATATATAGCAAGGTTAGAAAGTGTGATAGATAATCAATTAGATAGAATTGATGAATTAGAAGATTTGATACAACAATCTAATATTAAGTCAAAGAAAATAGTTAAACGTGAAATTATAAAAGAAGATGAGTAATATTCAGTACAATCACCATTTAAACGATGGTTATGCTATAGATGGTGTTATGCTTTTCGTTAGAAGAACAGAGAAACACCCTTCTTGTTCAAGAGTTGAAATTACAGCAAATGAACAAGAGTTATTAGATTACTTAAATTCTATAGGTTCTTCTGTAGCAGAGTTTGTTTTAAATTCAAATGTTCGTACTCGAATATTCAATGTAGAATCTAAAGATTTAGTTGATACTCGTGGAGAAGAAGTAATTATTATTGAAGTTAGACAAAACAATAAAGAGCAAGTTGCATTTGAATTCAATAGCAGAACAGGACAGTTTGAAGTTCCTCTAGTTGAAGTTCCTGCAACCGGAGAAGTAGAAAGTGAAAAACAAGTTAAGAACAAAGGGTATAACATTAACATTTTATACAACTTAAATCAGAAAACAAAATCTAAAGTTGAAGAGATTACAAAAAAAATCTTAAGTCTAAAGTTTGAAGAAAAAGCAGAAGAAATTTGTAGACTAAACTTAGTAGTAAATTATGGTGGATCTTTAGATTTACAAGCATTTAACATTAACCCACCACAATTAGATTTAAGTTTAAATTATGGACAAGAATTTAAGGAAAAACATGATTACTTAATTTCTAAAATAGAAGATTCCAAATCAAATAAAGGATTAGTTTTATTACATGGAGAACCAGGTTGCGGTAAAACTTATTATATTCGTTATTTAGTAAAAATGTTATCTAAAAAGAAAAACGTAATTTACATACCACCAGATTTAGCTCATGAGATTGCATCACCGCACTTTTTAGCTTTCTTATTAGAAAACCCAGGTTCTATTTTAGTAATAGAAGATGCAGAAAATATTATTCGTTCAAGAAAAAGTGGACAAAATCAAGCTGTTGCTAATTTATTAAATACTACTGATGGGTTATTAGCAGATTGTTTAAGAGTTCAAGTAGTTTGTACTTTCAATTGTCCTTACGAAGATGTAGATGATGCATTAAAACGTAAAGGTCGTTTAATTGTTGAGCATAAATTTAACAAGTTAAAAAAAGAACAAGCACAATTAGTTGCAAAATCTTTAGGGTTAGATTTACCGATAACAAAAGATATGACTTTAGCAGAGATTTATAATCATAAAGATTTAGATTTTCAACAGGAGCAGAAAACGAAGATTGGTTTTAATATTTAATAAAACAAATCTATTACAATAATGGCTAAGAACAAGAAAAATAATTCTGAAAATTTAGATGAGTTAAAAAGCACAGAAGATATTATTTCTAACGAGGTGATAACAGAAGAGTCTACAGTTGAAGAGAAGGTTGTAGAAACACCAGAAAAAACAAAAAAAGTAAAAGAAAAACAATTAAAACCTTTATCTTCACAAGCTTTAAAATGGAAAACATATCTGCACCAATTAAATTGGACTGCACAAGATTATTTAAACCGTTTTCCAGAGCATAAGTATAAAGAGTTTATAGAAGAATTAGTATCTTATGAAAAATCAATTAAAAATAATTAAAAACCGTAAAGAAATGAATTTAGTCGAAAGAATTGATGTTTTAAACAATTACGGAGTACATCTACCTACAGCAACAATATATATTGCAGGGGAAATTGATGCGAACTTAGCAACAGCTTTACGTTTTAAGTATCATATGATTAAAGATTTTTACAAAGAAGAAAAAGAACCTTTGCATGAAATTAACATTGTTATGAATTCATGTGGCGGTGATGCTTCAGCGATTGCATCTGTTCTAGATTTTTATGAAGAGTTAGAGAAATACGACAAAGTAAAAGTAAATGTTCAAGTAGAAGGAAATTGTATGTCAGCTGCAACTTTTATTTTAGGTGGAGCAACAGGTCATAGAAAAGCAAATAAAAGATGTAGATTAATGGTACATGAAATTCAAATCGAAGGAATGGGTGGTACACATACACAAACTAAAGCTTTTCAAACAGAGTTAAATCGTATGCAAGATGAATGTTATGAGTTATATGCTCAATTTTCATTTAGAAATGATAGAGCAGAAGGAAAAGACCCTTCTAAAGAAGATTTCGAAGCTAGAGTAAAAATGTGGGAAAAGTTAAGTACAAAAGAAACTTACCTAGGTGTAGAAAGAGCATTAGAATTAGGATTGATTGATGAAATAATCTAAGAAAAAATAATAAAAATAATGAAACTTGCAGAGACTGCAGGTTTCCCCGTGTTTAAGAGGTAGGAAGTTAACAAAGGAGTTCTTATCTTTAGATATAATTAGAATACTATATAATGTATGAACGTATGTTTGGTCATCAAAGAGATATTTTAAAAGGTTTATTAGAAAGAGTTAAGCCAGAGCAAAGTGCATTTTTTAGAAGAATGTATTTCCCTGGACAAGAACTTACAATTGTAGAAATGTGTGAAAAGTTAGAACCTAAAAAACTTAGTCATGCAATCACACAGTGTGAAAATACAATAAAAGATAATCTATTGAAAGAAAACCCTGCTTTTTATGATAAAAACAATGTCTTGTTAAAAAATGGTGATGTGATTGATTTACATCAAACAGTAAATGGTCACAGTTTATTTATAGTTTTAGATATTAAAAATTTTGACGTTAGATATAAGTTAGATTTTCGTAAATATGAATATGATGTTCAAAGTCTTCTCGAGAGTGGTCTATTCGGTGCAGAGTGGGAAATAATTGATAATTTTTTTAATTAAAATTTAAACTAAAAACTATATAATATGGAATACCCTAGTCAATTGCAAGATAAAGTAGATTATTATAACAGTTTAAAGAAAGTTATAAAACCTTTGAGAAAACAAATCTTAAAAGAAAAAGTAATGTTTATTATTAAACACAACAAGCATTATTTAACTAGACGCTTTCTTGTGTTATCCTCTTTAACAATTGCAATTATATTTGCAGGGTTATATTACTTACGACCTATTATCATTCATACAAGATATCAAAGTGTCCCTGGTGAAGTAATCTATGTACCAGATTCAACAAAAACTATGGATAAATTTTTATACGAATTAGGTCGTCTTGAGTCAAATAATAATTATAAAATTGTAAATCAATTTGGTTATATGGGAAGATATCAAATAGGTAGACAAGCTTTAAAACAAATTGGCTTAGGTGAAGTTTCCAATGAACAATTCCTAAATAATGCTGAATTACAGGAAGTTGCAATGAAATTACTTTTAAAAGAAAATAAAAGAATTTTAGCTTCTCATATTGGAAAATACCAATCAAGAGTAATCAACGGGATTTACATCACTGAATCTTCTATTTTAGCAGCTTCTCACATGGCACCTCAAGGTGTAATTGACTTTTTAACTTCAGGTGGGGAAAAGGTTTTCAAAGATGGGAATGGAACACCTATAACGAAATATTTAAAACAATTTTCTGGTTACAAAATTAAACTAAATTAATACAATTATTAAGAATGAAAAAACGATTAAGAAAAAAATATCATAAAGGAGAATTTAAACAAGAAGGGTTTACTATATTACTTCAATTAAATTTAACTTTTTCACCTAATGATTTAGATAATACTATTGATACAGTATTTAAAGTAATCCAAGATCATAATTGCTATGGTGCAGGAGGTGGGGATGAACAGTTTATAACAATTACAATTGTTCCTAGTAAAAGAAAAGGGACAATAACAGAAGAGTTAAAGCAATCTATTTTAAATCAAATTTTACTTCAGACTTCTGCAATCAAAAATTTAAAATCTTTCCCTTTAAGAGATTGTTGGTATATCACTGATGAGGAATTTGAAAAAGAACATCAATTAATTCAAGAATTAAAAGAAACACAAGCAATTTAACAATGAAGCATTTTTATTCAAAATTACTAATAATATTTTTAGTAATGTTAACATTTACTATTTTAAATCTTATTAAAGGTAGTAATTGGTGGGGTTATGTTATTTCATTAATCATTCTTCCTTTCATAACATGGTTAGTAATTGAAATTTTCTTTTTTTTAAAAGGTAAAAAATAATTAATGAAAGGAGTTTTATTTACAGTCAAAGTAACTAATAAAATAGAAAACCAACAAATGATGAATTTGTTTAAAGAGTTGTCTACAGTAGTTGGTGCACAGTTTCAAGAAAGGTTAAATAATTTTGTTACAAGTCATTCTTGTTTTACGAGTAGCAAATACTATCACTTAAATCATTGGGAACATGGTTGTGGTGTAGAATGGGACTATGGAACAGCAGATATAAAAACTCTTTCTATATACGAGAGAGGAGATTTCTTTTTTCTTTCAATACAGGAAGATTGGGATCTTATAGTAAAATATGCTTTTTCAAGTGTAGATCCTTTAGAAAAAATTATTGAAGAAATTACTCAAGAGTTAGAATCATGAGACAACAATACAAATTAATTGTTAGAGTTAATGAAGACGAGCAAAGTATATTTCGTTGTATAGATCTACTTAAACTTTTAGAAGAACAAGTCCGCTCTCATCAAAGTTCTTTCAATCCAGAGAAAATACAATTTTTAATTAAGTTTTTTTCCGGAAAACTATCCCTATATCATTGCGATTATGGTAAAGTAGTAATGGTATCTTTCAACTTATCCCCTTCATCTATTGGTTATACTACACTTGTTCACTATTTTAACACTCCACAGAATGAAGATGTACCAAAATATAACATTGTACATGACTTTCGTGAAATCTTAGGAGATTTACATCTCTTAGATTCTGATAGTATAGAACATGTTGTATATCAAATAGCAAAAGAGTTAAAAAAATAACTATTTATATATATCATTTATAATGATGATATACATAAATGTTAACAACCTCTTATTTAAAATCTCTTGACCCAGAAACTCGAAAAAAAGTAGTAATCAAAGAGTTTTTAAAGTGTAAGCAAGATCCAATATATTGTATTGAAACGTATTTCACTGTTTCAGATCAAAAGAAAGGTCAACGTGTCCCTTTTAAATTATACCCACATCAAAGAAGAGCAATTTTAGCTTTCGAAAACTATCCTTTAAACCTTACGATGAAAACTCGACAAATGGGTTTAACAGCAGTTTCTTCTGCTTATGTTGCATGGGTAATGGCAACAAAACAACAACAAGTAATTGCTGCTTTAGCTCATGAGAAACAAACTTCAAGAAAGTTTTTAAGACAAGTAAGAGAGACATTAGATAATGCTAAGTTAAGTGCGCCATGGTTAATTCCAGATTATATGGAAAACAACAACGGTAAGGATTCATTTACTTTGAAAACAGGTTCAATGATTCAAGCAGAAGCTAACAAGCCAAATGCTGCACGTGGTATGTCTTTGAATTACTTAATTATAGATGAGGTAGCAGCGATTACTCACATGGGTGAAATTTGGGCTGCTGCTGGTTTGACATTAACAAAATCAGGGGGAAAATGTATAGGTATCTCAACACCTGTAGGTAAATCTGGTTGGTATTTCGAACAGTATACAAATGCTGAAGAAAATGGTTGGAATATTATTGAAGCTCATTGGAGTGATCATCCAGATTATAAATTAGGTATGTATCAATGGGTTAAAGATGATTTAAAACCAGAAGGTGGTTATATAAAATTCTATAATGAAGACTGGCCTGATGTTTCAGATGCAATTTCCTTAAAGAAATATGCTACAAGGGAAACTTACAATTACATAAGAGATGGTAAATTAAGAAGCCCTTGGTATGATTATGAAAGTAAACGTTTAGGGTTACAAAAAACTCGATGTGAGTTAGATTGTTCTTTTGCCGGTTCTGGTAGTGAAGTTTTAGACCCGGAAGTAATCAGAAGCTTAGAAATGTTAGCTAAAGATTATCCCCCTTTTACTGCAGAAGAGTTAGGTGTTAGAGGAAAAGGTTTATGGAAAAGTTATAAACAGTTTAAAGATTATAATCCAGACCATGGTTATATATTAAGTGCCGATGCTGCAACAGGAGATGGTTCAGATTATTCAGCATTTGTTGTTTTAGATATGACAACAAGAGAAATAGTTGCTACATATAAAGAACAACTAGACCCTTTACAATATGCAAAAATTATAAAAGATGTTGCAGTTACTTTCGGTAGTTGTTTAGTTATAGTAGAGTATCAAGGCCCTGGGTTAACAGTTTTATTAGAATTGAAAGGAACATTACGTTATCATAACATTTACCATCACACTTTAAAGAAAAACGAAGTAACTAAAAACCAAAAAAGAAAAATTGGTTTCTGGCAAGGAGAAAGTACAAGAACTTTAGGTGGAGATAGATTAGAAGAAGTTTTAAACACAGGAGAGTTAAAAGTTTATTCAACTGATTTCATTGCTGAATTGCATACATGGATATGGGATAAAGATGGGAAAAGAAGACATGCACCAGATAAGCATGACGATTTAATCATGGCAACGACTAATGCTATGTTCTACGTTTTCTATGTAATCACTAAACGTGCTAATGCAAATGAAATGATGAAAAAACAATTTAGTAGAGTTTCAGTAGGTTCATATAATACAAACGGTATGATTGATTATAATGAATTATTGAATGACGATATTAATGAGAATAAAAGATTTAAAGAGAACGGTCAGTATGATAACTCATCAGCAAAAGATTTAAAAAACTTTCATACGTTTAGAACATTAAACAGAAGAGATTAGTAACAAAAAGTTACCAATTTTATATGATATTTAAAAAAATAAATGGCAGATAATAATAAAATACAGTCCGATATTAAAGGTTTTTTTGATAGACTTAAAGGTGAGGATAAAATTAGAAAATCAAATAGTTTAATTGTCTTAGATACACCTCAATCAGATAGAGAGAGACAAACTAAGCAAAAGATTTCGTCTATAGTTCAGTTTGTTAAAAACAAAACATGGAGCAGACGACATGTAGAATTCTTTGAAGAGTATCGTAAAATGTCATCAACTTTCCCTATCATAAAAGCAGGGTTAGACATTTATGCAGAAGAAACAACAGCTCGTGATTCTAATGGTAATATTTTCACTATAAAATGTGATAATAAGAAAGTTAAAGATTTGTTAGAGGAATTGTTTTTCAAAACTTTAGCTTTAAATTCTAAAGGGTCAAAGATTGTAAGACAAATGTGTCAATTCGGAAACTCTTATGGTTGGTTGACAACAAGACCAAAAGATGGTGTTACAGATATAGTTTTCTTACCACCTGAAGCAATTATAAGAGAAAATATGTATGACCCTTCTAATTTAGAGAATTACAGATTTGTATGGTATGGTTCTGGAGGTGGAGCAATGTTTGAACCATATGAAATAGTTCATTGGAAAAACTCTGAAGATATTGAATCTGAACCTTATGGTACAAGTATTTTAAGACCAATTGTAGATACATGGAGACGAGTAATTTTAATTAGAGAAGCATTAGTTATCTATCGTATAACAAGAGCTCCTTCTAAATTATTATTTAAAATTGGTACAGATGGTATGACTGGAGATGAGGCTTTTCGATTTGCACAAGAAATGAAAAAAGAAGTGCAAAAGAAACCTTTAGTGAACCCACAAACAGGTGAAATTGATTTTAAATACAATCCTATGTCAGTTGAAGAGTCAATCTTTATGCCTACATATGAAGGGTCACCTACTGATGTGAGTGTTTTGGAAGGTGCTTCAAACTTAGATGCTGTAGAGGATTATAAAATTATTAAAGATGACTTATTTGCAGGGTTAAAAATCCCAAAATCATGGTTATCTTTTGAAGAAGATTTGTCAAACAAAAGTGCACTTGGGGAAGAAGATATTCGTTTTGCTAAAACAATCCAAAAAATTCAAGCAGATTTTGTTGAAGGTTTATTACATATAGGTTTAGTTCACTTATTTATGAAAGGTTGTTCACAAGAAGAAATGCAATCATTTACTATTGAGATGAATAACCCTTCTATTGCTTCTGAAAAGAAAAAATTAGAACTGATTGAACAACGTTTAAACATTGCTAAAAGTGCTTGGGATTTCAACAATCCAGGGTTAAATTTAATGTCATATGTAGATGTTTTAAAATCAATTTTAAAATTTACTGATAAAGAAGTAGAACAAATAATCAAAGCTCAATTTAATGAAAAGAAAATTGCATGGAGATTAGAGCAATTGAGAACAAATGGTATGTATGAGGAACCGGAAATTGAGAAAAAATTAGCTGAACTGAAAGGTTTAACAGGTTCAGCAGATGGTAAAATTTCTAGTGGTTTAGATTCTTTACAATTTGAAGGAGGAACTTTAACAGAAGTTTTGAAGAAGAAAATAGATGAAGAGATTAGAGAGATTTTAGCACCAGTAAGTGCTACACCAACTGCTAAGCAAGTTAGAACTCTAACAGAAGGTTCATTAACAAAAAATTTAAGAAAAGCTAAAAAAGACTTTGGATTATAATGAAAAGAGCTGCAATTGCAATAATATTAAACAGTAATAATGAAGTGTTGTTAGGTTTATCAACAAATCCTGACTTTAGAAAAAACAAACTTTGTTTTGTAGGTGGTGGAATTGAAGAAGGTGAATCTATTATAGATGCAGCAGTAAGAGAGACTCAAGAAGAAGTTGGGTTAAATGTTACTGCTAGAGAAGGTGAAGTATATAAGATAGAAGGAAATGAAAAGATTATGTTTGTAATATGTGATTATGTTTCTGGTGAAATAACACCAAATCATGAATTTTCTCATGTAGGATGGTATGGTGTAAATAATTTACCTCCAAATATTTTAAACCAAAACAAACAGATTATAGAAAAACTTTTTTATTAAAAAAACAAAGAGCTTTGATAAAAACATTAAAGCTCCCCTATTTAAAAACAAAAACTTAATGCCTTTACCTTTTACACGAGAAAACAACGTTAGAACTAAAATTTCTAATGATTCAACAGCTTTAAAGCTATTTGAGTCTATGTTAAAAGAAAACAAAGACATAGAAGATATAGAAAAGTATTTTAATATTGAACCAAGTAATTTAATGAAAGAGGAAAAAGCACTTAAAATCGCTTATGATATGATTAACGAATCATATAAAAAATTAAGTTTAACAGAACAACGTTTAGTTAGTTTGTTTGAATCTAATCGTAAAAATAGAGTTTATACTCAATTGAAATTAGTAGAAACTTTAGCAACAGGTTTGAAAACAAAAAAAGATAAAGAATATATCCAAGAGTGTATTTCTGCTTTGAAAAACAGTATTACTAAAAAGCCTTTCATGGAAGCTGCAGAAAAAGTATTAGAGTTGAAAAAAACAGTTGGTACTTTATTAGAAGCAGAAGATGATGAAGATGCAAAAGAAGCTTCAGTAAAATTTGTTGATATTAATATTGGAAACTTTAAACATGTAAAAAATGTAATGTTAGCTGTTTTGAAAGATGAATTAGATTCACCAGAAACAATTTATATTACATTTAAAACAACTTTTTACCCATTAGGAAAAGATTTCAGTTCTGTAACTGCATCTTTGAAAACATTAGATGATAAGTTTAGTAGAATTGGTAGAAAAGTATTAAGTGTAGTAAAAAATGACTCTCAATTAAGTGAAGTTTTCACTGGTGAAGGTATTTGGGATGCTAGCGTTAGGGTTAACGCTATCAAACCTGGAACTGCTACAACAGGTTCAGCAGAAATAGCAATGCACATTGTACCAGGTTCTTTTTCTTCAGTAAAAGAAGTTGTAAATGCAGTGAAAGTATTTGTTGTAAAATTAGATTCAATGATTCCTGTTTGGTTTGATGAAACAGATAAAGTGGCTCAAAAAACATTTATGAAATCTAAAGATACAAACGATATTCAAAGAATGCAAGCACTTAAGAAGAATGTGAGAAAGAGAGAAGCAGATGATGAAAAAGTAAGTGATTATGAAGATAACTTCGGAGGTATATTTTAAGAAATAATACTATTTAAAATAAAGATATTTAAAATAAAGATAAATGTATAAAAGTATAGGTGACATTAAAGAGTTTTTAAAAAAAAACTCTGAGACTGTTTATATTAAAAAACAAGCAAATAGTAAGTCTAAAATAACTTGGGAAGTTACCCCTGTAATTGAGGTCCCTTCAACTCACCCTGGTGTACTTAAAGTGAGTCAATTTTTAGAAAAAAAACAGTTTAAAAAAGAAGTTTATAATGTTAAACTGAATTTCGCTGATTTGAAAGTCAATGAAGAAACATGTAAAAGTATTGCAGAAGATTTTGTAGTTAACAGTTATTTAATACTAGGATTTAACCCTAAAACTAAATTATATGTAATAGTAGCACCTCTAATGGGTTTATGGAAATTTGATGCAGGGTATTTAATAGGTGTCGGTGAAGAATTATTTCCCCCAGTGAAAAAGTATCGATCAGCAACAGAAGCAATGAAAGCTATAAATTGGTTTTCTGACCCTATAAATTTTAACGAAAATAAAAAAACAATGGCAAAGATATCACGCGAAAAACAATTAACAATAGCTCTTTTAAAAGAGAAGATCGAAAAAGCAACTGGTAAAAAGGTTGTATTCGAAGAATCAAAAGAAGATAAGTTAAAACGTTTAATTGAACAATTAGAAAAAGTAACTGGTAAAAAAGTTGTTTTTGAATCAGAAGAAACAGAAAAAACACCAGAAGAATTAGAAGAAGGTTTATTTGGTAAAAAGTCTGATGCTGAGTTTCAAAAAGAATACCAAACTACAATTAATCTTTGGACTAAAAAAGGTTATAAACAACCTGATATAAATGCTATCATGGCTGCAGCTAAAGTTGATAAGTTTGAAGGTAAATTAGGTGTTGATAAAGAAAAGAATATCATCTACCGTGCTGCTAAAGATATTAAATGGCAAAATCAATTTGCTGGTGGTGGTACAGGAACAGCAACAGGTGGAACATCTGGAGCTTAATAGAAGAAAATAAGAAATAAAAAACCTCGTAAACATTTACGAGGTTTTCTTTTTTTAATAAATTTATTTTTATTTTCTTAATTCAGAATTAACTTCATTCACTATATCATACAACAAAGGGTTCTTAGAATATTCAATCAACTTTGCGTAAACTTCAACATTCTTTTCAGCTTCATTCTTAGGAACACCTGAATTAGTTAAATCAATAGAACTAATATCAAAACTTTCTTGAATTAGACATTTTAAATTTTCTTCACGAAAAGTGTAAAAATATCTTAATTTTAAAACAGAAGAAAGTTCAGAGAATAAATCAGCTTTATATGCTGGGAAAGCAGTTAAGAAAGCTTTCAAGTTTTGTTCAAAGAAAATCTCACGTACAAGCGGAAAGAGTCTCAAAGTTATTTCACGAAGTTGTATTTCTTTAACAACGTCAAGTTTAAGCATTAAATCTACACGTTCATTTATAGATAATTTTATGTTTCTTAAAGAAAATGCAAAGAAATCTCTAGGTCGAGTAACAGGTACTCCATTGTTTAAGAGATAATCGATTATTTCATAAGTACAATGAGAAAGAGCATACCCTAAAGTATTATGAAAACTCCCTAAACTTCTAGGTGGTTTATTCAAAAGCTTAGTTTTATTAAGTTTTTGTAATGCATCAAAATCGTTTTTTACAAGTAGCTCGTAAACACTAGTTGCGTTACCTGCTATTCTAAGTTCTAATTCTGAGAATGGAACTTTAGCTAAATTCCAAAGGTCATCTTTTGTCTTGAAGACACGCATTGTAGAATATGTTGCCCCTTTATTTAAAGTAACATAAGCAAAAGCAGCTGTTTCGATTGCAGAGTAATCTTTTTTTGAAATTGAATTATTAGGAATACTTTCTGATTCAATCATTTTAATTACACCTTCACATTTTGTTCCTTTAATTCGAATTAAAGAACCTACTACAAATTTAGTCATAGTTTAACTTTTAAATGAAATATGAACTGACAACAACACTTATTGCAACAATTACAACTACAATTACTAAAAAGAGTTGTTTGTCTTCTTTTTGAAAATGATTTTTGTTTTCTGAATCCATGTTTATAATGAATTTAATTGTTCTTTTAACTCTTCTAATCTCGTCAATAAGATTTTTTGAGATGTTTTTGATTTCATTATTACTTGTTTAATGTTAATTTTAATTGATTTTCTGCATCTTTCCATCTCTTTCCATTACACTCTGGCCCTATACCACTAAGCACACTTACTGGGTTTGTAAGCTTTCTACCACAACGACCACAAGACCCTTCATGCCAGATTTCAACTTTACTTGGTAAGGTGTTATTTTCAACAAGATTAATAAACTTTGCAAAAACTTCTACTTTTTTATCAGTAGCAGATAAAGTAGATTTTTTTGAATGTTGATAATTAAATTTACCAAACAATGTTCCTAAGAATGAATATGATTTTTCATTATCTTTCCCAGTCATTAAATTGACAAAATAAATTGGTCTTTTAGGGTCTTGTTTTTTTGGTGCAGAAACTCTAAAAGTTAAATGATTACCTGAACTTGGGTTACGTAAAGTAAAAGTAGCATTCCCTGCAAAAATAAAATCAATAACAGATTGAACTGTTTCCAATTTATGTTTATGAGTAATTTCCATGGCTCTTAATTTATAATCTAAAGATATGATATAACTAGTAAACTTCCTACTAAATTAAAGCTTTTTTAGCTTCCATAACTCCTTTATATTCTCCTTTTTGTGCATTGTAAAGAATTTCATGAATCACATATGCAGCTTCATAATTATCAGAACTCACCTTTAATTCAACATTATTATATCTAATAATCCCTTCAGGTCCACCTTTTGGATTACCATAACTATAACCGTTAGGATTTTTCATTATTTGTAAAATAAGTTCTATTTCAAATTTATTATCACGAATAATATTATTTGTATTTGCCATAGATATATGTTTTTTAATTTATAATCTAAAGATATAGTTAAACTAGTAAACTTTCAACTAAAATTGAAGAAATCTATAGAATCAAACATATTTAAGGTTATATAAAATAAACAAATGAAATCAATAAGAAAAGAACGTTTTTTATTAGATGAGTCTAAGTGGGACAGAAAAAGAAAGATGAACTCTAAAGCATCTACTTTTTTATTAGAATCAGAAGGTGGAGAATCTTATATAGAAAGATGTAAACGTAATCCTGATTTGCCTTTATTCTTAACAGGTATTATTCAAACAGGGGATAAGCCAAATAGAAATAATAGAATTTATCCATGGGAATATCTTAAAAGAGAATGTTTAAGATATATGGAAGAAAAAGTTAATACAGGTTTATCATATTGTGAATTAAATCACCCAGAGAACTCTACAACCCCAGATCTTAATAATGCATGTGCAACAATTGATGATATCTGGTTTAAAGGTAAAGATGTTTACGGTAGAGTAAAAGTATTAAATGCTTTTATGCCAGAAACAGCACCAGGTAAAATGGTTAGAGGTTTTATTTTAAATGGTAAAAATATAGGTATCTCATCAAGAGCATTAGGGTCATTACAAGAAGATTCTTATTCAGAGCATGATATAGTAGATGAAGACTTAGAATTAATTTGTTGGGATTTAGTAGATAGTGCATCTAACTTTGGTTCAGAAAAATTAGATTTAACAGAAAGTTCATCTAAAAAATCTTCTTTACTGTTGACAGAAAGTCAATGTTATGAAGGTGTTTGTGGTTTAAATAATAAACAAATTAAAACTTTAAATCAATTAACTGAATCGGAACAAACATATTTGAATATACTTGGAGTTGAAAAGTACTTACAAATATCTGCTAAGTTAAAGTAAATCAAAGAATAAAAAATGCTGTAATTTTTTTACAGCATTTTTCCTGTCTATAGTTTAAAACAAACAAATTAGATAAATTTGTTGAAAAACATATATTTACATAAAAAACTATATAATAAAAACAAATAATGGCAAATAAAAACAAAAAAAACGTTACTGACGTATTTGATGGTTTAAAATACGTTGATAAAGTTCTTAATGAAGCTGCCGGTGTTAAAACAGATAAAGATTCTTTAAATGAATCTTTTGAAGATCGTTTAAGAAACCGTCTTACAGAAAACACAGAGGAAGCTGAAACTGAGGATTTAAACGAATATGAAAATGCTTACAATTATAATTACAATTATGATGAAGCAGGTTCAAATGAGTTTTTAGGAGAAGAATTTCCTGAAGACGAGGATGAAGACGAAGATGAATTAGATATTGATTCATTAGGGTTAGATCTTGACAACGAAGTAGGTGCAATTGCTGCTGCTGATATGGAAGATGAATTTTCATCAGAAGATGAAGATGAAACTAATCCATGGAAAGAAGGTGAAGAAGAAAATTTCAACTTTGAAGAAGATACAGATTTAATGGAAGCATTATTATCTGAAGGTCCAGAAGATGAAATTGAATCACCAGAAGTAGAAGTTCCTGAAATTTCTGACGAATTACCTGCAGAAGGTGATGTTCCAGCTCCAGTTGATGTTGAAGCAGGTGTTGATACAGCAGAAGGTGATTTAGATTTAGGTGCTGCTCCAGAAATGGGTGGTGATATGTCTATGCCATCTATGAGTGATGTTTCAGCATCAGAACCATCAGGTGTAGAAGATATAACAGCTTCAGCAGAAATTACTCCTATTGCACAACCAGAAGATATTGATCAGTTAATTGCTGATTTAGTATCTCCAGAAGGTGAAGTAGAAGAAACATCTCCAGTAGTAATCGGAGAATCTGAATTAAAAGATTTAGGTTTTGAAAACTTAGGTGATGAAGACGTTGATTCAAAAGTAAAAATGGAATCTAAAAACAACAAAACAAAAGCAATCGTGGAAGGTGAAATTAAATTAACTAAACTAGGAGATAAAGAAATCACTGGAAACGTTAGAGGTGCAGAAGCATCTAAAGCAGTAAAACATTCTGGAACAGGTAAAAAAGTAGACCCATCTGGAAATACTTTTGAAGATTTAGGAGATGAAGATATTAATTCAACTAAAGTAAAAGAAACAGGTTCAGCTAAAGTAACTGCTCAACCAAAATTTGCTGAATTGAAAAAAGAATCTGAACAAAAATCTAAAGCTTTATATAATTTAGCTGAACAAGTTGTAGATTTACAAGATGAAGTATCTAAGTTAAAGTTTGAAAATTTCAAATTAAAACAAGCTAATTCAGTTCTTACATTAGTAGAAGAGTTAAAACAATCTACTAGAGAGAAATTAGTTGAGAAATTTGATAATTGCAAAACAGTTGCAGAAGTTAAAAAACTTTACACTGAAGTTGCTTCAATGGTAAAAGAACACAAACGTGGTTCAATTAACGAAGCAGTACTTAAAAATTCAAAATCAATTAAGCATTTTGCTGAATCAGTAAATTCTCCAGAAGAAGATAATGATCAAGCAAGAAAAAATTACTTAATGGGTCTTGAAGGTTATGATGATCAATACTTAAAATAAGAATAATTAAAAAAACATAGGTACGGAATAATTAAAAAAGTCCGTACCTATATATTTAAAAACAATAAAACAAAAAAAACAATAAAAAAACAACAATGAAAAATTTGAGAGAAAATACAAAATCTCATGAACTTGGAAGATTGTTAGAGCGTTCAGAAATGGCGAAGCGTCAAACAGTGGTTGAAGCTTGGAAAGGTTCTGGATACTTATACGGTTTAAAAGGTCGTGATTTAGGTAATATGGCTATGTTAGCTGAAAACCAAAAAAGACAAATATTAAGAGAAAATAACACAACAGCTGATATGGCAGTGTTTGATACAATCGCTATTCCGATGATCAGACGTCAAAACGCTTTGATGGTTTCTCCTAATTTAATTTCTGTACAACCATTATCATATCCAAACGGTATTGCGTTTTACTTAGATTATAAAGTATCAAACACAAAAAAACCTATTAAATCTACTTATTTAGAGAACGATTTATCAGGTGGTCAAGCTGATGATATGACAGGTAATACATTTGAATCAACATCTGGTTACGATCGTCATTATAATAACTCAGGTTATGACAACACAAAAGGTAAAGAAATTGCTCGTGGTTGGAATCCAAACACAACTAACTTTAACAATACATCAATTGGAGGTTTAGATGATACAGCTTTTGCTGCAGCATTCTCTAAAGCAGGTGTTGATATGGGTACAGGTGCAGGAGTTATCAACATTAATGTTATCGATTTCGATTTAACAGCAATGGGTGGTATTACAATGGACCAAGCAGCTTCTATCACTGTATATGAATCTACTGGTGCATTAGTACAAGGTACAGATTTCTTCGTACAAAGAGTTGTTAATAACTATACTGATTATTCTTTATCAACAGGTCGTACTGGTGGTGGATTAACAACATCAGAAGCAGGTCCAGCGTCTACAAACAATGGTATCTCTGGTCCAGGGTCAGCAAATAAAATTTTACGTTTACGTATTATCCCAACAAGTGATAATCAAGGTACAGTAGCTTTACGTTTAGGTTTCAAACAATACTTAAATTTAGAGTTGTATCCAGCGTTCTCTTCTGAGTTGAAATTGGAAATTAAATCAGTTCCTATCCAAACTCAAATTCATAAAATGAAAACAGCTTGGACAGTTGAATTAGCTCAAGATTTAATGGCATACCATGCTATTGATGCTGAAGCAGAATTAACTCAATTGTTAGCTGAAGAAGTAGCTGCTGAAAAAGACAGATTAGTTATTCGTGAGTTAGTTAACTTAGCAGGACATTTTGAAGTATGGAATGCTGATTTTGCTAATGCAGTAGATCCAAATCCAGCTAACACTGTATTCCGTGGAACTGAGGCATCTTACAACCAAACATTGATGTTGGCAATTAATCGTGCAAACGGTAAAATCCAAAAATCAACAAAACGTGGTGGTGCTAATTGGATTTTAATTTCTTCTGAAGGTGCAGCTAAAATGGTTAATATGGATACATTTAAACCAACTGACTTAAATGAAGAAGGAACAAAATTTGCAGCAGGTGTTGAAAGAATTGGTTCATTAAACCAAAAATACACAGTGTATGTAGATCCACATTTACCAGCAGAAGTTTGTTTAGTAGGTCGTAAAGGTACTTCATTCTTCGATTCAGGTTATGTATATTGTCCTTATATTGAGTATATGTTATCTCCAGTTGTTTTAGAACAACAAGATTTCAATCCTCGTAGACAAATTGCTTCTCGTTTCGGAACATCTATGTTGAACAATAAATTCTTCGCAGTTGTTTGGATGAAAGGTATGGAAGTATTCGATGTATTACAACCATCAACAACAGTGTAATCTAGTTTAATTACATAAATAATAAAAAGAGCTAAGAATTAACTTAGCTCTTTTTTATTTCTTATATCTTCTTTAAGTTCTTCGTCTATCTCATATAATATATGAGCAATAGTACGTATCTCAAAACATAGTATAGGAAAATTCCAAGGAGCGATATGTTCATCATATTTAACTATAAACACATTTGGGAGTATTTCTTCTACAATTTCTACTTCTTTCCTACAATAGAAAAACATAGAAGTTGTAAACGTTTCATGACCTAGATCAAAACCGTCTGAACTTAGTTGATATTGTTCTTTTAATGTTGATAATTCTTTGACAAAAACTTTATCACCTAGTTTCATTTAATTCAACGTTTATTTGAGCAACAATAAAAGGTAAGGTAGGAGTTGAAGAAATATAATCTTTAAGTGCACTTCTTTGAATTTCAACCATGTAATCAGCATAGTTTTCTGGTGTGAAATAATTCCAATTCTCTTCAGTTAACATCTCTCTCGTATAAGGGCAACCGTGAACTGCATCTAGATCTTTTTCCCACCGTTCTTCTAATAAGTTATATGAAACTTCATCAATTTCAAAAAGTAACTATGATCAACTGGTCTTTCAAGGTCTGTTTCATGTCCTAAGAATTTTCCAACAACTAAAAAGTTTTTGTTTAAATTTTCGGAAAAGTCTAAGTATACGAGATCACCAACTTTTAACTGTTGAACAAGTTGGTTAAGAGTTTCTTTTTCAGATTTAGTACGTTTCATAAACCTTCTTTCCTAAGTTGTTCTTTCCACTTTTCAATTTTCTCTTTTACTTGTTCATCTGTATATTTCTGAGAAATCATGTCAGTTATAAAAGCAATAGTTGAGAGTAATAATTCAACCTTATAATACTTTTTACAAAGTTTAAAGCCAAATATAAAAGAGAAAACACAAGCAAGAAGAGTTACTAAAACAGGGTTCATAGAGGTTAATTTAAGTTACCGATTATTTATTTGTTCTAAAGCTACTTTCAATTGTTCTGTTGGAAGTAAGTTCGTTTTTATATTTTTTACCTCTGTATAGAAATTACTGTTTTTTTCTACTTTAAGGAAAGATCGACCAGTTTTAGTTCCATGTAAAATTTCATATACTACTAAATTCTCTTCAGAGAAAAACGTAATAATTTCAACTGACTTTTCTTGACTATTTTCAACTCTATTAAATGGTTCTAGTTGCATTGTTTTACCCTTCATGAGATTCGATCTTTTTATAATTAGGGTTTGTAGATTCTAAATAATTACGAATTTTACGATTCACAACCAACATAGCATCTAAAGCTCTCTCTTCTTGTTCTTTAAATTCTTTTCGTTTATCGTTAGAGTTAGCAAGTAAAGCTTGAGTTCTTGCTTTAGCTGCTTCTATTCTGAACAATTCTTGTTCTTTGTGTAAATCTTTGACAGTAGTATAGAATAAATCATCTTTTTCTGCTTTTGTTTCTTTAGATCTCTCTTGTTTACTCTTACCATAAACAACTTGCCACATTGCAGCAAAAAGACCTTTTGAAGCTTTAGGGTTTGTAGTCTTTTCATAAGCATTGAACCCTTCGTGATAATCTTTGTACTTATCTTTATTTTGTTCAATGAATTCCTGCATAACATATTTAACAGGTGTTTTTTTTGCTACTTTTGCTTGATTTTCCATGATTTGAATATTAGATTTATTCTAAAACAATTTGATTTTGAGGGTCAGCATTTAAAACTAACCAAGTTTTATAATCAACAGGGTATGTTTTTACTTTATTATGCTCATCTCGAATGTGAATATAAATTTGTTCTGTACAAACCCCATTTTCAGAGTTTCCTGCTATCCAATCATTATTCGGAGAAAAGTCAACTACAGTACCAGGTGGTAAGTTATAATCATTTGCATAGTAAACAACAGTCGTTTTTGAAGTAGGTTGTTTTACACTAGCTTTATTTGCAAGAGTGTAACTTTCTGTTGAATCTAAAACTTCATCAAGATTACATAATGGTGTAGAACGCAAAACGCTATCTGCTTCATCCCCAAATAATATTTCTGCTCTATATTTATCTTCAGCTGAAGGGCCGCAGCTCGTTAACATTGAACAAGATAATAGAATTGTTGAATAGAAAAATATTTTTTTCATTGTCTTTTTATTTAATTGATTTATTTTAAGTTTAAAGCTACAATTATAAATTCCAACTTCTTCGTAGCAAAAGTTATACATCCTTTGGTTTAACATGCAGGAATTAAACTAAGTAATGGAAAGATTTTTATTATTTTACAATAAAATGTTCACCTAACATTTTAACAGCTGCGATACTTTCAATTGAAAAATCACGAACTTTAATTTCCTTTTCAGTTTCCTGTGTGTTTGACTTTTGAGGAACTGGCATGAATTCTTGAATTAATTTCACTTCAATAGGAGTACCATCACACAGCCAAATTGTATTTTGAGCTTTTCCACTTGGTTTTGCTTCAACATAAAAACTACCTTTATGTTGAATAAGTGGAGTTCCTTCAATTCTTTCACCCCATTTACGTGCATGAGCTACGAAAGGTGTTTCAATTCCTTCTTTTTCTCTTTGATTGTTAACTGAATTTGTATAATTAAAATTCAACATAACGTGCTGGGTCGAAAGCTTTTGAATACGACCGTAATATGGATTACCTGTTTTTTTCATCGTTGGAGATGTTACAGTTTCCAATGTAGCAGGTGTAGCTGTTTTTAAACGAGAAAAGATTGTAATCAATTCGTTTATTGTAATGTGTTTTGGTGCTTTGTTTGCCATGATTTTATGTTTTAATTTATAATCTAAAGATATGATATAACTTGTAAACTTTCTACTAAATTAACAAAAATCTTTAAAACACACAGATAGTGCATGTTCTACGAGTATTCATTTATCCATTTATAAAAAGTATCTCGAAATTTCACTAAATTCTTATAGTTCCCTATAATAGTAAAACTAACAACTGTTTTATAATCAAAGAAGAAAAACTTCTTTTCCACTACTTCAAAATAACAAGTTTCTATATAACAATCGTGAAGATAGCAAAACATTTGCAGTGTTTCTATTACAATTGTTTTTTCGTTTGAACGAAATCGAATCTTTTTACTAAAACGATATTCACTTGTTGAAGAGTTTTCTTTTTCTGGTTGAGGGTTTAAATGTGCATTTGAAATATTATATTTTTGCTTTAACGAATTAGCTTTATCTTGAGCTGTTTTAGAAGCTTGAATATTACCAATTTTCTTCTCACTTACAGCTAATGCTTCAAGTTTTTTAATTCGTTCTATAATTTGTTGTTGTGAAGACATAGTTAGTTAACTAATTTAAGTTTTTCCCAGTCAGTATTATCTTTTACAACTTCACTTAAATCTGTCAACGTAGCACAATTACCGCAAGTTAGATAGATAGCAGGTTGTAACTTGTTTTCATCTTTAATGAATTCTTTTGCATTTAAAGACAGTTTAAATACAAATTCAGTTGCACAACCGCATTTTCCGCAAATAATATGAATATCAGGGTTAGTCTTTGGTATAGTTTTCTTTTTAGACTCTAAATATATAAGGTTATTTGTAAAGAATTTCCCTATTTATTAAAAAATAAGTAACCTTATGTTAATGAAAGATACTCAAAAGTTAATAAAATTGTTAGAAAGAGTAAGTGGGAAGAAAGTTAAATTAGTTGAAAGTTACAACTCTAATCTTTCTAATACTCTTAATACTTTAATAAGTGACGCAAAGTCAAATTGGATTTCAAGAGAAAAGTTAACTGGGAAGAAGGTTAAGTTAAAAGAAAACAATGATTATATTAACTCTTACCAAGAGTTAATTTATAGACTATCTACAGTAATTGATGGTGAAAGCGATATTCAAGAAGAGATTAGTACCTTTTTATGGGATAATGATGGGTTTTGGAAATCCTTTTCACAAGTAGAGTTTGAAAATTTAGTGTCCAAACTAGAACTAGAATTTGAGGAGAAAGAAGAAATTTAAGATACGACTTAGGGCCGTATTGCGTTGCACAAACGTAGAAGCTAAATGAATCGCTCCTCATTTAGCTTCCCTTTTTCTTCTTACTTTTCTTATTCGAAGGAGTTACAAATAATACACCGCAATCATTACAAACAAAATTTTCTGCGACAACCCAAGAAGAAAACCCAGGTCCCATTACACCATTATTCCTAGTTTGTTGCATGATATCTATTTCTGTTGATTTGCAACAAGGACATTTTTTACCTTTTAATTTCTCTAAACGTTCACAGTTCTTACAACTTTTAAATTTTCTATGTTGCGAACCACATTCAAGACACTTTTCATAATCACTTGGTCTGTGTAGCATTATTTTCTTATTAGTTTTAATTTATTATAAACTTCATTAGTTATATCACCAGTTAGACTTAAACCTTCTGTTTTACCTTCAATAGCTTGATTGATATTAAAGATTTTATCTTTCAACACATCAAACATAATAGATTCAATTGAATTATCGTAAACTGGATATAAAATATCTACTGATTGATCTTGTCCAATTCTAAAAATTCTATCTTCAGCTTGCATCATAACAGACGGAGACCAAGATAAGTCATTCATAATAGCTACACAAGCTTTAGTGAGAGTTAAACCAACAGATGCAATTGCTAAATTACATACAACAATAGAAGGACCTTTACCTGATTGAAATAATTCTATTCTTTCATTTCTTTCTTCTAAAGATAATCTTCCATCTAATGTTAAACAATCATCTTTATAATGTTCTTTAACAGTATCGATAACATCTAAGTAATTTGTAAAGATAACAATCTTTTTCCCTTGATCGATTATATCATCTACTAGTTCAAATAAAGATCTATCTTTAATTTTCTCTAAAGCAGTAAATTTTCTTAATACAGAAAGTTCAACTAATTTGTCAGTATATTCTTTATTCTTCAAAGAACCTGTAAGTTCATATTCAATTAGTTTTAATTGAGCTTCTAATTCGTTTTGTTTCTTTAAAAGATATTCTGTCACAGCGTTATCATAACCTTTTCTATTAGTTAATTCAAGATATATAGGTGTTCTTGTTTTCGGAGGTAATTCTAAAGTATCTTCTTTTCTTCTTCTCAATAAAACGTTTTTTGTTTTCAAATGTAATCTCTTTAAATTGGAAGCTCCATTGAAATCCCAACCAAAAAATGTTTTAATACCACCACAGAACTGTTCACCATAAGCTTGTTTGTTTTTACCTAGTTCATGTTTACAAATTTTAAGTAATGAATAGAAGTCAATAGGTTTGTTGGCAATTGGTGTTCCTGTTAGCAACCATACTCTTTTAGCTTTGTTAGCTATTTTAGTAAAGTTTTTAGTTCGTTTCGATTGTAAGTTTTTACAATAGTGAGCTTCATCCCCTATAACTAATTCAAACTTATGTTTTTCTATTTCTTTTAAAAACTTTGGTAAAGATTCATAATTTACTATAGTAAATTTAGCAGGAGTAAATTTTTTATCTAAAATAGATATATCACTTGAAGTTGCAAAAGTTTCTATTTCTTTTCTCCAATTTAACTTTAAAGAAGCTGGGCAAACGATAAGTATTTTTTTATACTGACTTTCAATTGCTGCAATTGTAGTAATTAAACTTTTACCTAAACCCATATCAAGTCCTAATATAGCTCTTTCCTTATTTAAAAGCCAATTGATATCTTGCTTTTGAAATTCAAAAGGAGACTTGTTTGTATACTTTCCCCAATCTGTTTTAAAATCTAAAATAATTTCTTCAGGTAATAAGGAAAGGTCATCACTCTTAATGACATGAGTTATTAAAAGCTTTTCTGCAAATAAAATTTGACTTTTATTTAACACACCATCAGTTTCTAAAATATGTCTTAAAGTATTAAGATATTGATTAGGACCATAATAAGATCTTAATTTTTCTTCTAAATCACTATTCATTAATTAAAAAGTTTAAAATATAACCTATCACTCAATGGTAAAAATAAATTTTGTAGAGTTTCAAAATACTCTTTAGCTTGTTCATCGTTTATACAAACAAAATTTACTTCTCTTAAAGAATAAGTATTAGCGTTAGTTATAACAGTTTTTAAAAAAGTTTTAAGCTCTTCTTTAGAAAATGTTCCGTAGATTTGCTCTGAAACTGGTGTAAGTGTAATTTTCCTTAAAGGGGAATGAGTAGTAGAGTATTCATTAATCAATGCGAACATATAATTAATACCACCTAGTAATAAGTTTTGTTTGTAATTTATTTCTTGTTTATTTCTGTAATTAGGCACTACAACGTGGACAAGTTTTTTTACTGGTAGGATACCAGCACTTGTAATAATAGCTTCACCAGTTTGAATATATTTTGTGTTATCTTCAGCTAATTTCCCATAAGAAGCTAATGCTCCATTACATTCTTTATAGATAGATGACCCACCTTCTCTATGTATTTCCATAAATAAAGAATCACCACTGTCTAAAGTAGGGACAGTCCAATTTACAAGTATATCTGACTTAATACTTTTTAGGTCAGAGACTTGAATTGTAATTTTAGTGTTTTTAACTTTGAATGTGTACATTGATTTAGAATTTACCAGTTTTACGTTATATTTAGGTAAACAATTAAATTTGGTAAAATTATGAAATATAAACTTTTAATCTCTTTTTTATTATTATTTTGTGTGAGTTTTTCTCAAAACACTTGTCCAGCAACATTTATATGTAACACGCATAATACAACTCCGAATGGAAGTGGTTCTGGTGGACAATATGGGGAGTTGTCTAGTTCAACTGATGGGTGTTTAAGCGGTGAACATAACTCTACCTGGTTAACAATTACAATTTTAACATCAGGGACGTTAACTTTTACAATAGATCCAAACAATAATTCAAATGATTTTGACTTTGCAATCTGGGGTCCTAATAGCACTTGTCCACCTACTAATAGTCCTATAAGATGCTCATATGCTGCAGGTACAGGAAACACAGGGTTGAATACAACTGCAGGGGATGTTGCAGAAGGTATCTTTGGTAACGGTTGGGTATCACAATTAAATGTAACAGCAGGTGAGAGTTATCTTATTTTAGTTGATAATTTCACAACGAATAACGGATTTGAGATTCGTTTTGGAGGAACATCTATATTAAATTGCACAATTCTTCCAATAGAATTAACATATTTTAAATGTAGTACTATGCAAGATAATATTTTAATTGAATGGGAAACAGAAAGTGAAAGTAATAATCAAGAGTTTCAACTGTGGCGAAGTATAGATGGTGTTAATTGGGTAAAAATTTATACAAGATCAGGAGCAGGTAATTCTACGACACCTAAACAGTATTGGTACAATGACTATCTATTACCAACAGGTGTTTATTATTATAAGTTAATTCAAAAAGATTATAATGGAACTGAAACGTCTTCAGATATTACATCTTGTAATTTTATTTTAAACTCCAATATAACTATCACATATTACAATTTAATTGGTCAAGAAGTTAAATTAGAAGAAGTCTCTTCTGGGTTTTACATTAAAGAATCTAAAAATAAAGATAAAGTAAAAAGAGAAGTTATTTATAAGTAATTTAATTTTATATATTCTCATCTTTGTTTGCATTATGTAGTAAATAGTTCTATTTATATAATAAAGATTATATATAATGGCTTTATTGGATATGACTAACAGTGAGATTCAAGAATTATATGAATTTACTCAAGTAGCACTAGGTGGAGAAGATGTTGATGTTGATATTACAGAAAAAGAAATTAGAGTTCTTGCACGAAGAGCTTTAAAAGATTATTTATATGAAATAGGTGTATGGCAAACGAGAAATCAGTTTTCCAATATAGTAGGTCAATCGTCAACACTCGATTTTACAAGAAAATTTATTACAGATAATACAATGATTGCTCAAAGGTTGAGTGATTGGTGGGCGTCAATGCAACGTGTAGGTGGAAAAATACCTTGGAAGAAAGATTATTTTGTATTAGAATCAGGTAGACAGGTTTATGATTTATCTGTTGAATCAGCAATCCCATATGTTACAGGTACAAGAAGAATTCATAAAATATTATGGTATGGACCACCTGAAGTTTGGGGTTCAGCTACTGTAAGTGGTGATTTAACAAATTCAACTTTATTTTCTTTCGGACAATCAGGTTTGAGTTATGGTTCTTCCCCGTTGATGTATTTAGGAAACTTATTTGATGTTGTATTATTAGCACAGGCTTTAGAGTCGAGAAATAAGGTTTTGAGAAGTGAATTTTTCTATAACATATCAGGTGATATGATTGAACTAACACCAACACCAGGGAGACCTTCAGCAGGTTCTTGGGCAAGTGGTGCAAGAGTTTATTACTATTACTTAGACGAACAAGATTTCTTAGGATTAGGTACTCAAGATGCAAATGGGGTAGGTGAACTTATAACTAACCCATCACAAGTTAGAATAGATAATGTTCCTTATTCAAATTTGAATGATGTATCTAAAAGTTGGGTTGATAATTATACAGTTGCTTTAGCTAAATATGCTCAAGCAGCTAAATGGAGAAGAGTAAGAACAATTGCATCACCAAACTCTGAATATCAAGTAGAACTTGATTATGTTTCTTTATTAGAAGAGTCTAAAGTAGAAAAAGAAGAGTTAAAGCAAAAGTTATATGATAATTTATTAAACTTCCTTGATACAGCAAAAATGATGGAAGATAAAGCAGCTATTGCGTTGAACGCAGCAAAGATAAATCACCTAGGTGGAAGAAAATTCTTCATAGGGTAACGTGTTGAAAACAAACGAGTTAAAAAGATGAAACAAGTTTTAAAAGAAGTAAGATTACCAAAGAGCTTTTTTAGAGTAGTAAGAAGTTTTACATTACCAGGTGTTGATGATTGGGATGTCGCTTTCAATAAAGATGAATACCTTTATTTAGATTCATCTAATAAAGATGTTTTAGGGTATGCTACTCATTCTTATTTATGGAAAAAGAAAGGGGTTAAGTTTTCTCATTTATTATCCCCTCAAGGGTATAAAGAGTTTATGCAAAACGTTATAAGAATTGATGCAAATGAAGCACCTGAATTACCAGGTATTACAAAGAAGAAAGACCCAATTGAATTTACTACAACAATTAAAAGTATAGGTAGAAAGTTAGATGATTTAGATTTAGAACCTTCTACTAAAATAAAAGTAGCAGTTTTAGAACAACATTTAACTAAGTTAACAGGAAAAGAAATTAGATTTGTAGAGTCGATAAACATAAGCGATTCAGACGTAAAACTTAAAAGAGGTTTAAGTATAATTGAAACAGAAGATTATATTATTAATTTCGATTATGAAGGGGAGAAAGCAACATTAAATTGGATTAATACTAAAACTAATAAGTATAAAGGGAAAGAAATTTTTAATGCTTTCTTAGATTATATGAAAAGTAAAGGTGTAAGAAAAATAGGTGCTTATGGAACTAAAGGGAATGTATATGGGATTAAAGCTTATGGTTATTATGTAATGTTAAAATGGGGTTTTATTCCAGAAAATATCAGTGAAATAAACGACTTGTTAAGTACAAGTTATAATAGTTTTGAAGAAGCTTTACAAGATTCAAATTTTTGGAATCAATGGAAAGAAAAAGGTGATGATTATTATGGAATATTTGATTTAACACCTAATTCTTTGTCATGGAAATTGTTTAATAGAGCATAATGACTAAAAATAGTGAAAACAGTGGAAGTGGTAATAACTTTTACGGAGATAAAACTTTAAAGTATTTAAAAAAGCTTTCAAGAGAATCTGTAGAACAACATACTAATACTTCTGTATTATATTTTGAAGTAGATTTTGAAAGATCTAAAAGAAATTTCTATGGAGAGATGTTGATTAGAATTTGGAAAAACCCTATTGGAATTAGTGTTAGAGGTGTAATTCAATTAGATCAGTCAGATGAAATAGCAATAGAAGATATTCCCAATAAAACTATGAATTTAAACTTTAGTTGTTACTTAGATCATTTAAAAGAGTTAAACATAGAACCTAAAATTGGTGATTGTTTCTCTATCAAGAATAGAATTTATATGATTTACGATAAAACTATATTAGATGCTAATATGGTTTCAGTAGCAGTTGATAGAGAAGCTTTATATATTAAATACATTTGCATAGCTCTTGATTCAGAGCAAATACAGATACCTGGAGAGAAAGCTAGTTCCCTAGGGTCTAAAAACGATATAACTGGTGATAGTCAAACAGATAAAAGAGTTTATTAATGAAAGATAAAAAAAATAGAATTAGAAGTATATTAAAAGAAAGTTTAGGTGATATTATTGTTTATCCTAAAGATATAGAATCTTTAGTTAAAGAAGAAGACCCTGATTTAACATCATTTGATTTAGAGCAAATTAAGCAAATTATTTTGCGTACAATGGCAGATGGTAAAATTGTAGAGAAAAAAGATATTCCTTTCTTTATAAATGTTTATATGAAATCTACTAAAAACTTAAACTAATGTCTTTAAGAAAGAGAGCGCGTAACGGTTACCCTCAAGTAACTTCTACTTACAATGAAACAAGTGATTTAAACCCATCACATTTACCTAATCAAAACGGTGATTTCATTTTAAGAGATATTACTTTAGAGAATATTGACCAAGCAGTTTGGGAAACTTTTAATAGAAGATTTACTGTTGCAGAAAAATCTTTAAATTTAATTCCTTTAGATGCTGATGTTGCTGCGTTTAAATTTCAAAACCCAGGACAGTTTGATGATAGTACTGGTTATATGAATTTTCCTTATTTTACTATGTGGAGAACAGGAGTAGGTCCTGAGAATAATATTCGTTCATCTCCATCTAATAAACCTATTATATATACTATTCCAAAGCAAAAAGCTCAAGGAGTTGTATATGAAGAATATATTATGCCTGCTCCACAATTATTAAGAGCTACATATACTTTTAAATTTGTTACAACTTATAGAGAGCATACAAATCAATTTGAACAACATATGTTAGATTATTTTAAAAATAAAAGAAATCTAATTGTTGTTGATAATGAAAGATTTGAAATTATGCCAGTAACATCAGCTCAACCTTCTAGTTTAGATGTAGCAGATAGAGATGGTTCAAAAGGTTATTCTTTATATATTTTGACTTATGAATTAGCAGTGATTTGTTATTTAAGAGATTCAAATCAGGTTCAAAAAAGAGAAAGACCTAATACGTATACATTACAAATCACAGAGAGTTCTGGTCCACAAGTAAACGAAATAGTTCAAGCAACATTATCTAGGGGTGTTCAACCTACATTAGATAATACTTCTACTGACTTCATACAAGAGTAAATAAATATCTTAATTATTTCTGGTTTAAAAAGATTCTTAAAAGATAAATTTACTTTTAAGAATTACAGACTATTTATTATAAACTAATAAAATATATAAAAACAATGGCTTTAAATAAGATCAGTAAAATTAGCTCTGGGATATATTACCAAGAGGTTGATTTGACAGTAGTTCAACAAGCTGCTGGTACTTTCGCTGGTGCAATGTTAGGATTAACAGAAAAAGGTCCTGCATTTCAAATCTTAACTTCTACTAGTTTCACAGAACGCGTAACTAGATTTGGGGATCTAAATCCTTTATACCCTAGTTCATATTATGCTAGAGAATTTCTAGAACAAGCAAACAATTATAAAGAAGTAAGAATTTTAGGTTTAGAAGGTTATAACGAAAAACCAGGTGATGAACCAGGAGTAGATTCAGGTAATGATAAATGCTTTGCAATCATTTATAATACAGGTTCTGTTTCTGCAAGAACACCATTAGGGGTAGGTGGAACAACACCTGTTACTGCTTCACCAGAAACTATTGCAGCAATTTTAAAACCTAGAAGACAAGCTTTTACAGGTTATGGTATTGTTGATTATGTAGAGATTACAACAATTCTACAAAGAGACGGTGTAACAACTGATGCTACAGATGATTTGTTTAATGTACATATTGTATTCGAAACAGGTCCTGTGACATATGCAGATTTAAACATCCCTTGTTCATTAAGACCAGAAGCAAAAGAATATATTGGAAAAGTATTCGGTTACGATCCAAGAGATACAACAAAAGTTCAAGGTGTTGTATCACCATTATGGGTTGAGTTTTCTTACCCTTCTAAAACAAGAAAAAGCACTGCATCAGGTGATTCAGAATATTATTACCCTGGAGATACTTCACCACAATTAAGTGGATTTTTAAGTGTCTTGATAGGAGATATGACAGTACAAACTGGATTTACTTATACATCTGTTACTCCATCTAACATTACTGTTGGAGCAACAACAACAGTAACTGCAGCAGGTCATGGTTATGTAAATGGAACACCAATTGTTTTCACTGGAACAAGTTTACCAGTAGCAAACGTTTCTGGTGTTACTTCATTAGATAACACTACTTGGTATGTAGGAGGTGTATCAGGTGCAAACTTTAACGTTTACACAGATGCTACATTAACAACATTAGTTGATACAACAAGTGGAGTATACGTAGCAGGAACAGTTCGTAAAGCATTTATCTCAACTTGGGAAGATGAAGTTATGACATTAGGTGGAATTGATGGTGATGAAGTAGAGTTTCAAACTCCAATTTCTCCATGGTTAGTTTCAGACGCTGATGCAAACGGTGATGTAAAAAGATTATTTAGAATTTGGTCTATTTCTGACGGTGAAGCAGCTAATACAGAAATTAAAATAGAATTATCTAACATTAACCCTGATGGAAATATTGGATTAGGTTCATTTGACATTAAAGTAAGAGCTTATTCTGATAGAGAAGATACAGGAACACAAATTGTAGAAGTTTATTCAAACTTAACAATGAATCCTGCATCTGATAATTACGTTTTAAGAAGAATTGGTGATGGTGAAACATTCCCTTTAAAATCTAGATATATTTTCGTTGAATTAAACGAAGAAGATACAATACCAAATGATGTATTACCATACGGTGTTGAAGGATATATTGGTACAACAGGAATTGTAACACCAGATGTAGTTTGGACAAATCAATATGATTTAACTAAACCATTATCTAAACAAATTTTAGGTTTACCTAATAATAGAACAAACATGTTTGCTGAATTACAATCAGACATGTTATCTTATAAAAACGTAGTAGAATTATCTGCTGCAACAGGTAAAGGTTTCCATTTAAACCCTAATAACAATACAAATATTTCAACAGCATTGTTTACATTATGTGATACAGATCCATTATCTGCAGATTCTATTTATAGAACATCACCAACAAATGCAACACCAGTTACAGGTTTAACTAAAGTAGCTCGTAATAAGTTTGTATTTGCATTAGCAGGTGGTTTTGATGCATTTAATGTATATCAAGCAAGAGATTGGGGAACATCTACATCAAAAGACTTTGAAGCTTTACAAAGAGGTTTAGAAATTTTATCTGACGCAGAGAGTTTAGATGCTGATTTTTCAGTATTAGTTACTCCAGATTTTAACTTCCAAGATCATTCATTAGCTGTTGAAACAACTTTAGAAATGGTTGAAGGTAGAGGTGACGCTTTATATTTACCAGACTTTAGATATGAATTAGATCCAATTCCAGATAATGCTAAATTAGATTTAGAAAATTCTAATATCTTATCTAATTACGATGCGATTTATTACCCTTGGGTTCAAATTGAAGATTCAACAAATAAGGTTAATTTATGGTTACCTCCTTCATTAATTGCTTTAGCAACAATTGCTGCAACAGCTACAAATGAAAATGTATGGCAACCACCAGCAGGTTCTTTAAGAACAATTACTCAACATTTAGTTAGAACTCGTAAGAGAATGAAATTAAATGATAGAGAAATTTTAAAATCTGCTAATATTAATCCTATAACAGAGTTTCCAGGTTCAGGTTTTGAAATCACAGAAACAAGAACAACTCAAGAAGTGTTTTCAGCATTATCTTTTGTTCATAATAGATTATTATTAAACTATGCTAAAAAAGCTTTAAATCAAGTATTGAGACCATTGTTACATCAACTTAATACTCCAAATTTAAGAAATGCTTTCGTTAACGCAGTGAATCCAATTTTTGATAGAATCAAAAAATTAAACGGAGTTGAAGAGTTTAAAGTATCTGTTATCGATCAAGAAAATGACAGAACAACTTTATATGGAGTTATCGAAATTGTTCCTCTATATCCAGTAGAACGTATTTCAGTAACATTTACTTTACGTAATGGAACACTTGATTTTAATAATCAATAAGTATAATTTACAGTAATAAAAAAGGATAGGTGTAAAAATCTATCCTTTTTTTATGTAAAAAGTTTTGTTTAATTTTAATTACAAACTTCTATTTATATAAAAGAATCTATTTAAAAGATATAATGAGTAAAGAAAAGAAAATTGAAAAAGTTTTAAATAAAACTTTCTTAAAAGAAGTTGAAGCTCCTGCATCTGAAAGATCAAAAGAAGTGTTTGATTTGTTAGATGAAGCGAGAAAAGCTTTACAAGACGCTCAAGCTAATATATATATTCAAATGCCTAATATGTATCAACAAGCATATAAAGCAGAATTAGATTCAATTTATAATCATTGCGGTCAAGCAATAGCTGAAATTCAAGTTTTAGCTAAAAAAATCCATGGAGAAACTGGACAGTAAGAAATGGAAAAAGTATATTATTTTGAATATTACCCTTCTAGGGGTGATACTTTTAAAACAGCTGTGGTTTTAACACTTGAAAGTTTGCAAGCTTTACGGAAAGCTCATGCAACTGACGATGAGTTGTTTGGTGAATTGGTAAGAAAACTAGAAACTAAAACAAAACAAACAATATGGTTTATATCAGAGATTCTTACTGATGAACCAAAATTAATTTCTAAACTGAAAAGTAAAAAGACTATTGGTGATATGACAGAAGAAGGAAGTTGGGCAATGTCTTTAGTTAGTATGAAAGATGCTAAAAACAAAGTAAAAGAAATAGAGTTAGATTTAGACGAAGCAGTGGTAAAAAAAGCACCTACAAGTTTAGGTTTAATGACTGAAGAGTATAGGGATTTAAAAGATAATCTTTGGATTTTAAAAACAGCTATAAAAAAAGAACCAAATACAAAAAGGGGGAAAGAAGCAAAAGAAATTTTGAAAGCATATAAGTTTAATGAGTTTGATAAAGAAGAATATGATAACAAAGTTGAATATTTGGACAATGCAGTAGAAGAATGGATGGATTATTATAATTGGAAAGAAGTCCCTTATCAAACAGAAAACAGTAATAAAATAAAAGAATCAGTTAAAAGTAAACTTAAAGAGTCAAGACCTAGCGCTATGAGTTTAGAAGAAATCACTTCTATAATTGGAGAAATGAATAATACAATAAGTGGTCCTAGTGAAGAGGGTAAACCTGGTGTTTGTATTGTTTACAGTTTTGAAAAAGAACAATTAGATAAATTATGTTCAAAATATGGAATTGAATATGAAATAATTGAAAAATTCGTTGACGGTAACGGTGATGAATGTTTAGAAGTTCGAGAAAAACAATTAAAAGAAAATAAAAATATAATGTCAAAGAAAAAACAAATAGAATTACTTGAAGGTGAAATTGAAAAACTAGCAGGTAAAAAAGTAAAATTAGTAGAATCTTCAATTGAATGTTCTTGTAAAAAAGATAAATTGACAGAAGCTAAAAAAGATAAAGAAGAAAAGGAAGAAGAAGAGGTTGAAGTAGAAGATACAGCAGTAGCAAAATCAGATGAAGCAGCGTTAAAAGCAGCTACAGAAGATGCTTCTGAACCAATCTTAGGTAATATTATTCCTGCTTCTGTTATTAAAGAAATTGACGCTTATGTTACAAATACATTAGCAGAGATTGATAAAGCAACAACTCAATTGAGAGCTATAAAAAAACAAATTACATCTGGTGCAACTGCATCTAATGAAGATTTTTCTACATTAACAGATAGAATTGCTTTCTTAGTAAAACAATTATCTCGTATTGCTCTTTATTCGTCTAATACTATTAAAGCTGGAAAGTTTGATAAAACTTTGTTAGATAAAATTTTCGAACAAAAAGAACTTTAATCTGATTAAAGTAATGTACAAAACAAATAAATTAATCGAAAAGTTAGAAAACTAGTTAATAAAAGAAACTGAAAAAGGAATTAGGTTAATGTTTAGATATGTTGTAGGAATAGATAGAGGTGGAGTAACTGTAGATAGTTCTTCTAAAATATCTAAAGAAGAAATGTTACTTGAAGTAAAAGAAATAAGTGAAGAGTTTGATTATGGAATTTATTTTTTTCAAAAAGTTAACGTTTACACTGTTTTAGGGGATGAGTACACAATAGTATATTCTCCAGTTGAAATTAACACAGGTAAAATTTTAAATTATGCACAAAACTCTGATGATGGTGTTTATGTTTCATTACAAAAGTTAACTTCTTTAATAAAGGAAAGTAGCAACAAAGTAGATAAATTAATCGAAAAGTTAGAAAAACTAACTGGTAAAAAGGTTAAGTTAAAAGAAGCTTCATCTTCTACAAAGTTTGAATTAACTAGTAAAGGAAAATCTTTAGTTGCTGATTATAAACAACTACATAGTGCATTAGTTAGATTAGGTGTTGAGGATGATTTTGAATTAGGTGATGATGCTATGGATGCACAAACAGTATATGGTGCAGCTGTAGTTTTAAAAGATATAAATTCTTTAAAACCTTATTTTACTTTAGATGAAATAATTGATATAGAAGGTGATGAAGAGTTTGTTGAAAAGACTTTGATTCCTTTATATCTAAGAAGAGGATATATTAAACAAGTAACGACAGAAAATGTAAAGTTGACTGAAGTTGCAAAAACGTTTAAAAAAGACATTGGATTGAGTACATCGTTTGACGAATTCAGAGAAATAGATTCCTTGTTAAGAAAAGCTGGTTTTAAAGCATCAACGATAGAAGATACAGTTCGCGGAATTGTTGACGAAACTTTAGATTATTATTGGTGGATTGCTAGAGGTGATGATATGCCTCATGGTATTACAATCAATAACCCTAAAATTTTTAAAACTAAAATGTATAACGCTTTATTAGACTATCAAGGTGAAAGCGAATATTAATTAATAGTTTTAACCACTCTTAAAATAGAATTTTAAGACAGACACTTTTGAGGAAATAAAAAACTTCAAAAGTGTTTCTTTTTTCTATTAGAAACGATAAACCTATAAAATAATTTATATTTATAATAAACAATTAAATTTAAGTGAATGTTAAACAACACAAATATAGTAAAGCCATTTAAAACTGGATATGCAAACTCAGGTCAATTATTTTCTAATATCCCAAATCAGTTTGAACCGATAAGAAAAGATTTATGGTCTTTAGAATTTCCAGTTCAAATGGGTATTCCAGAGATTTTGGAAGTGTCTGCGTCAAGACCAAAAATGACAAATGCTTCAAAAGAAGTTATGTTTAAAAACTTATCTACTTTTTATAAAGGTAAGACAAAAATGGAACCGATGACAATTGTTTTCAGAGATGCTATCGGTCCTGCAATTTTCCAAAAACTTTTACAATGGCAAAGAGAACATACAGATTTTGCAACAGGAAAAGGTGGATATGCTGCAACATATAAGAAAACATTAACTCTTAACATGGAAGATCCAACTGGAGCAGTAATTCAAAAGTTTTATCTTTATGGATGCTTTATAACTGATTTAGATGGTGGTGAAGTAACAGCAGATTCAGATGATATTGCTACAATTTCAATAACCATACAGTGCGACTCGTTCGTCCAAGTTTTCTAAAAAGTTACAAAGAGTATACGTTAAAAAAAGATTATTAGCACAAACTAATAATCTTTTTTTTATTTCACAGTTTTACTGTATATAAACTATTTAAAATAAACTATTTATGACTCGTCTTAAACAATATGTAATTTCACTATGTTTTCTTTGTTTTGCTAGTATTTCAATAGCAACACCTAGTAAAGATACAGTTCAAGTAAAAAACAAGTTAGAATTAACGTTTTTCGATGAAAAACAATTCTTTTCTGATATAGACTGGGGAACATTGCATTGCGAATATCAAGTGTTAAGTGCTTATTTAAAAGATTCTGTACAAATCTTTGTACAAATAGAAAATCAAACATTAGAATCGATAGAAACTAAAGCAGCAATAAAAGAAAGTTTAAACTTTATATGTGCTTCATTCACAGGATACACTTATGATGTATATAAGAAAGAATCAGAACAAGAAGTGATGTATACAATTGTTTTCAATTTAACAGAAACTCTTGAATTGAATCCAAAGTTAAGTTTTTTTATGAAACAAAATAAAATTTATAAAATATATTATTATTAATGGGAAAAGATTATACAAACGGAGATCATAGTTTTAAAAACTGGTTTAAGATTATGTGGAAAAACTTTTATATTCAATTGTTTATATTAGCATTAGCTTTTACAATTTACGGGTTTATTGATTTAGAAGGAACCGGTCAATTAGTTTTGATTATTCCTATTTTAGCAATGAGTGTAATAGCATATTTTGGTTTTTATAAATTCTGGAAAGAGTTAAGAGGTTTATAGTTTAATACTCAATATAATGTCAAAGTTTAAATCTTATAAAATTTGGAAAAACTGGCATTGGTGTAATATATTATTCCGATTTAGTTTATTATTTGATTGTAGACGTATGGTTAAACAGGTGATATTTAAAAAATCTTGCTTATATACTTTACCTTTCCCTGATAAGTTAGATATTAATAAACTCTTTGGATTTTCTTACGGGTTACATCATAATAATTCAGCAAGATTTGGTTGGCATTGTGTAGAAGATCATATAGCTCTTTTTGCTTATTGTTATATAAACGGTAAACGAGAAGAAAAATTTATTACTTTAATTAAACCTGAACAAGAATATAAACTTATGATTAGTGTAAGTAATAAAAAATATGTATTTACTGTGTTTGAAGGTAAAAACTTGATTCAACGTACAATAGATAAGCCAAATAACCTATTTAAAATAGGTTATAAATTATGGCCATATTTTGGTGGTAATAGAAAAGCACCTCATACAATGGAAATTTTATTAGCAGACGAATAAAAATTAAATAATGGACAAGAAAAACTTAAAAGAAGCAGTTGAAAGTGTTGAACAGTTAAAATCTCGTATTTCTTCTTTAGAACAAGCTTATCAAAATCGTAAAGCAGAAGTTGAAGATGATGAATATTGGAAAGATGTTCCTAGGGGAGCTAAGTTAGCAATATTATCAAAGTTAGATTCTTTGCAAAGAGAATTAGATAGAGCTAAAAAGAAACTAACACGATTAGAAGCTAGTGAAGTTGTAGTTGAAGACGAATTACCTGGCGGTATAGGTGATGATGCAAAAGTTAGTGACTTTTCACCAGAACAAATTTCAACAGGTTTGAAAGTAGAAATGGAACATACTAATGATCCTAAAATAGCTTTAGAAATTGTATTAGATCACTTAACAGAAGATTCAGAATACTATACAAAGTTAGCTACTATTGAGAGTGAACCAGAAATTGCTTCTTCAGAAATTGTTGCACCAGAAAAAGAAATGAGTATAGACCCTGAACTAGCTCTTAATCAAAGATCACAATTAGAAGCTTTAGTTCAACAATTAGAAAATTTTATAATAACTTCAAAAGCTGAAAACACTTTAGCAGATGAATTGAAAGAAGCTTTATCTAAATTAAAAAACGTTGTAGAGATTTTAGATAAAGAAAGTTCAGTTTTATTTCAAACTAAAGAAAATGAAGATGATATAGATTATGTTGTAACCAGAGAAGATGAACCTTCTGAGGAAGAACATATAACATCCCTTATTGAAGAAGAAGTTGAAGAAGTTATTCTTGAACCAGAAGCAACTAAAATGGTTAAAAGTATTTTAGCTGATATGTTAGCTAATAAAACTCCTTATATAACTGATGCAACTACAAAGTTCCCTTATATAGTTGAAGCTGAACCAGGTGATAATGAAGAATCTGTAGAAATCTTATTAGGTTTTAACACAAAAGAATATGGTAAACATTTTGACGGTTGGGTTGAATTAAAATATGTGATTGATTACAGTTATACTCCAGCAAGAGCAAGCAATTCAAGAGACATTACACCTGAAGATTCAGATTTTGAGTTAAACTCAGTTACAATAGAAAGTATTCAGTTTTATAATGATACTAACAGTGAAAATTATTTCTTATCTTTAGGAGATGTAGAGTTAAAAACTCTTGCAGAAAAAGTAGGAAATAAAATTATAGATGTTAGTTATTAATTATGAAAATATATTTGATCAATCAAATCAATACCAATAAGTATAAAATTGGTGTTACAAAAAATAATGTTAGTTTAAGGGTTAAACAATTACAAACTGGTAGTAGTGAATCTTTAACAACGATAACAGAATTTGAAACAAATTACGGTTTTAAGTTAGAATCTGTTTTACATCGACATTACGATTGTAAAAAAACTATTGGAGAATGGTTTGAGTTATCTGAACAAGATATTGCAACGTTTTTAAAAACTTGTGAAGCTTATGAGAATAACTTTAAAATTATAGAAGAACAAAACACTTACTATCAAGATAAAGTAAGTAGACAAAAGAAAAGCTAGATATTATCTAGCTTTTTTATTTTTAAATAAATTCTTATTTGAAAAGACCAATGATTGCTAATACAACACCAAAGATAATTTGAACAATCGCCCAAGCAGTAGTAGAAATAGTTTTAAAAGTCTTCAGACGTTCAATTTCATCTCTCATAGATCTAATCTGTGAAGGTGAAGCAACATCGTCAATATCTTTTTTCCATTGCTTTAACTCACCGATAACAGATGTAGTAGCTTTAATTTCAGCCATTTCTTCTCTCATATCAGCTAGTTCAGTTTTAATACTTTCATAGTTAGAATTTAAACGTTCTAACTCTTTAAGAACATGTTTTGACCATATTTCCCATGATTCTCCTTGAGGATTCTCTGCCATTATAAATCTCTATGAAAATTAACAATATTTTGAAAGTCATCAAAGTCTTGAACAATATGTCCAGAAACTTTAATAACACCTGTAGGATATACTAATATAGCAATATATTGATTTCCTTCATAGTAACCAAATTTAACAACGTTATTTACACTTTCTTCAGCTTCACCAATATTCAAATGTAAATCATTCGCCCAATTTTCTAAATTAAAAATTGCAACTTCTTGTACTGAACTTTCAATTCTATCTTTCTCTGAAGTCTGTGTAGGTGTTTCAATTGAAACTTCATCTGCTTCAGCAACAACATTTACAGTAGTTTTATCAGCTATTTTAGATATTTTATCTGCATCCATAGTAGCTAGATCTTTAACTTTAATATTAACACCTTTAGTTGATGGTAATTCTTCTTTTATAAAGTTTTGTTGAGAAATACTATGGTCAACGCGTGAAATTGCTTCGTTGATTAATGAAGTTATACGAGATTGTCTTTTTGCTTTGTAAGACATTGTTAATGTTACCTAGGTTTCCTTTAAATATGGAAAAAAAACAAGAAAGAAAATTGTTTTCTAAAAAAAAGTTCTTAAATTAAGGTCTAATTTAAAAATATAACTTTATAACCATGTATGAACAATTAAAAGAAAACCTTTCTAAAGGTATTGTTTGTTTCGAATACGAAAAAAGCAATGGGGAAGTACGTAAAGCAATTGGGACAGCTAATTTAAGTTTTATCCCTGAACAATCTCACCCTAAAACTGCAGTCGAAGAAAAAGGTTCTAGTTTCCCTTATTACGATTTTGCAAAAAAAGATTGGAGAAGTGTAAAGTCTACTAATGTAAAAAGCATTATTGCAACTTCTCAACAATAACAAAAGATTTTTATTATTTGAAATCCTTCAGAAATTCTGAAGGATTTTTTTTGTCTCATTGTTTTTGATAATTGTTTTGTACACTTTTAAAGAAATTTAAAATATATATAATGACAAACAACACAGGAACATCTGAACAAAAAGAAAAAACAATGTTAGGGGAACCTAACGGAAACCTAGGTTTATCCCTTGAAGAAAGAGCACAAATTATTGAAGAAGCAATTCCACATATGGAAAAGTTTTTAACTGCATTACGTTTTGATCACGAAAATGCAGCACACATGAAAGACACCCCAAGACGTTTTACTAAAGCTTTGGTGAATGAATTAATGGGAGGTTGTTATTCACAAGAACCTAAAATTACAGCATTTGAAAATACAGATAAGTATGATGGAATGGTATTTCAAGGAAATATTGAATTGAAATCATTATGCTCTCATCATCTTTTACCTTTTGTAGGTAAAGCTCATGTAGCTTATATCCCTGGTAAAGATGGAAAAGTAATCGGTTTATCAAAATTAAATCGTATTGTAGATTTCTTTTCTCGTAGACCACAAGTGCAAGAAAATTTAACTATGCAAATACATGACTTTATTAATAAAACATGTGAAGGTAATCAAGGTGTAGCAGTATTCATTGAAGCAGGCCATATGTGTGCATGTTTGAGAGGTATTCAACATGATTCAACTATGATGACTTCTAAATTATCTGGTTGTTTTATGGATGACAGTAGTTTATCTAGACAAGAGTTTTATGATTTTGTTAACAAATTAAAAAAATAAAAAAATGGAAAAAGTAAACACAGCAACTGTAACAGGAACAGGTGCAGAAATAGCAACACGTATTGGTTTTACTCCTAAAGAAGGAACGTTAGACAATTGGCCGATGACAGGTGAGAAGTTTATCATTGATGCAGAGTTAGCAGAGTATGGTAAATTTTTAATTAGAAAGTATCGTAATGACCTTTTAGGGTCAAATATACAATATGTATTCAAACAAAAAGCATCTAAGCAAGGTGAATTAGCAATTCATGGTCAAGCTAAAACTGAAAATGATTTACAAAAAATATTACATGGATTAGATGCAGTAATTATTATTGGTTGGGATGAATGGTGTGCGTTAGATGTAGATAATAAATTGCGTGTTATGCTACATGAACTTGAAAAACTTCAATTTGATGATAAAAACAAATTAAAGTCTACTAATCCTTCAGTAATGCAGTTCCCTTTAGTTATGCAAGTTTTCGGACCATCTTCACAAAATGAAATTGATTTAATTTCAGCTTATTCTCGCTTCTGTAAAGACAACGGTGGTGATGGAAAGTTTTAAAAACTAAAGAAGATGAGAGTAATACTATTAAAGTTTGATTGTTTAAACTTAAACGGACGAATTTATCGAAAGGAAAGTGTTATCCCTCTTCTAGATGAATTAAATAGTAATGATATTTACGGTGAATTGGAAAATTTACCTTGTGAAGAAGTTAGTCCTTCAGAAGCTTCTCATGTTGTGAGAAATATTCGAATTGAAGGGGAATATTTAACAGGGGAAGTAGAAATTTTAAACACACCAAAAGGGGAAATTTTACGTAAAGATTTAAGTAATAGGGTTTTCAGAAGTAGAGGTCAAGGTTGGATAGATGGTTTAACTCATGAAGTTAGACTTGAAAAAGTTTTTTCTTTTGATGCTATAAAGAAAGAAGATGATGCATTTGAAATTACTGACTTACAAGTAATTGAATCAGACTTAGAAAAGGAAATAAGTAAGATAAAAAAAGAGTTGAAGGAAGAAATAATAAACGAAATCGAAAAGGGTTAAAATAATGGAGAAAAGAAAACATATTTCCTTTTCAGAGTATAGACTTTATGCTGCATGTAGTTTTAAACATGCTATTCAATATAGACTCAAATTACAAGAAGGTACAAATGAATTTTTAGTGTTCGGTTCTGCTTTACATTCTTCAATTGAAGAAATTATTCAAAAGAAGCATAGTAAAATCTTATACGAAAAAGTATTCAAGAAGTATTTAGAAATCGAATCTAATATTATTACTTTAAATTCTTACTTTGGTAGAAACTTTTCTATTCAAGGAACAGCAATCTTAAAGACATTAGATTTCTTTGAAAGATTCAAAGAGTATGATGTTGTTGGTGTTGAAGAGGAAATAATGGAACCTTTATTTCAAGATGAAGATGGGGAGTTCAAATTCAAAGGTATCATTGACTTAATATTAAAACACAAAGAAACAGGGGATATATTAATTATAGATTGGAAGTCAGCAACAAAACCTTGGGATATAGATAAAAAACTAGAGGATAAAAGTTTTTTTGGACAATTAGCTTTATATAAACATTTCTTTTCTAAAAAACATAATATACCCTTAGATAAAATAACTACTCGATTTGTCGCTTTAGCACGAGACCCAATTGATGTACAACAGTATGAGATTAAAATCTCTGATGAGTTTAGAGAATATATTGTTGAGGATATGACTAGAGTAGCTAAAGAGATAAAACAACAATTACCTTCTACAGAGTTAACTAAAGCTAAAAGTGTTAGTTTAAGTGCATGTAAATATTGCGCGTTTAATAAAGGTATTTGTACTAATGATTTAAAACAAGATATTGATACAAAAAATGAAGAAGAAAAAAGTATCTAGAAGACCTCGTGTTGGTATTGTTATCGACTATAGTCTTCGTGTACCTAATTTTAAAGAAAGTTATCTAAAGTTTAAAGAACAAGTATTAGTAGGTGTAGCTTCTGCTGCTAATTTAGGTGAAGAAGATATTTTAGATGAAAATAACTTCTGGGAGAAAGAAAAGAAACTACACCCAGAAATGATTACTTTTTACTCTAAAACACCAGTCCCTAATTCCAATTGGGAACCTGGATTCGATTTAACATATACAAAGTATTTCTTTAACAAAGATCATTTATCTAAATTTTTAGAAGAGTGGTCTTTTAATTTATTTGGACAAGGTATTATTGCTAATAAAGCTGATATTAACATTGTTAATTTAGCTCAAAGTAAATTGTTTGATGTAGTTTTATTAGATGTAATTACACATACAAGAAAAGTAGCTAATACTTTTGCGTTTTTATCTAAATCTGGTTTGTTTGTAAAAGAAGTAAGATTTGTAAGTGAAAGTGAATTAGAATCTTTAGGGAAAGAGTTTATAGGTTTATGGAACCCTTTTTTAGAAGAAGGTAAAGTTATAGAAGGTGTAGGTAAGTTTGAGAAACCTACGCAGAAACTTTTAGATTGGTTTATGGAATTAGAAACAAAGCAAAATACATTATGATTAAAAATTATTTAATATTTCAAGCAACTATAGGTATAAAAGGACTTAGGATGGAGGAGGCAACGAAAAGTAGTCAAGAAGTTCAAACTATTTTACAAAAAGAATTAGAACAAGAAGGTTTTACTGTTAAAGTAATTGTTGTTCCAGATACTTCTATAGAATATGGTGTTGATATTAAGTTAATTTACCCAGTCTATAACTTAATAGATAAAGATGCTTATGATAAACATATAGAACTACATCAAGAAATAGATAAGATTAAAAAAGAATTAGAGACTAAAGTTGATTAAACTAGATAAAATAATCACTTTTAACAAAAATGAAAAACATTCGAACACAAAACAATGGGTAAGAAAAATAGAAAAAAATCAGAGTTTCAAAAGCAATTAGAAGCTGGATTTAGAACACAAACAGATATGAAAATGTCAGAAGAAAAAAGAAAAGAACAAAGATATAATAAGTTAGAGAGAATCTTTAATGAATTTGGAGATAATAAAAATCGTTATTTATTATATTGTCCTGATATTCCTTTTGCTTGTACTTTAGTTAGAACTGTTTATGAGCATGCTCGTTTACTTAATGAACTTGGCTTTAATGCACAAATTATTCATGAAGTAAAAGGATTTAAACCTTCTTACTTAAAAGCTGAAGAGTCAAAAGGTATAACTATTAACTATCTTCAAGAGAAAGATAAGTTTGGTAAATTATCAAAACCAGATTTTAGTTTCTTTCCAACTGATTCAATTATTATACCTGATGGGTTTTGGACTGTGATGACAGGATTCATTAACACAAAAACTTTACATAAAATTGTATTAGCAACAGGTTATGGTGGATTTTACACAGCAGAGCCAGGAGCTAACTGGAGTACTTTAGGTTTTACAGATGTATTATGTTTATCTGAACAATTGAAAGAAGATTACTCTAAACTATGGCCAGAGTTAAAATATCATGTTACAGGTTATTCAATTGATAGAGAAAGTTTTAAACCTTTAAGTAAAACAGAAATTCAACCTTCTATAGCTTTATCTTGTCGTAGTAGAGAAGATGCTCAAGCATTAATTAATATTTTCTATAGCAAATATCCATTTTTAGATTTATTCCAATTTAGAGTTCTAAAGAAATTGGATGTTGAAAATTACACAGAAACTTTAAAGAGATCATCTTGTTTGGTTTTTGTAGATGAAAAAGCTGGACATCCTGCTCCACCTTTAGAAGCTTTAGCAAGTAATGTACCTGTGATTGCTGTATATGGTAGAGGTATGGAACATTTATCTGAACAAGAAGGAATGATTTGGGCTCCAACGAACGACTTATTTATTTTAGCTGAAATGATAGCTGAGTTTTGCATCAATTGGTTAGAAAATAACATTGCCCCTTTATCAGTTGATAAAGTTTTAGATAATTATGATGTTAAGCAGGTAAAATCTCGTTTGTTGAGTGCAACAAAAGATCTACAAGCACATAAAGTAAAGTTGTTTACTGCTATAAAGACTGCAGTAGATCAAGGGAAATTAGACGAGACAATGTTAGATGACTTGGTTATGCCTTTAGAAAATAAAGGAGCTCAAGAACCAGCAATGTCAGTAGTAAAATAGTATGCATGAATTATTACACATAATAGGACTTTGTCCTGATAATTTAACTCACACAGATTTGATTGACCTTGTTGCAATTAATTATAGTGAGTTAAGTTATTTAACTTTGAATATAAAAAATAAAATAAATGGCACAACGTGGAACACAAAAAGAAGAAAAACCATTAAAAAAGTTGTCAAAAACAACAAATAAAGCTCCAGGTAAAAAAGGTAGACCTAAAAAGCAAGACAAATCTAATTTACCTGAAGTGTCTAAAATAGTTCAAACCACACAAGTTGGACCAGAAGAATTAAAAGCTATTTTAGATAAAGCAAAACAAGAAGAGTCGAAAGCACTTAAGCAAGTTAATGCTCCAGGAGTTAGTCCAGTACAAGTAAATGTCTTGTATAACCATACAATTAAAAGAAAATAATATGATTGAACCTGTTAAGTCTATAGAAATCCCTATAGGTTATACATTAGAGAATAAACTCATTAGCGTAATAGTTAATGAGTTTATTTTTAAAAAGATAAGTTCAAAAGAATTTGTTGATATTGAACATTGGCAAAAAGAATTATCTGAAATGTTGTTACTAAAGTTAAAACTACCTATTTTTCGAGTAGAATTAACCAAAGAAGATCAATTGATTACCGGGTTAGTTGAAAGTACTAAGAATAATCCTTTAAAATTTGAAATAAAAATATAATGAAAATTAAATATATCGTTACTGTTCCTAAGAGTGAAGATGCTACAGAAGCAAATCTAATTTCTGAAACATTAAAAAGTGTTACAACTATTATTGGTTCATCTAGAGATGAAGTAAGTGTTGTGAGATACGAATTAAACAAAGAAGAAGAAGAAATCAATAAAGAAGTTAATAAAACAGCTGATGCATTTACACATGTTGTTATTATAAACGCTGGTTCAACTTTAAAAGATCATTTTAGAAAAACTGTAGAAGAATATGTAGGTTCTGACAAAGAAACAATTTATCTACCAATAGTTGAATTGTATACAGAGGAAGCAGGTGAATATTCTTTCAGAGCATTTTTAAATTCGTCTTTATGGAAACCTTATTTAACTGATGAAGTAGGTAAGTTAGATTTAAAATTATCTAAAAGAGGAATTGATTTGATTCAATATGGGGCAATTATTCCACTTGATATACTTAAAAAATATTCATTTAAAGAAGATATTAAATATTACTCTTATTTTGAATTTTTTAATCGTGTATTAAGTAATGATGTAAAAGTTAAAAGTATCCCGCGAACTTTACTTCTTTGCAAAAAAGATTACGAACTTAAAAACGTTTCAAAAGACGAAAAATTAGAAGAGTTTAAAAAAACGCAAGAAGTCTTTCTCACTACAGTAGTTAATCCTTAAAATTTTTATTCTCATAACCAAAAACAAATTTAGCTCTTTGCAATGAAGAGCTAATCTTTTATCAATCGGTTATAGAATAAATGCAAGAAGAATCACAAAAGAAAAAAAGAGGTAGAAAAGCAAAAGTAATTGACGAATCTACCCCAGTTAAAGAAGGATATTTTGGTGCTAAAGAAGAGTTAGCAGTTAAACAATACCTGTCAAAGGATCTCACAGAAAGAGAGAAAAATAAAATATTTGAAACAATACTAGAACCTTGTTTTAGGGAATTAGTAAATGGTGTCTTACAAATGCCTAAGTTTCAGAAAATCGTAATCATTGGCTCTAACGAAGAACAGTTAAGAGAAGATGCTTTCTACCATTTAGTCTTTCAAATTCATAAATATGACCCTAATAGAATAGGTAAAAATGGGCAATTAGCTAAAGCTTATTCATATCTAGGTACTGTTGTAAAGAATTATTTCCTGCAAATTAAAATTCAAAATGATAGCTTAATTGCAAAGCATGGTGGAATGCTAGATGTTGATGATTTGAATGATCAAATTCCAGACAATAGAAGAGATCCAAAAGATTTTGATGATTTAAAAAGAAATTTAGTTGAACAATTAGATAAGACGCTTTTAGCTAAAAGAATGAATAAAAACGATTTAATCGTTGGTCATACTTTAAAATATATGTTGTCTAATTGGCATCGAATTGAATTTAAAACAAAAAACGAATTTATACGCCAATTGTGTTATTACACACAATTAAACCCTCCTGTAGTTGCAAGAAGTTTAAAGAAATTTAAAACTTTAGTTTATGACTTTTTAATGCAACCTGTTAAACCTCAAAAAAATAAAGAAGATAAACCTAAAGTTAAAGCAACTTCAACTTTAGATAAAATCATCACACAAGCTTTTACAACTGAAGATTTGAAAGAGGGAAAAAAACTAGTTTGTGATTACCTACAAAACACTAAAATTAATATAGAGAACAAAGAAAGTATGATTGAAGAGATTAAATCAGCTAAGTCTCTTAATGATTTTCATAGATATTTAAGTAATAGCTTATTAAAATATGAAGGACTTGGTTTAAATTAAAAACAAGAAGTTGATTAACTATTTAAAATTATTATAATGTATGTAGAAATTGCACCAAGACAAACAGGGAAAACAGCTAGACTTATAGAAAGATTAGTTGTAGAGGTATTGAATGGAAAAACAGTTGCTTTGGTTAGTAGAACTAAAACAATGGCAAATAGTATTAAGCATAAAATTTTAGAAAAATACCCGGAAATAAATTCATCTAGAATAATGACTTCACACGTTATGTTAAGGGGAGTAATAAATTTTGTAGATGAGTTTGATTTTATAGATGAAAAAAATTTATTTATAGATAAAGACAGTTATTATACTACATCACTTCATAATGAATTAGGTACAGTTTTTACAAGAGATTTATATATAGGGTACATAAATCAACCTGAATTGTCTGAGTTTGAGAAAGTAGTAATTAATATTCAAAAAGAAATTAATAATGGCTAAGAAAAAAGTTAAAGTTAGTGATGATGGACTAGAGGAACTTATAAACGATTTATATAACAGTTGTTTGGACGATGTTGAAGAAGCAAACTTAAATGTAAACTTATATAAAACAGAGGTTTTAAATAACACTTTAGGTAAAGAAAGTTATGGTACTTTATTATCTGATGCTTTAAAAATCAAAGGAGCTGCAAGGGATCGAATAATAAAAGTAGTAAATCTAGTAAAGGATAGGGTAAAATCTAAAGAATTTTTAGATAAATCTACAAATCAAGATGATATGTCTCCAGAAAACATCGTAAAAGGGTTAGATATGTACTTACAAGAAGACGAAGACGGTGATGAGTAAATATAAAAATATTTCAAGTGAAGAACTAGAACAAAGACGTAATCTTTTACATACTAAATCGGAAAGTTTACGTCTTTCCCTTATTAAGCAATGTGCTGAGTTAGATTCTTTATATAAAGAATTAATGCTTATTACAGGTGAATTGAAAATAAGAAAAGAATTGAATGGCTAAGCAAAATCGTATTAGTGTCTCTCGCCCTGAAACATTTTTAAGTGGAAGAGTCGGGGATTTATTAAGTGGAGCTGAAAAAAATGGTATAAACCGTGTTTTCTACTTCGGACAAGTTATTGATTCAGAGGACCCAGATAATGCAAATCGTATTAGAGTAAGGATCCCCTTAATTGATGATGCTTTTTACTATAATGATAGCGGAGAATTAACAAATACAGAAGGTCATGATAAATTACCTTATTGTATTGCTGCACATGGTAGGTATGTTGAATCACCAGAGAACGGGTCTGTTGTTTTAGTTGGATTGATGGATCCTTCTTCACCTTTTGCAGGTAGAATTTGGTTTGCAGCATCTAATGAATTATCATCAACTGATCTTTTTGATAAAGAAAGACTAAATGAAGAAATTGATTCTAACACAGCATGGGAAAATGCAGAAGAATCAATCAGAGTAAATTATAACAATACACCTGGTAAAGGTAATAGATCTTCAATTCAATCAAAAAAGAAAACAGTTAATTATAAAGTTGGATTGAGAGGTAAAGATAAGAATAAACTTTTATTTGAAAAAGGTAAAACTACTTTAGTTCAAAATGAAGGTGAAAACAATGATGAAAGTAAAATTGAATTAACTGAAAAGTTTATATCAAATGCAAAAGAGTTTGAATTTCTAGCGAATCAGTCTAATAAAAAACATCAACCAGTTTTTGCTGATCCTTTATTTACATTTATGCAATCACAATTAAATTTATTAAATCAAATTATTACACTTTTAAATACTTCACCTGGAACTACTACATATCCCGGTTCACCAGTATCACCTTCACCATCAGCTCCGTCAATTCAAGCGTCATATCAAAAATTAACTTTAGATTTTAATAAGTTAAAGCAAAAAGGTGAAGGTCATAGTAAGTATATAACAATTTCATAATGGCTACAAGACAAGAAGGTATAGAGAAAAAAATGTTAGCAGCAGGTGTAGAGATATCAAATCTAACAACACCTGGAATTGCTCCATCTCCAAAATCAGTTATGATAGCTAAAATATCAGCAAAAGCTATAACTGAAACAAAAGATTCAGGGTTAGTAACTATTACAAACAACTTAGGAGTATATAGTTTTACACACGGTCTAGGTTATACACCAAGTGTAAATTTAATAATACCACAATATTCAGGTAATCTACCTTATATAAAAGATATAAACGATCAAACAGTAACAATAAGTGTTATTGGTTCAACAAGTTCACCAACAATCATAAGAATTATTTGTCATTAATGAAAAAATCTGCCTCATTACTTTTTCCTTTTCAAAAAGACTCAGAAACAAATGGGTTGAAAAGAGCTCATACAGTTAACGATACGATAACAAGTGCTATAAAATTATTCTTGATAACAGAAAAAGGTCAGAGAAGAGGGAATCCTATTGGATCTTTTTTACCTTCTTTGCAACATAAATTAATTCCACAAGAAGCTTTATCAGGTTTTGCTGATGAATTGAAAAATGAATTAACTAAACAATTCCCTGGAGTTACATTTACTAACATTACTTTAACTAAAGTAATAGAGAATAATACAAGTGTTTTAAAAGTTAACGTAGAGTTTGGTACAGCTTTATCTGACATATCTCAACTTGAACTGTTAATACAGTAGTTCAGGGAAAAAAAATTGTTTATTTTGTTATATTTAACTTAAAAGTAAATGGAAACAACATTTATTTATGCACTGATTGACCCTAGAGATAATAAAGTAAGATATATTGGGAAAGCAAATAAGCCTAAGTATCGTTTACAAGCACATTTAACAGATAAGACAAAAACACATAAATGTAGTTGGATTAAAAGTTTGTTAAAAGAAGATTTAAAACCAGAACTTTTAATCATAGATGAAGTTTCTTTTAAAGAATGGCAATTTTGGGAACAACATTATATCAGTTTATATAAATCATGGGGGTTTAATTTAACTAATGGAAACAGTGGCGGGTATGGACAGGTAAAATGTTCTGAAACTACTCGGGTAAAATTACGTCTAGCAAATTTAGGTAAAAAAATTTCTAATGCGACAAAAATTAAAATGAGTAAAAGTCATAAAGTATTTTATGCAAAAATGACTATAGAGCAAAAAAAAGAAAGAAAAAAAATTGCCAAACTAGCAGGTAAAAAAACAAAAAAAACACGAACAAAAAACAATTCATATTCTCGATCTTTAGAATCAATAGAGAAAATGTTACAAACGAGAGTTGAAAAAAAGTTAAATAAACATTCAGAAGTCGCTAAGGCTAAAATGCGTGAAAGACGATTGGAAAACCCGGTTACCTTTTGGAAAGGTAAAACTAGTGAAAATTGTGAGCAAGTTAGAAAAAATGCAGAAAAGCGTTGTAAAAAAGTTTTGCAAAAATCTCTTGAAAACGGTAGTGTTAAAGAATGGTCATCAATAAAAGAAGCTGCGTTGACACTAAATATAGCATCTTCTAGAATAAGTGAATGTTGTAATTCATATAAAGGAAGAACAACAATTGGTAAATATAAATGGGAATTTAAGAAATAAAGTAAAAAAGCAATGGCAAGTACACAAAACGTTCAAGTTAATTATTTAAGTAGAGATTTTAACTCTTTGAGAGAAGATTTAATTAATTTTGCAAAACAATATCATCCGGATAAGTTTGCTTATTTTAACGATGCTTCACCAGATATAATGTATGCAGAAATGTGTGCTTTCGTAGGAGATATGTTATCTTATTATACAGATAAGAGTTTTAACGAAAGTTTTCTATCAACTGCACAAGCAGGTTTATCATTAGTTAGAATTGCACAAGATTTAGGGTTTTTTGAATTAGGTCAAACACCTGCTTCAACTCAAGTGATGTTATCTATCACAGTACCTAAATATGTAGACCCTTTAACAGGAGTTGTTTCTCCTAACTCTGATTTATTACCTGCTTTGAAACCTGGGATATTATTAAAATCAGACAGTGGTGTTAGTTTTGAAATCTTAGAAGAAGTTAATTTTGCTGATTCATTCAATCGACAAATAATCCCTAATTTTGATGCTAACAATCAAATAATTGATTATGTAGTAGAAAAAGCAGTAGTTGCAAAGGCTGGTGAGACAAAAATACAAAGATTTTATGTATCAGCTGATTTAGCTAAACCTTTTTTAAACATTACATTAGATGATAATGATATTACTGAAGTTGTAGGTGTTGTTACAAAGACAGGTAATCAATATGTAGCACCTCCAGATGAAGATTTTATTGACCCAGACAAAGCATGGTTTGAGGTAAGAGCTTTAGCAGATAATAAATTATTCGTTGATATAAATACAACTCAACAAGTTACTCAAAGTTTAGCAAGTTATATTACTCCAGTAGTAAAACAAGGAACATATGTAGATATTCCTAAAAGATTTATTACTAGAAGAGATGTTAATGGTTTAGTTTCTTTAACTTTTGGTTCTAGTACACCATTGTTTGATTCTTTTAATAGTTTAATACAACAAAGTGTTGTTAATTCAAGTACAATTTCTTTGAATACTGTATTACAAAATTCTGTTTTAGGTGAAATACCTGCCCCGAACACAACTTTATTTATAAAGTATAGAATTGGTGGCGGAGTTGAATCTAATGTTCAAACAGGTCAAATTAACACAGTTGCTATCAAGACATTTTTCCCTGCATCACCAACAGCATCTTTAACAGATTTACAAACTGTTAGAAACTCGTTGAAAGTAAGAAACGATATACCAGCAATGGGTGGTAAAGCTGCTCCTTCTAAAGAAGAGATAAGAGCAACTGCATCTAAATTGTTTGCTGCACAAGACAGAGGTGTAACTTATGAAGATATTAAGAGTATCATTTCAACTATGCCACCAGAGTTTGGTAGACCTTTTCGTATAGCTTATGAGGAAATAAAACCAAGAGTGGCAAATTATCAACAAGTAGAAAATGGTGTCAATTCATTGTTAACTGATTTACTTGCAGAAACTACTGCAGTAGGGAGACAACAGAAAGCACAAGCTATTTCTAAATTCTTAACAGATTTAAGAAATGGTCCAGTTACTATAAATAATACAACAGTTCAATCAACGTTAGATACTACATCTTTAAACTTATTAGGTGTAGCACCAAGTTTATGGATTGGGGAAAAGGCTAGGTTATATGTATTAGGAATAGATGAAAATCAACAATTACTTTCTGCATATAAAAATAGTGATAACATTTGGATATCACCAAATGAATTATTGAAAACAAATATAAGAGAATTTTTATCTACAAAAAGATTAATAGGGGATTGGATTGATATAGTAGATGCTAGAATTGTAAATATTCAAGTAGAATTTACAGTTTTAGTAGATAAGAAAAATAAGCAACAAGTATTACTTGAATGTTTAAATAAATTAAGAGATTATTTTAATATTAACAACTGGCAAATTAATCAACCAATATTTGTATCAAACGTAAGTACTATTTTACAAGAGATTAACGGTGTGATAAACGTTGTTGATTTGAAATTTTATAATATTTTCGGAACATCAACAAGTAATATAGACCCTATATCAGGTAGAGTTTATTCTCCAATAGAAACAGGTCGTTATAGAAACAATTCCTCTACTCCAGCTTCTTTAAGTAACAATAAGTTTTTAATGAATCAAGTTAATGGAGTAATATTACCTTATAGTGATACTATTTTTGAAGTAAAATACCCCGAGAGCGATATCGTGGCTAAGGCAATTTAACGAGATTTTTACCAATTTTATATAAAACTAAAAAAATATATTATGGATTTGGGAAAATATCACTCATTGCAAAAGAAATTTGAAAACAAACGCTTCGAAAAAACTCATTACTGGACTAATAAAACTTTATACTATGGTTCTTTTTTAGGGAACTTACTAAGTATTATACTTGCTTTCTTCTTTGTTAATAAAATTTCCAAAGAAACAGCAGTTCATTTTGCAGGTCAAGATTGGATATTACCAATCTTTGTTGTTCTTTTCTTAACAATATTTGAATTTGCTAAACGATTTACCTTTGCAAACACTGTAGTTTCTTATCTAACTACAAAGAAACTAACCTTAACTTTTTTTCTAAGTTTAATTTTTTCCTTATCTCTTGTAGGTTTAACCTTTTATTTATCTTTAAGTGGAGCAAATCATTATGCTAATAAATCAGAGGTCATTGAGATTAATACTCAACAAAGTATCAATAAAGTAAATGATAGTTTAACAAATTATTATGTTGTTGAAAATAAGAAATTAGAAGATAGAATTGATTATCTTTATACAGCAGCTGCACAAAGAAAAAAGAAAAGCTTAACAGAGAGTGAAGTACAACAAGTACAAGGGTGGGAAGTTCTAATAGAAAAAAACAAACAAGTATTAGAAAATAAGATTAAAGAAGCAAATCAAGTTTCATTATTAAGTGCAGAGAAAGAAAAAGAAAAATCTAGTAAAAATCAAATAGCTTTTATTTTGATTTCTGCATTTATTGAATTGTTAATTTTAATAGGTGTAGGTTTCTCTCAATATTATGCATTTCTTTCTTTCAAAGAAAAGAAAGAAGCTCTTGTAAACAATGCGAACTATCATAAACTTATTAATTACCTTGATCTCTTAAGAGTTCTATACAACAATGGTAAAACAACAACTGGTGCTATTTTACCTTCTTTTAATCAATTTAAAGATTTAGCTAACGCTTCAGGAAAAAAATATCAATATAAAACTTTAAAAGAATTTATAACACTAACAAGTCATTTGAAAGTAATACAAACAGTAGGTAAAAATAAAACAGTAATTGTTTCTTATGAACAAGCACAAGAGATAATAAATAACTATTTAACAATAGAAGATTAACTAATACATAACAAATGAGAAAACCGAAAAGTAAAAAGCGTTTATCCTCTGAGGAAGAAGATGAAATTGTTCGAAGTATGAATCAAAGAGCTAAACCTAACGAGTTTAATTTGAATAACTTAAACATAAATTTTAAATGTAAAACAGAAAATCAAAAAAAATTCGTCAATTTAATCAAAGAAAAAGAAATTATAATTGGTGCTGGGTTTTCAGGTTGTGGTAAGACTTTTCTTGCAGCTGCACAAGCTTTAAAACTATTGAAATCAGAACCACATTTTAAAAAAATCATGTTAGTTAAATCAGTAACTGATTTGAAAGGTGAAGAAGTAGGGTTTTTAAAAGGTGAGTTGAAAGATAAAATGCAACCTTATATGGAATCTTTCAAAGATAATTTTACTAAATTGATAGGACCAGCTAATGCTAACAAATTACAAGAATTAGGGTTGATTGAAATACAACCTTTAGCATTTATTCGTGGAAGATCGATTGATAATACGATTATTATTGTAGATGAAGCTCAAAACTTAAGTTATGATGTAATGAAAGCTGTTTTAACTCGAATAGGGGAAAATAGTAAAATAATTATAACTGGAGATGTTAAGCAAATAGATTTAAAGCAAAAGCGAGAATCTTGTTTGTTATGGTTAACAGAAAAGTTTGAAGGTAATTCTCACTTTGGGGTTGTAAAGTTTGAAAAAACAGATCAGGTGAGAAACCCAATAATTAATATTATTGAAGATATGTTTGATGAATTAGATAATAAATAACTATTTATCAATATAATCTAAGTTAAAAATGAATTATCAACAAAATATACAGAAGTTAAATAAAGCTTTGGAGATGTTAGCAAATCAAGATAAGCTAACTCCGCAACATGAAACTAAAATTAAACAAATTAATCAAATTACTGATTTGTTTCAAAAATATACTGCTTTAAATAAGTTTTATATTGATAGTAACTTCCCAGCAATTGATACGTTGTTAAAACCAGAGGTAGAAAGTAAATCAGGTTTATCTTCAGAAGAAATAAACACTATGAAGTTAGATCAAATAACTACTTGGTTAAATATTTATAACACTGTAATAAATACTAAACATAAAAACGATGAGTTTGATAAAAACACTTTTGCTGAATTGTTAAATTCAAATAAAAAAGCTGGAAACGATACTAGAAAGCAATTATTAAGTTTAGTTTCATTTGCTAACAAATATCTTGCAGGTGAAAATATTAAAGCAGAGTTTGATAAAATTAAAGAAGAACAAGGTAAACAAACTACTCAATCTCAACCTGCAAGCGTTGTTGATAATTTAACTGCTAAAGGTTTAACAAGTGTGAAGAAAAAATCACCTGAGGAAATTAAATTATTAAATAGATATGTTAGTTATATTGAAAAATTAACTGGTCAAAAAATCAAATTTGTTGAAAATTAATGAAAACAGATAAACTTACCTTAGAAAGGAAAATGATGATAATTGAATGTCTCAGTGAAAGAGGACGCTATAAAAATTGTAGTTTAAGGACCAGATTAGGTGTGTTAAAAGCTAGAATTATTTGGTTTTTGATTTATCGTTGGGTGTGATTTTAAAAAACGTATTCTAGGGTTAGGTAGACTTACCCCTATTGAAGTAAATGTTAACGACAGTAACAAAGAAAGTTAACTAAATTTCTTAAAAATTACCTAGTGAAACCTGCAGAGATTGCAGGTTTTGTTGTTTATAAAATATTTCTTATATTCAGGTATATAGAGAACTCGTATGCAAATAGAAGCGCTAACTCATATCTTAGGAAAAAGAGTAAAAGTTAAAGATAAAAAAGGTGAAGAACATTTTGGTATTCTTCAATTCGTTGGTGAAAGTGAATTCTTTCCTAGTGTAGGTTTGTGTTGCACTATCAGTAGACAGCCTCATATTCAAATCAAATCAATTTTAGATATAACTCTATTAGAAGAATAGTATGGAGAAGTTTCCCTATACAGCAGGTGTTTTTAAACGAATGGATTGCATTTGTGAAATTTATGCAATCCATTCTACCCCTAGTCGTAGTTGTGCACTTAGTTATTGTATACCAGTTAAAAGTTTACCAACTGCTTTTTTTGAATCACTGACAGACCCAGATGATAGGGTGTTTTGTTTGAAAGAGTGGACTGTTGCTAATTGGGCTTCCAATAATCAGCTTACTATAGATGTTTCAGAAAATATTACCTCTCACTTTGGAGATGAATGTATTTGGGTGTCAGATGTTGAAATTTGTTTAATAGAAATAAAAGATATAGAAAAAGAAATTATAAAAATTAACGTTGAATTGAATTCACAATGAGCTTAAGAGATACGGAATTAGTTTTAGGTGATATAGTTAAAATTATAATAGGGCATCAAACTTTTATTGGAGAAGTTGTTGTTGTTAGAAAGTTTTTAAGTGATTACGCTAAAAAAAATTGGAATAAAACTTTAATAAAAATTATAGACGGTGCTCCATATAAAGTACTTCCTACTCAAACTATCACCCCCACACTTTTTAGAATAACACATGATATAATTAATAGAGAATTAACAGAGCATCAGAAAGAGTTTTACATTGAAGAGTCTAATCTTCAAGAAGAAGATCTTTTCAGTTTAGCAACATGGATATCAAATGATGTTACATATTTGGAAAAGGTTTCAGAAAACATTTTACTTTTAAGCAAAACTATAAGTAGTATAAACGAAGAATTAGAAAGTTAACATGGCAACACAGACAATTTATGTTTTTCAACCTGAAGATTATCAAGGTGAATTGAATTTAAACGCATTAGAAAGAAGAATTATTGTTCGAGAATTAAAAAGAACTCAACGTTTCAATAAAGCAGTTGCTTTGTTAGGGTTTACTACAAAGAGTTTAGAACGAAAATTAGTAGCACATCAAATTAAAGAAGAAGAATGGAAAGTTATAAAACCAAGTACATCTAAGTTTAGAACAAAATGGGATTAACACAAAATGTATTCAAACCAATCTCTGTTAACAATACAATTGTTTATAAAGACAAACAATATGTTGTAAGAGGTATAATGCAAGACAGAGGTTCTGAATGGATATTAGTAGACTGTAAAGAGGTAAGTTTTATTGATGGTAGGACTTGTTTTTTTCTAACACGTTCAATGTTAGATAATTGGTCTGTAAGAGAACCTTTGTTAGATGAAGCAAATCTTAAAATTGGAAATGCTTACTGTTGGTTACCTTCTAAGGAAGTAGAGTTACTTAGTTTAGATCAAATAATTTTAAATATTAACATTGAGTTAGATTCAAATGTGTAAAGCATTATCTTTAGGTAGGTTTCGTCTTGGACAAGTTTATTCTTTTGAAGGACTTGATTTTATTGTCCGCGGTGTGATGGATAATGGATTTGCGAATAAACCTCAAAGATTATTATTAGAGATTTATAAAGGAATTAATTATACACACTTGAATAGTCAGTGGGAATTGAATGATTATAGTTTTGTTATGGGGGAAGATATTAACTTGTATATCGCTAATTGGGAACAACAAAATCATTTTATAGATAAAAAAGTATTACTTCCAGACTCTCGTTATATTGTATTAATGAACACTGTTTTATTATCTTTCGGTGTTGAATTAGATTCATTTTTAATGGCTGAAGAAATAAAAAAAATAACACAAGAATTAAACAATGAATAAGTTTTTTTTAAATCAAGTTTTTTTTAAAGACGGTTATTATTTAGTCGTTCGAGGTGTAACAGGTAAAAGTTTTACAGGTGTAAAATCTAATCAAGAATTATTGTTAGAAGTTCGTAGTTCTGTAGAAGGTTCTAATAATTTAATAAAACCTTCTTGGTTAGCACATTCATTTGTTTTAACAAAGGTGACAAGTCATATTGCAGCATGGGAAAGTCAAGAATTTTTAATTGCTAAAAACTTTTTAAAAGAAGGAAAAAAATATGTTTGGTTGTCAGCTGATAAGTTTAGTAGAGAAGTTTTTGAATCATTAGAAGTTATTGTAGATAATATTAATAGAGAATTGAATGCATGAAATCTGAAAAGTTAAAATATACTAAATATACTATTGGTAGTTTATTTGATGGTAAATTAGTTTTAGGTTTACTTTATGATAAACAAATGGATGAAGGTTATCTATTAGTTGCAGATGAAGAAAGCGGTTGGAATTGGAGTGCAGCAAAAGCATACGTACCTGAAGTTCAGCAGAGGTTTGAACAAAGTTATGACTTGGAGTGTGGTCGAAAAGTTTTGTGGAAATTTGTTTTGAGAGAACAAATTATGTTCTCAGATGAAATAGTAGATGAATCTTTTAGTAATATAGTTAACGAAATAAACAATGAGTTATACGATAAATAGTTTTTACAAAGATGGTGGAAATCTTAAACGAATTTTAGGAGTGTATGTTAATTCAACTCGTGATTCTGGAGCTATATTACTTCCTAATAGTGATGGTTGGACTTATGAAGTAGGTGTAGAGCGTAATTGGACTCCAGGGTTTACAGTAGAATATAGTACTTGGTTGAAAGAAGGTACTCGTGTTGATTGGACAGTTGTTGACATTGGAGATATATATTTTTCAAGTCAAGAATTTGAATTTACAATTAGTCAAATAAATTTAGAACTAAACTCATGAAAGCATTTTTAGAAACATTAGGTGAAGAGTATTTAGACGACTTTGTCTACTGTTCTGTTTTACCTTTAAAAGATTTAGGTTATACGATTGTAAAATTTGATGGTGCTGATTTAGAAAACACACTTTTGAATAAACGAATTACATCTTCAGATATTATTATTGGTTCTGTAGAAGCAACGAGTGCATTTTTTCAAGAGCTTAAAATTCAAGAACCTAAATATTTAGGTTACCCAGAAGAGTTAGAACAATACTTAGGTAGAACGATTAGTAAAATTACATTAGAAGAATGTAAACAATGGGGTTATCCTTTTTTCATAAAACCGGCTGATAAAATTAAGTTATTTTCAGGTAGTTTGATTGAAAAAGAAAGTACAATAAACTTCTTAAAAGAATATTGTAATGTCCCAGGTGAAACTTTAGTTTATTTAAGTGATCTTATTAAAATTAAGTCAGAATATAGAGTCTTCGTTTACAAAGGGGAGATCAAAGGTATTCAATATTATCTAGGTGATTTTAAAACATTCCCTTCAATAGATAAAATTGAAGAAATGGTAAGAACTTACACTAGTTCACCAGTAGCTTACACGTTAGATGTTGGTGTAACTGATAAAAATGAAACAGTTTTAATTGAAGTGAATGATTTTTGGGCTATAGGGTCATATGGATTTGATGCTAAAACTTATGTTAAGATGATTATTTCACGATTTCAACAAATAATTTTACAACATGTCTGTTAAATCAAAACCATATAAAATCGGAGATATGTTAAATGGCAAGTTAATTGTTGGGACGTGGTTCCAAGAATCTACTAAGTTTACTAATTCAAGTTGTTTTCTTTTATTGAAATTTCTCGACCCTTCTGAAAAAAATTTGAATGTTGATGGTAGGAATGGGTTTGTTTTAAGTGAATATGCAATTGAAAAGTGGAATGATTTAGAGAGTGTTACATATTATGTTGATTGGAATTTAGTACGTTACCATGACAATGTTATCTGGACATCAGTATCAATGGACTTATTCCCTTTAATACAAATTGAGATAATAATCAAAGCAATAAATGATGAGTTGAATGAGTAAAGGTCAAACGTATAAGATAAATAGTTTATACAAAGGAGCTATTGTTTTAGGGGTTTACAAGCATTATACTAGAGATATCTTTTTTACAAAAGGAAGTCGTTTTGCTACTTCATCTTGGATTTTAGTTCTTGATAACGTTTTAGTAACTGAAACATTAACTGGTAGTATATTACTTGAGAGTGTTTGGGACACTTATAAAGCAGGCTCAAACCCTTTTCAAATTGTTGAATTTTTACCTGCAGAGGAATTGGAAATACTCCAACTGTCAGGTGATTCAAAAGTAACATGGTTACCGATAAAAGAACATCAAGGTGAATCTGTTGGATTTATTCAAACAGACAATCTAATATTAGAAATTGATAATGAATTAAAAGAATGGGAACAAGAAGATTTGTAATGGGGGACATACATGGTGAAGCTGATAAATTAAAAGCTGCATTGAAAGCTGTAAACTTTGACTATGAAAACGATGAACTAATACAATTAGGGGATATTGTAGACAGAGGTTTACAGAGCTACGAATGTGTTGAAGAATTATTAAAAATAAAAAAACTAATCTCAATAAAGGGTAACCATGACGTTTGTTTTTATGATTCAATAAGAACAGGTCGAGCTAATATTTTATTCAATCAAGGTGGTAAGCAAACTTTACAATCGTACATAAGAAATTGCGACCCAGATAAAGAAATTTCTATTAAACTCTCTGAGTATTCTACAGATTTTGATTATGACAATTACCCTATAACACATATTAATTTCTTTGCCAATCAAAAAAATTACTACCTTGATCAAGAAAATAACTTTTTTGTACACGGTGGTTTTGATCGTCATAAGTTAGTTGAAGAAGAATCTGACGTAGAAGTATTCTACTGGGATAGAGATTTATTCTTAGCAGCTAAGAGCTATGCAAGTATGAAAAACAATAATTATCCTTTTAAAATGAAAAATAATTTCAAAGAGGTTTTTATTGGACATACTCCAACGACATACTTTGAAGAAACAAAACCTATTAATGCTGCAAACATTTGGAATTTAGATACAGGTTGTGGTAAAGGAGGATTATTAACGATTATGAATGTAAAAACAAAAGAATATGTCCAAGTCTAGAAGAGGGAGACCTAAAAAAGGTTTAGAATTAATTAAAACTGTTAATATAATAGGTTTAGAATTATTAGAAAAAGATTTTATAAAAGGGGAACATGTTTATTATATTCCTCCACATCTTATGAACACTGAATTGTACCTAACACATCCTCAAGTTGAATCAGGTATTGTAAGCTCAATGAACAAACAATATGTTTTTGTTCGTTTCTTTGAAGTAGATGGGGAAAAAGGTCTTGTAAGTTTACAGGAAACAGGAAAAGCATGTTCTAGGGATAATTTATTTCCAATGTCTATTAGAGATATAATTCCATATTAACCAATGAAAACAAATAATAAATAAAATGGCAAAAAAACAATCGTCAACATCTCAGTTAGGACATAACTATGTCTACCATTATAATGAATTTGAATGTAAATGGTATTGCATTCACAGAGATAGTTATATGAATTATTGGAATAAAAATTTTAAACATGATGACCGTCTTTGGACTTCAGGTCAAACAGCAGAAGAAGCAGCTGAAAAAATGTTAAAACATCCAGTTAGAAAAAAGAAAGAAGCTTTATAATGATACTACACATATCTTTATTTATTGTAGCATGGATTTTATTGTTTCTTATCAACATACAAATGTATAAATTGTATCGTAGGAGAGAAAATTTCTTCTACCCAAGTGTACTGTTTTGTTTTCTTCATATTGTAGGAACTCTTTTACTTTTAATTCTTTTAATTGATACTTACAATGTATTTAGTAAAATTTTAAATTATTTTAAGAAATAAAAATGATTGAATGTATATTTGAAGAATTGAAAGTAGGAGATGAAGTAGTAGATTTAGAATCTAACACTGGGGTAGTAGATAGTATTGGTGATATTCATAATATTTTTGTCTTATACGGTGAACAAGGTAACCTTGGAAGTGGTTTACATTGTTTAGATAAGAGCTGTAGTCATTATGACCCATTGTTTAAATTAAAACCACAATTAACATGACATTAGAAGAATTGATTGCACAAGAACTTTACTCAGATGTAAAGTTAGAAGATGCATTAAAATATGTAGAAGCTGATAAGCAAAACGGTAAACACTTATATTCAATGAATGAAGTAATTCGTTGTATGAAATCAGCTCTAAGTAATAAAATAAATTTACCTGTCGTGAAACATACGAGAGATTTTTCTTCTTTTCAAGAAGGAAAAATTTATTCAACAGTAGGAGCTTGCCCAGAACCTTTTTTAATTAAAAAGATTGTTACTGTTGAAAGAAAAGGTGGGTCAAAAGAAATTGTAAAGTTTATTGGAGAGTATGTTAATAGACCTAATTTAGGTTTATGTCCGATAAACCCTGAATTGTTAAACTCTAAAGTGAAATAAAATGGATTTAAACCTTGACCCTAATAGTGAAATTATAATAGGATGTATTCCTATTGTTTTACAAGACTTTCCACCTGCTGATTATAAAAACCCTTTTATAGGGAAATGTGAAAATTGTGATAAAGACATTTGGATGAGTGAAAAGAAAAAACAAGTTAAATTAGATCATCCGAAAGCAAAGTGTTTATGCATGTTTTGTTGTGCTAAAGTAGTAGCAACTGCAGATAAAAATGAATTTACAGTTCGTAATATAGGTGAAGGTAAGAGTCCTTCTACCCCTGGTGAAGATTTAGAAATGTAAAAAAAAATAAAATGAGAACTCCAAAACCAAAAAGCAAATTAGTAAATAAAATAGGTAAATTTACCCCAAAATTAGTTCCAGAACCGAAATCAGAACCAGGGTTACTTTGGGTTGATGAAAAAGCACAAGAAGAAGATGAAGATCAACCTTTTAATACATTATCATCACTTGGAAGAGGAGCGACAGATACATTTGTTACAGAGAATTTAATTGTTAAAGGTAACATGACTCCTACATTACCACCACAAGTTTATTATACAAATTTAAGGGTACAGATAGAAAACTATCATGGAACAGGGTTGTATTACCCACCATTATCCTTAAATCTCGGTGAAGTTGTTGTCAGTCAATCTACCTGCTCATCTTATGACAGTTATGGTTCACTCACAACTGTAACAACTTTAACAATCGGGACACCTTGCTTAATTCATGATTTTGCATTAGAGAATGAAATAAAAAGACACACTCACACACGTGATGCTTTACTCCAAGAGCAAGAATATGTAATTAAAAAATTAAAAGCAGAGATATCAACTACGCAAGATCTTTTAAGTTTAGCTAAAACAGTTCTAAAAGATCATAACTTAGAAGATCAATTGTTGATTGCTGAATTCACTAAGGGTGTAACTGATGAGTTGAATACATAAAGAAAATATTTTAATTTTAGCTCCTATGAAATATAATGTTAAAGCAACTTTAAAGAAAGTTAAAACCCTTAAAGGTAATCCGGTAAAACGAACAATCGTAAAGAAAAATAGTTTTAATGCAAATCTTTTTTTACAAAATTGTAATAAGCGTAGGAAATTAAAAAAAGGAACTGCAAAAACTTTAAAAGATTTAGTTACATTAATGAATTTTGAATTACAATCATAAATGAAAAAAAAGAAAACAACTACACCATCGGGATGGCAGACAGTTTATGACGAAAGTCTTTTGAAAGGTTTAGAAGCTTTATTGTTACCTCTAGGTGCTGAAATGTTAGCCTCACCGCCTGAGTATCATGATGTTGCTGTTGACTTTCTTGAAGACTTCAAAGTTCATTACTGTGAAACTTTAGATGCTAAAGGTCATAAGAAACCACGTAAGCAAAGTTATAAACAAGCTTTAAAACAAACCGTTAAAAGTATAAATGATGAGTTGAATGCTTGAGATTATCTAAATTAATTACTAATTTTAAAGAAAACAATAAATTTTAACACAATGGAATCATTTAATGAATTAAAAACACTAGTAGAATCTTTACAAGCAGACGTTGAAAAGTTTTCTAGTGGAAACAATGCAGCAGGTACTCGTGTGAGAACAGGTTTACAATCTGTAAAAAAATTAGCTCAACAAATTCGTTTAGAAGTACAAGATGCTAAAAAAGCTAAAAAAGCTTAATAATGGTTAAGAGCTGGATAATGTCCAGCTCTTAATTTTATTTTTTTCTCATAACCTAACCTCTTTTCTATGAAACAGATTTATTCTAAATCAGATACGGTAATAAGCCGTGATATTAATATTGAACGCTACTTACGAGACATACGTCACTTTCAACCCTTAACAAGAGTAGAAGAAAAAGAATTGTTAGAAAAAGCACAAAACGGAGACAAAGTAGCTGAACATAGATTAGTTCAAGCAAATTTAAAATTCGTAGTAAATTGTGCAAAGGAATATCAAACACCAGGTATTGAAATAGTTGACCTTATTATGGTTGGTAATATAGGTTTAATTGACGCTGTAAAAAAATATGATTATAAAATAAACGATGTAAAGTTTATTTCATACGCTGTATGGTGGATCAAAAATGCAATTATTGAATATCTTCGTACTTACAATAAACCTATCAGATTACCTTACAATCAACAAAACGAAGTAAAACGTTTTCACAAAGAAAAGCAAAGATTAGAACAACAATATGAAGCTAATTTAAACATTGAACAGGTTTGTGATTTAATACAAGATGATAGTTTGTTAAATTTACAACAAGCATTGATTGTAAGTTCATCCCCAGCCTTTTTAAGTGACCCTTTGAATGATGAAGATTCTTCAACTGTTGAAGATCTTTTAACAAACGAACAGGAAGATGTTACAAAGCTTTATGATTTAAGTCATCGTTCTAAAGTAATACAAAACTCTTTAAAAACATTACCTACTTTACAACAACAAGTTTTAGTTTTATCTTTCGGATTAGAAGATGATATCCCGAGAACAAACGAAGATATAGCTCATATGTTAGGGTTAACAGCAGAAAGAATTAGACAAGTAAGAGGTCAAGCTCTCGTTCAATTGAAGAAAAGTCAAGAGTTGAAAGAAACATTATAACATTTTAAACAATTTAATAAAATTAAAACCTTCTCAAAAAAAGAAGGTTTTTCTTTGTAAACAACCTTCTCTATATTTTCCTTTTTCATATTGAAAAAGTTTATATTTTTATACAAACAAATAAACAAACTATGAGCTTACATTTGCAAGACAAATTAAAAAAAGACACTGCTTCAGCAGAGAAGTATTTAAAATTTCTAATGGCAACTTATGTTACCTTATCTAGTGGTTACACTACATTTAGGATAGGGTTTATGTTAAAGCAGCATAAGATTGACAAGTATACTTTTTCTGCTTTAATTTCTTTAGGTTGGGTTTCTAAAATATCTACAGAAGCAGGGGTGAAGTATTTTTGGAGAGGTCCTATTCCAACATTAGATAATGTAGACGAAGTAAAGAAAGCAATTTCAAAATGTAAAAACAAAACTCCTATAAAAATAGCTTCACCTATATCCTCATCTGGTAAAGCTTTAATTCCAATTGTGAAACCAAAAATGAGCTCTAGAAAAAAATCAACACCTTCTTTACAGAGATATTTTGATTTCTTAACAGAGTTAAAATTAAGTACTTTAACTTTTTCTAAAATCGATGCCCCGGGGTTAGTTATGGTGCATCAAATAGCAAAAGGTGCATTCTACTCAGCAGTAAACTTAGGTATTGTTTTGAAGGAAAAAAGTAAAAACAGTAAAACTGTTTTATTCAAATGGAACAGTGGAGAAGTTACTTTCGAGTTAGCTCAAAAAGTATTATCCCATGCTTCTTTACAGGTTAAAAAAAGTACCTTATCAAAAAAACAAGATAATAAAACAGTTCATACTGAACCTATAGCAAGTATACCTGTTGTTCAAACAATTACCGGAGAAGTAAAATTACCTATTGAAAACAAAAATCTAAATAAAGATTTTGCAATGAAACTTTTCAAATTAGGTTATGTTGAGGAAGCTAATCAAGTTTTAGACACTTTAATTTCAAAGTAATGACATTATTATGGATACTTTTAACTTATATACTACTAGGGGTATTAAGTTCATTGTTTTTGTTTTTTCAAATAGTTTACATAACTAAAAGAAAACCAAAAGCTATTTTTAAACAGTTGTTGATAGACCCAGAGTTTAAAGCTGTTACAGTTACATTAATTGCTATATGGATAGCTATTATAGGTTTATTTTTCGTTAAGAGAGATGACCTTGATGGTAAAACATCTTTCTCTCAATGGCGTGAATCTTTAAAAGAGCGTAATAAAGAACGTAATAAAGCAATGAATAGATTGGAAAAAATTAAAGCTGTAAGAAAGTATAGGGAAGATAATCCAACTTCTATTGAAGATATAATAGAAAATTTAAACAGAGAAATAGCAAAGTAGTAAATAAATTTTGAACATTTTTAACGAAACTAAAATTTAAAAACAATGTTAAAAGTAGTAGGGGTAATAGTTTTTGCAATAATTATTTATGCAATATTAAAACGTAACAATTTTATTGATTAATGATAAAAATTTATAAAGATAAAATCATTGCAACGGTTTATAATTCTAAAACAAGTTCTTGGGAAGAAATAAATATTATTGAACAAGATGAGTCTTTATTGAATTACTTTAAAGATGAAGTTCAAATTGACAAAGGTGTAACTGTTTTAGATTTGATGAAAATCTTACAAAGAGAAAGTCATGTAATAGATACAATATTTTTCTCTTGGAACGGAGGTATACCTGTTCAAGTTTTTTTAGATTGGATTAAAGAACACCCTGGTGAAGAAAATAAATCTTTTAAAAAAATTGTGTTCAGTCAAGCTATAGATTTTAACCAAGAAGAGTTTGAATTAATTAAAGACGTTTCAGTAAGTGATCATGCAAATGTTTCTCATGGTTTAGATTTCTCACAAATCTCTGAATGGTATCATTTACCAATTGAAATAAATAACCGCTTAATTCCTGGTGTGAGTAAAACTCTTAAACTTTCTTTGTTTGATTTCATAGCAATGTTTTTAGACGAATTAACTTTCCATGGTAAACCAGAAAATCAAATCTCTAATATAAAGGAAATAGTTCAAACTCTTGAAGAGTTCAAAGAAGTTTCATTAGAACCGATTACATTAACTATAGACCAACTACAAGATAAATTAAACCAAGCTTTGCAACAAGAAGATTATGAGGCTGCTTCACTTTTAAGAGATGAAATTAGAAAAAAACAAATCAAAAAATAAAAAAGAATACCAAGTTCTTTTAACACACACAATTCAAAGTATTCAGTTTGAGTTACTATCAATTTACCAAATAAATCAAAAGGTAAAGATACCTTATACTTTTTATAGTGGTCCTTCTATATTAGAAGGAAAGATAGTAGGTGCTTCTTTAAATAAATCTTCAAAAAGAATTAGTTCTTACTGGGTTGAGTTGAAAGGGAATACAATGAACACTGTAGCAATACCAGGTGTAGAAAGAGGTTTGAAGAACCCTGTTTATATTGAACCTAGTTTTTGGTCACCATATATAGAAAGGTATAAAAAAACATTAAGTGGTAATACTCTTGTTAGAATGAAAACTAAAGCATTAGATAAACTTATTAAGTAAATTTTTTATGAGTGACAGTGATGTAATAGAAGAGAAACTTTTATTCCCAGTTGGAACACATGTTGTTTGTAAAGCCGGAACTTATAAAGATAAACTCGACTCTGAAAAAGGTGGAGCTGGTTTTCAACCAGGTAAACAATTTGTAGTACACAGAGTAACTACGAGCCCTACTGGTCATTATATTTTATGGCCAGAGGGAGGTCATGGTGTATATCAATATGCTGTTGAACTTGATGGTTTAGGGGGTGTTATAGACATTATTAATAAAGAATTAAATGGAAACATTTAAAGTTGGTGATGTAGTAAAACGCGTTAAACATGATTTTCATTACACTAAACGTTGGTGTCATTATATAGTTGTATGTAAGGTTGAAAACTTAGGTTCAACAGAGTTACTGTTGAAAGATTTACATTCTCATTTACCAATCCCAGGGTCTTACGATCCGGATAGTTTTATACTTGTTTCTTCAGGGGAGAAGGAACAAATTTCTATTATTATAGAAAAAATTAATGATGAATTAAATGGATAGGTTTGAAAGATTAGTATCAACGGATTATGGTGATTTGAAAGCACGAGGGTTTTTTATAAAAGCTAAAAACAAAGAAGGTTATATGATGTATTTTGTAGAAATACCAGGGGCAGTAGCAGAAGGTAAAACAGAAGAAGAAACTGAATATAATCTCAAAGCTGCTTTAGAAGCTAATTTAGATTTTATTCTTGATGAACTTTTAAATAAAATAAATGATGACAATTAATACTTTTATTTTATTGTATCTTACAATAGTGATAGTAAGTTCTTTAGCAGTGTTACCAATTTATATTATTCTACAAAAAGAACTGATAGAATTTAGTGAATATACGTTGTATCGTTATATTTTATTAATTTTTACAGTTGGGTTTATTGGATTTCCTTTTTATTTAATAGCTGCAATCTTTACTTATATAATTTGCATAATTCTTTTCTTTAAAGAAGGTAAAACTTTTAATCAAGTAATTAAAGAAATTTACGAGAATTAATTAAAATTTTCTTACTTTTAAAATAACAAAATGTCAAAAAAAATATAATGATAAGAAAAAAAGTATTTTCAACAACAAATAGTAGTGTCGTAAGTGTTTATTTTTGCGGACTTTTAATTTACCGCAAAACTGTAGCAGGTTAATCGTTTAAAACTATCTACGAAATCTATGCTATTGTTAAGCAGTAGCTGTATCAATATCTTCTTCAGTTATCAAAGTATAAGTAAAAGAGTTTCCGTAAAGCTTTTTAGCTTCTTTACATAAAAGCATAAATTCTTGAAAATCACTCCATTTTTGAAATACTTGACAACCCGCGCTCCAACGGTTTACAAGTAAGCTCACTGCAGTTGGGGAAGTGGAGTGAATATTGATCCCATACATACCTTCTGTAATTGTTTTAGAATCATAATCTAAAACTTGATTTTTATTTTTATCTCTATAAGTTTTTACTGGACTTTTTTGACATAAAGCTTCGTATTTTCCTTGATGTAAACCTATTTGCCAGCAGCTTTTATATTGACCTGGAACTAAAATTGCAGTACCATTAGGGTTTAATAAGTTTAATAACCAATGTAACCCAGGTTCTGTAGTTGCAGAATAAGTTTTAAACCTTTGAACACCTGTTACATCTTTGTATGTAACAGTAATATAGTCATCATACTTGTTAGGAACGTTGTTTTTCTTTCTTACTCCTACAATCATTAAATTATAGTTTCCTGTTTCATAATAAGTATACCCTTTGTTAAGAATAGTTTTCTTAATATTTTCTGCTGTAAGTTTCTTTAAAAAATCCATTAAAAGTTTATTAGTTTATAGTAAATAGTTACTTTTTTCATTGTTTTCAGTAATATCTTTTTTATTTTTAGTGAAAATAAAAACTATGGCTTACTTTACCTTAACCTCTGATGAGCATAAAAGATTTCAGTACCTTATTAGTCTAAGTCTATTTCACATAGGTGACATAGTTAAGGTTCGACCTGCAGGAAATGATAGTAGCTTTCCAACTTACCCTATTTTGAAAACTTCAGGGGATATGAACATCAGTAATCATTTAATTTCCCAGGGTGGTGAAATTGCAACAATAATTGACATTTACTTAAACACTTAAGATCAATTATCTTTTAAACTTCAATTAGAAAACAATTCTTTAGATTATTTTGTAGTTCGAGAAGGGTATTGTTATTTAGTCGCTAAAGGTGAAGGTGTACATGCAATCATTTATCACATTAACAAAGAATTAAATGATAAAATTTAAAGATCCGAGAAAGTTGACAAGTGAACAGGAAGAACAATTTATTCAATTTGTTAAAAAGAGTCGTATTAAAGTTGGTGATATAGTTGCATTACATAAGCATAAAGTAATGACCTCTGATGAGGCAATTAAAGTGAAAGGAGATTATGTGTATGGGAAAGTTGTATGTTTAGATTTAGACGAAGAGTGTAGTGTTTTAGTAGAAATAAATTTCTCTCAATGGGAAATCCCAGAAACTAAAATTTACGGCATTACTTTCAACGATATTGATTTGTACTTCAATGGGGAAGCTTGTAAAATTACAAGTGTAGTTGGTGATAGTATAAAAGGGAATTTATTTTGGTTTCATCATTCGAGTTGGGACTTTGTTGAACTAATACCTATTGCCCCTTTTGCATTCACTAACTTAGAAGATACTGTTAACTATATAAATTATGAATTATGGAATTGATAACAACATACATTTGCAAAACATCTGATATTGGAGTACACTCTAATATGTTTGGTGGAACAATCTTAGGTTTGATAGATCAAAGTTCTGGTGCGTATGCATCACAAATTTGTGATACACCTAAAATGGTAACTATAAAAATTGACGAATTGGTTTTCAAAAACCCTGTAAAGCAAGGAAATATTATTAAAATATATGCTAAAGTGATGGAGTTTGGAAACTCTTCTGTTACTTTATATGTTGAGGTAAGAAAGCATAATGTTTATACTGGTGAACAAGAAGTAGTTGTTCATACAAATATTAAATTTGTAAGAATAGATGAAGAAGGTCATCCTATTCCTATTTCTGAAAGAGTAAAGAAAAGATATACAGAAAGATTGAATAAATACGGGAAAGGTTTATTGAGTCAAGAAGAAAGAGAAATTGAAAAGTCAAGTAAATAAAAAAACAAATATATGAACAATTTAGATAAACAATACTTAGATCTTGCTAAAGATATTTTAGAAAACGGGGTAAAAAAAGCAACAAGAAATGGAGATGTTTTAAGTGTATTCGGTAGAACTATTCGTCATAAAATGTCAGAAGGTTTTCCTTTACTTACAACAAAGAAAATGTATTTCAAAGGTATTGTAACAGAATTGTTATGGTTTTTAAAAGGTGGAACAAACATCAAATACCTTTTAGACAACAATTGTCATATTTGGGACGGTGATTGTTATAAGAACTATGAACAAGAATGGTTGAAAGAAAACCCTCCGATGTCAGGACCTTACACTGAAAAGATGTTATCTAAAGAGGAGTTTATTAACAGCATTAAAACAGATGATAAGTTTGCTGAACAATGGGGTGAGTTAGGACCGATTTACGGTTCTCAGTGGAGAAAATGGGAAGGATTTCATGAAGCATTTGGTGAAAGTAATAGGTTTATAAAAAACACAAATGATATTGATCAAATTGAAAATCTTATCAATGAACTTAAAATAAACCCTGACTCAAGAAGAATGATTGTATCAGCGTGGAACCCAGCAGAGTTGAGTAAAATGGTTTTACCTCCATGTCATTATGGGTTTCAAGTCTATACAAGAGAGTTGAGTTTAGAAGAAAGAGAAAATTATTTTAGAAATGAAATGGGGATGAAAAATATTAATTTTTTAGTGTGGTCTTTAGAAGGGGAAGAAGGGTTACATAAAGAATATGACAAACAAGGTGTACCTAGACGAGCAATTTCTTTAATGTGGAGTCAGAGATCAGTTGATCTCCCGTTAGGTCTTCCTTTTAACATTGCTTCATATGGGTTACTATTAGAAATGTTAGCAGATGAAGTTAATATGATGCCTGATGAACTTATTGGTAGTTTAGGTGATTGTCATATTTATCAAAACCAAATAGATGGTGTAAAAGAGCAATTAACAAGAGAACCTTTGTCACTACCAACAATTCATATAAGAGATGGGATTTATTGTTCTTCTGTTAATGATGTTATTCTTGACAAGTATATAAGTCACCCAGGTATTCATTTCCCTTTATCTAATTAATAAAAGTAATTTTCTTTAACCTTTAAGAAGTAAAAAATTATTGTTGTTTAGAGATAAAGTTATAATTTTACATTTATGCATTTAAGAGTAGGTGATAAGGTAATTATAAAAACTAAAGAGCAAATTTATGCTTCTGGATATAACCCAGAAGATGGATATGGTGTTTGTAAAAAAATATCAGGATGGTATTTTTCACCTAAGATGTTTGAATATTGCGGAAGAGAATTAACAGTATCTCATATTGATTCTTTTTCTCATGAAAGCGTTCAAATTTTATACTATTTTAAAGAATGTACTGATACTTGGAGCTGGTGTGAAGAATGTTTTCAAGAATCAATAGATATAATAGTTGCACAAATTGATAGAGAATTATGCTCGATATAAAAACTTGTAATAATCTTTTAGGTGAAATAATAGAATTAAGTACAGTTTGGTGTTTAGATCATTTAGTTCGATATCAAAAACAAAACGTTATAGACGCTAAACATCTAAAACCTGGGAAGCAAAAATTATTTATTTGGTTAGAAGAGTCTGAGTTAGAATATTTAGTCCCTCTCAATCAACTTCAAGAAATTGTTGTTGAGATAAATAACGAATTGAATTATGATAAAGAAAAAATTTAAAATAGGTGATTGGGTGAAAGTATTTTGGTATGGTCCTAGATATATTTTCGGTGAAATCATTTGTTTAGAGTTAGATGAAGATTGTGAATTTATAGTGCGATTTCCATCTTTTATTTTTGAAGAGTTAGAAGACACAGCTGATATGAAAGGTGAACTTATTGACTATAATATGTTAGGGAGATATTTTATTGGAGAAAATGTATCAGGAACTCTAACAAGTATTATACCGAGTAATAAAGAAAATGAAGAAAGTAAATATCTTTGGTATCGCTATGATGAAAACTTAGTTAAATTAGTTGAAGATTTTACATTAGAATTAACTATCGCGAAAATAAACGATGAATTAAACAAAAGAAAATGATAGAAAAAAACAAATTAGGCGCTGGTATTTCTTTTACTTTAAGAGGAAAAAAGATTAGAGGTATTGTTTGTGGTGAAAGGACACATGCACAACCTCAATACTTCACTGTTGTTCATATATTAGATTCTTCTGATGCTAGACTTATTGAAAAGTTTTGTGTAGGAGCAGGCACTCGAAACGATGATGACCCTGAAATTTATAATGTTCACAATGAAGGTGAAATATATTCAGCTTCATCATTAGTTATAGATTCGAAGTATTGGAAAGATTTTATACCTTACGAAGAATTTGAATCTATAAAGTCAAATTGTTTCTATGTTTCATTAGGGAATTTAACTCTATGGGATGAGGAGGATGAAGTTCATAATTTGATTCGAGAAATTGATTTTGAGTTAGGGTTAGTTGTAGATCCTAGCCCAATAATTATTGATTAAATAAGATTATTAATATAACTAATTAACTTGATATGGAATTAAAAATAGGGAGTTTAGTAAGAATTAAACTAATTGGAGAAGCACGAGAAATTCAAGGTGTTCTTATAGGTGAAAGAAAAGAAATAGAACCTCACTTTGCCACTGCTGTATATATATTAGACTCTACAGATAGTTGTAAGTTGTTAAATGAATACTCAATTGGTCATCAGAGTGTTAGATTTGTAAATCCTTTAGATAAAAGTATACATTCATTTGGGTCAGATGTCTGGTTAAAGTTAATTCATGTTAACTTGTACAATCGCATAGTTAATAATAATAAAATTTATTTAATTGATTACGAGAACTTAAGCCCTATTACCAATAATGATGGTAAGGTTATATTACTAAATCATAAAATGCTTGAGGTAATTGTAGGGATAGATGATGAGTTGAATAGGAAAATAGTTCCGTATGAAAGTGTTTATTCAGTAGATGATGAATTATATTCTGTTGGAGCATAATGAAAAATACAAAGACAAATCATATTGCAAAAGTTTTAATGAGAACACCTATTGCTATAAGGTATTTTTCACAACAAGAACTTATTGACATTTTAAACATGGTAGGTTTACCTTTAAATAGAGTTGTGCTCGATTCAAACGGGTTACTTTCTTTTTTTTGGCATAGTCAACAAAAAACATTTACTTTAGAAGATTTAAGCGATGGTTTTACTATCGAAAGTGGATTTGATCTTGAAGACCAAAACTTTTATGAAGCAGAACGAGGATGTGACTTTCATCTCTATCAATATGATAAAACAAGTTATTATAAAAATTATTCTTATACAATCTTAAACTATTCTGAATTTATAGAAAAATGTGAATTTTATAAAACTTTAGAAGAAATAGAAAACGAATTAAACAATGGACCAATTAACAGAATTTAAAATAGGGAAGAAAATTGAGCTTAATTTTCATTTACCAGGTGTTTCAAATCATATTGGAAAAGGTATTTTGATTGGTGAGAGAGTTGAACCAGTTCCATGGAAGAGTACATTAATATTAGTAAATAATAAAACTGATCGAATGTATTTAGAAAGAATTATCGAGCAAGGTGTTTTAGGTGAAGCATTGAGAAAGTTAACTGATAATTTGCACTTAGTAGATGCAAAATTTTCTAGTTATTCTGACACGTGGGAAAACTTATTAGATTATGAATTGTTGTTAAAGTTGCATAAAAACATCTATTTGATAGATTATCAACATTTAAACCAAATTTTTGATGCAAAAACTAATTTACCTTTATCAGAAGATTTAAAATTGTTAGAAGTAGTTTCTAGTATAAATACAGAATTAAATGAAGTATAAATTAAAAGATTGGGTTTCTACAGAATATGGCTCTAAACAAATAGTAGCTATATTAGAGTATAACGAAACTATGAATTATGTTTTAGGTTTCAGTGAAACAGATAATCCTGATTTTGATTTTATTTGTTGGCCTAAAGTAAATGATATAACATTTCAAGAACATTATCAAGGGTTTGATGATATTAAAATCCTTGAAGAAGTATCTTGTGTTTTTCTAGTATTAAGAAGTTATATCGGATATCGTTGTATATCAGAAAGTGAAATTTTTGCAATTGAAAAAGAAAGTGAATTTATCAATATAATTGAAACTATTAATGTAGAATTAAACAATTAAGATATGATAGAAATAAAATATAAATTAGGTGAGTGGGTTTACTTTAATAATGCATTACTCCAAATTGTAGCTATCATAAGATCAGATAATGAAATTCATTACATTTTAGGTTACAAAGACTATTCTTTAAACCCTAGCTGCTGGAGAAAACCAGAGTCAACATTTTCTGAATATTATCGCAGCAGGTCAGACACTTTAATTGTTTTGGAAGAATTACCCCCTGACCAATTACCTTATAAACTCTTTTTCGGTGTCATAGAGTATGACCTTATAAATGAATTTGAAAAAGTAGTACTTCAAATAAAAGAAGAACTTGTTACCTAGTAATACTCAATAGAATCAATGGGTTGAAAGTTTACTAGTTATATCATATCTTTAGATTATAAATTAAATGGTATGAAAACAGTTAATTACATAACATTAACAAATTAAACGATTAAAATGAAAAAAATAAAAGTAATAAGCAAAGGGTATACTCTTACAGTTGTTTCCTGGGAAATTGATGATGCTACATTTGAATTTAACTATAAAACACAACAAGTTACTGTTGAAGATAAAAACGTTGCAGCAGCACTTGTTAAAATGTGTAGAGAGTTATTATTATCAATAAACAATAGTACAACTGGTGTTGGTAATGCTACAAAAGATAAAACAGAAACTGCAGAAAAACTAGTTGTAGAGTTTATGAAAAGCAACCCTGTTTTATGTAACGGTAAAAGTGAAGCTAAAAAGCTTATCCCAATTGCGAGAGATTGGATTTATAATCTTGTAGATAGTTCAGAGTATTATTATGCAAGAGTGTGTGAAAGTGTTTCAGTTACTTATTCCTCTGAAGATGTTTATTTAGAAGAAGTTAATTTTTAAAATGGAAACACATTTAGAGAAAATAATAAGACTCTTTGATGAATTAATTGCTGAAATTAAAACTCTTCAAACTGAAGAAGAAAAGCAAAAACAATTAAATAAAACAGGTAAAAAGTGAAAACAATTCCAACAGCAAAAGAATTTCTTAAAGAAAAAGGCATTGACAATGAACTTGTTGAAGAGCTTTTAATAAGTTTTGCAAAATTACACCTTCAAGCTCAAAGAAAAGAAATGGAAAAAGAAAAAAGTTACAGAGGAATGTTGGTGGAAGTTATTGTAAAATCTTTCATCACAGATTATTTATTTCATTCAGTAGATAGATTAAAAGAAATTTTACAAGAGAAATTAGACTTAAACTTAAAGTTCGATACAAACGTTTCAGAAATTGAAACTAAAAATGAACATGTATTAGGTAAAATTTCTTTTGAAGATGAAAATAATGTGGTGAGAGTAATAGATTTTACAATAGCTGGTAGTTCGGTGGTTGTTTAAAAGATTTATCGTAGCATTCGATTAACAAAGTTTATCGTAGCATTCGATTAACAAAGTTTATCGTAGCATTCGATTAATAAAAGATTTATCATAGCATTTGATTAACCTAACGGGTCTAGGGTAACCCAACTTGTTCATTGAAGAGCAAACTAGAGGGGAGAGAAAATTTCTCTAAAGAACTAACCTATTGAAACTGTAATATTAACTTATTGCAGTTTTTATTTTAACAATAAAAGTAATATCTTTATCATATGGAAGGGAAACTAGAAGCAAAATGGGCTTTAAGATTTAAAGTAGGTGATATTGTTCATTTATTAGATCATGAAGCTTTATATTTTTTATATTACGTAAAAGAAATTAACTTTGAATCTGAATGTTATATTGTCAATAAAGGACTTTTATACTTTGAAGATCAAGATAAGTTTGAGTTATATACAGGTGAAGTTAGAGAAGACTTCTTAGAAGAGGTTGAAGCATTCCGATTAGGGGAATTGATAAAATCAATCGATTACGAATTATATATGTAATATGATACAATTGAGAGATACTTTCGGACATAAGTTATTAATAGATACTGAAGAGAGTATAGGTTTAAAGGAGTGGTATTATGATAGTCTTAAAGGAACAGTATGGCAGAATATCAGCAACTCTGCTTTAAAAGAAGCTTACCCTTTCTGTTTTAAGATCATTGCAGCTGAAAAAACACTAATAGACTTATATAACATGAAAAAGGTTGAAGAGTTTTTAATTGCTAAAGAACCTGAAGAACAATTTGACTTTCTTCATTTAATATTAAGTTATAGAGGGGAAGAGTTATATGACTATTCTAATTCAAATTGGGGATATGAGTTGCAGCAACCATCATGGTCACGAGCAGAAGGGTCAAAATATAATGGTTTAATAACATCTTCATTTGAATGTTATAAAAAAGCAGATGATAGTATTAATTTTACTATCGGAACACCACACGACTTATATCGCTTCTATTTAGAAACTTTAGTATTACTCGAACGTGCGAACAATAGTGAAGAAATTTCAAGAGTTATAAGTGCAATTGATCGAGAGTTAAATGAAGACGAGCTTTAAAAAAGGGGATATTGTAACTTGTATAGATAATTCTAATCTAGACATAGAAAAGAACGGTGTTTCTATAATACGTAAAGGAGCAAGATATATCGTTCAAAAGACTATGACTTGTCATAAAGGTTGTTGTAACCTCATTGATATAGGTCTTTCAGTTGATTTCACAAGAACAAACTGCGGCTGCATTATAACAGATAAAAAATGGTGGATGAAAGCTGAAAGGTTTAGATTAGCTTCATCTACTATGAGCGAATTAGATAAAGTAGTCTACTCTATTAAAGAAGAATTAAATAAATAACTAATGGGTTCATTTTTATATAACATAGGTGATATTGTAACAGTTCACTCTCCAGGTAAGTGTTACTCTCGCTGGGTGGAGATGTTTAAATATCTTGGGTTCAAGAACGTTAACCCAATAGATGAAATTAATAAGAATCATATTCAAAACCAAACCTGGATTGTGTTCAACTCAATAGAACATAGTAATAGACGAACAAATATTTATGCTATTCGAAATATAAACAACTCAGATGAAGAGTTATTAATAGATGAAACAGGTATTAGTTGTGATTCAAGTATTAACGGTATAGTTTCACAGATCAATTACGAACTTAACAATTCATAAGAAGATGTCTAATAATAAATTTAAGATAGGAGATATTATAGTTTGTGTCAACTCTGATAAGCTTCGACCAACGAGTAGGAATAAACCACCTGTTCGTTTAGATAAGAGATATATTGTTCAAGATATTATAACCTGCGATAAGGGTTGCTGTAACCTTATTGATATAGGGTTCTATTGTCAAAATAGGATAGAGACTATGTGTGGTTATCAATTGGATGATGACATCTGGTGGATGTCTGCTAGCCGCTTTATTAAAGATAAACTTAATAAGAAAGAAGTAATACTCATTGAAGATGAATTACAAAGGGTATGTCATTCAATTGAAAAAGAATTAAAATAAGTAATATGAAAAATAAATTCAATATAGGTGATATTGTATATGTTAGTAAACCTGGAATGATTCATAGTACTTATGTAGATATGTTTAAAGAACTTGGCTTCATTAATCAAGTAGAGAATTCATTATACTTAGCTGATCAATTACATCTTAAAACTAAACCTTGGGTTGTATGGGCCGTTACTAAACATCCTATCTTTAAAACTTTTATTTATGCTCTTCAAACTTTAGACTCCTCACAAAGACAATTATTAATACAAGAGAATGGCATTGGCTTTGGTCCTTCTTCTACCTTCACTTCTGTAGAAGAAGCTATTTTTATTATGAATATTGAACTACTACAAGAGTAAACTTCCTACTAGAATTAAATTTATTTTTTTTGAAACCCGGAATCAGGTAGGCCCCTTTTTGGGAATAATGGGAGAGGCTAATTCTCATCGTCCCCGAGATTTTAGAGTAAAAGTTGGTCTTTCATTTCTAATGCATTTCAAAACAAGAAATTCCAATATTCCGGGGAAATTTCTCCCTAAAATTTTAAAATAAAAGTTACTTATCATAACTTACTTTCTATTAAAACTTTTTAAAGTTATATTCAATTCATTTATCTTTAGAAAATGATAACTTTAGAACAAAAGATTCGATTTTCATTAGCATCTTCACCTCTTAAGATTTGCAATGCAACTGTCTTAGGGGTGTTAGCATGGAAAGGGTCTATTCAATATTTAGTTAGTATTGACGATGAAGAGTGGAGTAGTCAATATGGTTGGAATCCTATTCAACTTCCAGACTCGGGTTCAAGTAGTCCTGTTTCTGATTATATTACTTCTAGATTTAATTATGAAATAGTTGCTATGATTCCAGAATCATCTTTCAAAAATTACAATGCATGTTTATTTATCGACTCTTCTCAGATAACATTATCAGGAGTTGAATTAGCAATAAGTCAAATTAATGAAGAATTAAGTAGTTAATATAAGTCTCGTGAGAAAAACATTTCCTTTGCATTCAAAAGTAGTTTACCATGACCAAGATCGCGGTAAAACTTATCTCGGACGTGTATTAGCTATATTTGAATGTGGAACTCATGTAATAGGGTTTAAGAGTTCAGACCCGCAACCTGCTACTTGGAATCCTAATAGTCGAAAAACTCTCTCACCAGCACAGTATATTACATATGATACTAATTACTTAATAAAAGAAATAGTTCCAGCATGGGCTTTCGCAGATGAAAGATGTATGTATGTTAACCCTAATAAACTTCGAGAAGTAGATGATTTATTCAATTTAATAGCTGAAATTAATAAAGAATTAAAATAGTCAATGAATAAGAAAGTTTTAAAAGAACAAGTTTATTTAATGAAATACGAACTTGGTGTAGCAGGGAGTAAAACGTTAAGAAAAAAGTCAGCAAAGTATAATGAAAAATCTCTTTATAAAGAAGGGGAAATAGTTGAATGTGTTTTCGTAACAGGTGGCAAAGCAAAGATACATTTAATATTAGGAAAGAGTAAAAGACGTAATGCTCCGATGAATTATCTAATTGAATTATCAAAAGGATCGAGTGGATGGGTATTATCTGAAAAAGAAAGATTACAATATGGATGTCATCCAGATAAACAATATAAAATAGTTTTAGAACAATGGCTGTTAAAAAAGCATTAAAATTCGGGGAAGATGCACCCCCTTTTAAGAAAGGTGATATTGTTGAATGTTTACCAGGTTTTGATGGTGCTGAAAAAAACGGTGGTTCAGGTTATTGGCCTGGTCGTATTTTTAAAATAGGAGAGATTTCAAACGCTGTAACTCCAATTGTACTCTGGCCAGATGAAAAGTATGATAGAGCACTTTATAAACTAGAGGAGCTCAGTGAGCAAAGGAGATTTGATTTGAGGAACGGAGTGTATGGTTACGCGGTTACACCTATTGATGAGGCTATTTCAGTTGTAATCGATAAGATTAACATAGAGCTTAACAGTTTGTAAGTTTACAAAAAAAACGTTATATTTAGATAACTTAAAAACCCAATAAACATGGCAATCTTAAATTTAAAAGCTTTAATTTCGATTAAGGTTTATAATTCTGAAGTTTCTAGTAGATTTTATGTTAACTTTGCTCGACCAAAATGGTTATGGCGAAAGGCTCGACCAGCGCGAGTAAATTCTCTTTATGAATCACCTCTTTCAATCGAAGAGTTCCAAAAGAAGCATAAAGTTAAATATCACTGTAATGCACTTTGTTCTGAAGTAACAGTTAAACCATCTTGTCAGTTAGATTTCGGAACGGTAAAAGAAACTTTCTACTTCAACACAGTAGAAGAAGCTTTCAAGTTTCGCGATTCAATCAAATTTGAAAATACATTAGATACTGGTGATTACCCAGAAAATTGGTCTAACATATATTAATTAAAAAAATAAAACCATGGATATTAAAATCTTCACTCTCATCGGCTTAATATTTTTAGCTTATGAAATTCTAGTATTAATCTATACAACAGAATATATTAATATTCTCGAGAAGGTTAAAACTTTAGATGTTTTATTAGCAAAAGACCCATCAAACGAACTTACTAAAAGAGAAACACTTTGGGTTGTAGTAAACATATTTTATTCGATATGGGGAATTTTCGGAATCTTAACTGATTATTTTTTCTTATTTGCTTTATGGTTTTTCATCGGTTGGGGTTTAAGTCATGTAAAAAGAGTTACCACTAATGATAATTTTAAATGGACACTCACTAAATTTGATGCTGAGATAAGTATTGCATTTTATATAGTATTGTTTGTTTCTGTATTCATTTATGGATAAAGCTTTTGACATAAACGGTGAAGAGCTTCATGTGCATGATAAGGTTTTAGAAACCTGGGAACATTCACCATTTTATAACCAGGTATTTGAAATAGTGAAAATTGACTCAGAGGGGATGGTTTATTACAGTAGACAAGAATTTAGTAGACTTTCATGTTCCCCTAGTTGTAAATTAAAAAAAGTTGAATCATTATATAATATAGTAAGTAAAATTAACAACGAATTAAATAGTTAGAACAATGGCAAGATCAGCAGGTAAAAAAGCAACATCACAAAATTTAGAAGGGAAGTCTGTTTATTTTTATGTTAAAGTTTTATCTTGCGGAACTGAATGTGTTCGTGGGCCGTATATGAGAAAAAACAAAGCAAGAAACGGTGAGAGATTAGAAGAGTATGCATTAATTAAATTTAATTAAAAATGAATATATCAGCAAACGTATTAGAGCAAGCAATTTTATTTGCTGCAGAGAAACAAACGGAGTATTATAGTGCAAAGTTAGATACAATGGTATTCTATAACGATTGCGGAGTACGTATTGAATTGGATAAATAACGTATCGGGGCTTTGCGTAGTAGCCCTTAGTAGAACTTAAAATTAACCACGACACTTGATAGGGCTATTACGCAAAGCCCTTGTTATGTGCCGTTAAATTTAGAACGATGAAAAAAGTATTTAAAAATGATGGTGATTTGATTTTGCGTTTTGCTAAAGATGCGAAAGAACAAATTGTTAAATGGCTTGATGGTGTTGATTATGATTATGCTGTTCAATACGCAAAAGAAGCGGATTGCCCTGTTTTTGGTAAAGCGTTAGATTTTCCTTGTGTGGTCGCTTAATGGCACATAACGTTTTGTGGCTTTGTGTCTGTTTGCCCCTTGCACAAAGTTTTAATTTACGACAAATGTTGATGGGGCAAATAGCACAAAACCGCTGTTATACGCTGGCACGGTTAAAACAGAAGGTATTTTACTTTACGGAAAAGTAGGTAAAATAGGTACAATTACTGGTTTCAGTAAAAACTACAGAGGTGTATCGTGTGTAAACGTTACTATAAATGATGTTGTAGGAGAACTTATACCTGTAAGTTCTTCTTTTATTCTTTTAGAAGAAAAATATGTTAACAAATAAAGAAAAGAAAAAATTACAAATAGAGTTAAAATATTTGTTAAAAAAACATAAAGTAAAAGTTCGTAAGTGGTCTAAGAAAAACCAAGGTTTAGCTTATATTGAAAAACGAGAAATAGAAATACCAAAAGTTAATTCTATTATTAGTTTTATGATTGGTTTGCATGAATTAGTTCATGTAATTTATAATTTAGATTATAAGCGAAGTCGTTTAACATGCGAGTTTAAAGTTGAACTATTAACAATAAACTGGGCAAAAGAATATAACTTACATAAAGATTACCCTTATGAATTTCAACATTACATTAAACACACTATAAAACATTTAGCTATGTATTGCAATCAGGAAAACAAATATCCCAAATATGTTATAAATTGGATGAGACAAAATGAGAATAAACATAAAAAAGTTTAATACTAAAACTTACGTTCAAAGAGAAAACTGGGGGAAGGGACCTTCTAAAAAGAAACAAAAACAACCTCTTTTTAAGAGAGATACTTTCCATACAGTGAAAGAAGAAATGATTAAAGCAGAATCATTAAAATTATTCGGTTGGGAGAAGTATATAGGTTATGTTCAAATAGATCCTAAAAAAATAGTTCCAGCTATAGAACAAGGTTTCAGCACAGAAGAATATGAAAACATATTACTTTTACATTCTGAAATTGGAACTGTTTTTAGTGTAGAGATAGGTAATACTTTAGTATTTTCTTCATTTCATAGTTCAGCTTCATTTACTTCTACAACAATAAAGACTAAAGCTAATGAAACATATTTAGTTCCATTAAGTTTACTGAAAACTGTTGAACCAACAGATGAAGAAGTTTATGTTGAATTAATGAATCGAGAATTGAATAAGTAAACTATGAAGCACACAATACTTTTAAGTAAATTTGTTGAAGTTCGTTTGAAAGAATCTCAAACGAGTAGTTTTATGTCTCATGGAATAGTTTATAAAACAAATGAAATTTCATTCAACAGTTCAGCAGCTTTATTTGCAATCAGATTAGCTGATGGTTATTTTCACTTCCTTGTTTCTCGCTTCGATATTCTCTCTTCAGAAGATGAAAAGCTTATCAATGACATTATTTTTTTTCAACAAACAATACAAAACATTAACAGGGAGTTAAAATAAATTAAAGACTAGAGATAGATAATTCTGCAATAGTCCAAGTTACTTCTAGCATAGGTAATGTATCAGTAGTAATTTTAGCGCGATACCCTAACTCTTTTAATCTTTTAAGAATGTAGTTTTTTATTCTTTGTTCTTGTAGAGGTCCTGAAACTGAATTCAAAGCAGTATCAATATCATATTCAATTTTATATTCTGTTTCTTCTTGAGTAGCAGTATCAATAGCTAAAGAAAGATCATTCTTTATAGTATTAATAAAAGGTTCATCTCTCAATAGAGTTTCATCAGTTAAAGTTTTAATATTTTTTAAGTCTGCCATTAATTACCTATTTTTAAATAAATATTAAAAATGACTAAAGATTTAGCAAAAGTGATTGTGGAAATAAGAAGAGAATTAGGTTTCCCTGATTTCTCTCATGGTGACATTGTGTTGTTTAAAAACAACTCTTATATACCACCTGAATTAGTTAAAGGTAAGTTTATTAGTTATTGCATAGAAACACCAGAGGTTGCATTGATACAAGTTGCTGTTCCTTCTGACGGTTATTATTTTTACGATTTAGCAAAAAAACATTGGGTAGAAGAAATAGAAAAATTTTTAGGTACAAAGTTAGATTCACTAGGTTACTATCTATGGGTTGAACATGTACATTTATCACTAGACTATGAAGAAGACATACCTAGTGATACATGAGATTAGATAAATTCTTTTTATTTTGACTGTATAAGTTATATTTTTAGTATAACTTATTAATCAAAACACATGAAATCAGACGTTAATTTAATTTGTACAGAAGGTTCTAGTAACAAGTATTACAATTTCCATGATAATGGAAACGGCACATTTACTGCTACATATGGCCGCATTGGTTCTACAAAACAAAAAGCAACATACTCTTCTCGGATGTGGGATAGTAAATTGAGAGAGAAATTAAAAAAAGGGTATAGAGATGTTACAGGTGTAGACTCTAAAGATATTGAATTCCAAAAGTTAATTAAAGAAATGGAAAAGGAGTTAGCTTCGTAATGGAAAAATATTATTTAAAAACTAGTAAAGTTGAGAATAAACCTGGTCAATGGAATTCTGTCTTATGTGAGATTTACAACTCAAAAGATGAAAAGTTAGGGGAATATCTCCGACATTATTATTCATTCGCTTTTTCAACCTTTTTTCCATTTTCTTCAAACGGTAAAGATTATGCTTTGTATTCAGCTGACTACAATACAATTTCAGTAATGAATTTACCGAACTGTACACCTGTTGAACTTAAACCAGAATGTATTGAACAATTAAATCATTTTTGTCCAGTTGAAGTTTATGTCCCTCGTTTTGAAGACCATGATAAGTATAGAAGTCAAATTCATTCTTCAGATGAAAAATATGAAGAAGGTTATAGTGGGTTTTCTACTTTAGCTTTTGTTACCGGTTGTGTTTGGGGAGATGATAGTTCTTGGAAGTTAAATTTATTAGACTTGTCAAACATTGAAAACGGTGAACTATGGTATGTCGATAATTCTTTAAACAAGAAATGGTTATATGTTGATACTCCTATATCACCTGATAAATTTCATTGCTTTTTTGAGAAAGATAGCAACTTTCCTTATGCCTATGACCAAGTTATCGAAGAGCATCAAAACTTTCGACACAATATTTTAAATGAGTTAGAAATAAATGAGCATGACTCTGTAATTTCAATAGTTAATATTGAAGATATTCCTAGAGAAACAGAAGGTGTTGTAGTTCATGTTTATCATAGTTCTAAAGTTTTTGCAGTAGAATTTTTTGAAAATAAAAAAAGCTTAGGGGTATTCACAGTAAAAGGACATCAATTAAAAAAACTCAATACATCAAATGAAAATAAATAATCTTCTTAAGTCACGTTTATTTCTCTCATGTTTAGGGACTGTAATGTTTGTATTAGGATTTTGGAGCTGGTGGCAAGTAGCTGACACTCCATCATCTACACCTATTTACTGGTTTCAACTTACACTAGGTGTAATTTTAATAGTTTTTTCATTAGCATTAACTTATCTACTTTATCTTGACTGGTGTTCAAAAAAAGAACCTAAAAGTGAATTGAAAGATGAATATTATTTATTTCTAGATGATGACCGTATTCCAGCTGATTGCGCTACGTATATGTATGCATTTAAAGTAGATTGTAAGATTTATCATAAACCTTGGGAGATTGTAAGATCTTATAGTCAATTCAAAGAAATAATTGAAAGGAGAGGTTTACCAAAATTAATTTCCTTTGACCATGATTTAGCTGATAATTGGAAATTGAGAGAAAGTTTAGATATTAAAGATTGGTTTGATGAAACTGAAGGTAGAGAGTATACAGGGATGGATTGTGCAAAATGGTTAGTGCAATACTGTTTAGAAAAAGATTTACTATTACCTAAGTTTATAGTTCACTCTGCTAACCCTGTAGGGAGAGAAAATATTAAGTCTTATTTAACTAATTTCAAACTAAGACAAGGTTTAACGATTGGTGATGTTGAGTGGAGTTGGAGAAAGGATTTAAAAGATAGTTATCTTTGGGAAGCTAATTGGGTATCGTTAGATGGTGATGGGATAAGATTATATATTCAAAAAGATGAAACAGGTTTTTCTTTAGAGTGTTTTAGTGGTATTCCAGCAAGTTCAATTAACATAGATTCAATAGATTATGGGTCATTGTGGAGTAAGATGAATGTAGTTGAACCTATATCAGATTATAGTTATATTCAACAAAGTGTAATAATAGCAAATTATTTATGTGAACAATTTTGCGAAAAAAGCGAATTTTAATATGACAAAGTTTTTTAATTATCAAGCATTCCGTAATGATGAACAAATGTTCAAACATTATGTAACAGCATTTCAAATGTTGTTCAATGAAGGATCTATTTTTGTTTCTACTAGGTTTAAAATGATTTATGTTTTTACTTCTAAAGAGTTAACTGTTAGGGAAATTGTTTTATTATTTGAGAAAAACCAAGTTGGTGGTGCAAAAACTTTTGAAGGTATTTTACAAGAAATAAGCCCTTGTTCACTTTCAGGTTATCTTCCAAAAGTTTTCTTTGACACAAAAGATGGCAAAGATCAATTTAGTAATTTTGAAGATATTTTAGTAAAAGCAAGGGAAGAAGAAAAAGGTAGCTTAATAGGTACAGTCGCAAAAATTAAAGAAGAGTTAAATAAAGATTAGTAATGACGATAGAAGAGTTTATTGAAACTACGTATAATGTAACAGTTACACCTGGGTTTTCTTATCAAAAGATAAGACCTAGGATTGTTTGTAATGATGGGTTTAGTTTAAGTGTTCAATGTTCTGAATATGCTTATTCTACACCTAGAAAAAACATTAAAAAGTATACAGAAGTAGAAATAGGTTATCCTTCAAGTGAAGAAGAATTAATTGTTGAGTATGCTGAAGACCCAGATCATCTAACAGAAACTGTTTATGGTTACGTTCCTATAGAAGTAGTTAGAGAGGTTTTAAATAAACATCGAGGTATTAATATTGGTGCAACATTCCCTCGTATCGTTGAAGAAACAGTAAAAAAGATAAATAAAGAATTAGATGAAGAAAGATAAAGATAAAGAAGAATTTCTCATTGACAAGAAAATTATAAGTGGATTGACCCCAGGTCAATGTAACGCTTTAGCTAACTCTATTGAAGAAAACTATCATAAGTTGAAAGAGACTTGGGAGTTGGTTAAGACAACTGCAGAACAAAAAAGATATTTAGAAAGTTTAGATTTAAGAATAAAAAACTATAGAGCATATTACGAACAAGACTTACTGAGTACAACAAAAGAAAAACAATAAAATAGTTTGTAGTTTGAAAAATAAAGCATACTTTTAGGTTATAATTAAGAGAATAAGTATATTTAATAACAATGAAAAGAATTTTTAACATAACTTTTTGTCCGATAACAATCGTTGAGGATATTATTGCGGTGGATGAACCGTCAGTAAAAACTAGAGGTATGTAAAAATAAAAATATATTAAATATTTAAACCTCTAGTTGTAAAAAAGCTAGAGGTTTTTTTATCTTTAAAAAACAACGTGTGGTATAAGGGGTAGGTTTATCTCGAGAATATGGTGTAATCTGGTCGCACAAATGCTTTGGGAGCATTAAGAGCCGTTCAAATCGGATATTCTCGACTTCTTTGGTTCGAACCTTGCTACCCTGACAACAATTAATAATGCTCCCGTCGTCTACTGGCTAGGACATAAGGTTTTCAACCTTAAAAAGGCGGATCGATACCGCTCGGGAGTACAAACAAAAAAATAACAATATGAAAAAAACTTTTAAAAAACTTTTAACTATCAAGAAGAAAGAAACTGTAAAAGAAATTAAAACTTTTCATTCTATAGCAATAAGAGTAGATGAAATAGGTAAAAAGAGATTAATAATCTAAAACAATCTTGTTCTAGTTGTGTGATAGCATATAGAATCCAAAGTAAATCTTAGTAATAGGGTCTAAGAAGATTGTTTTAAAATTTTGGTCTACGGGGCTGCTAGACGTGGCCGTCGCACTGTCACTGCGAAGATTCAGATGGGTTTAAATCCCATGTAGACCGCCAAAATAGCACAATCGTCTAATTGTACGAAAATCGTACTGTTAGTTTTCAGTTCGAAAGACTATTGGAAAAACTGATACGGTAAGGGTACCGGCTTTGGATGCCGGAGATCTAGGTTCGAGTCCTAGTTGTGCTGCTAAATTGAAATGATTATGAATATGGATTTAAACTTAACAGCTATTGTCAAAGATAACTTTGTACACTTTAGAAGATATAGAGTAGGTAATTTCTTTTACGGAGTTGTATACAAAGGAGAAAAGTATGAATTTCCAGTTCCTTTAGAAGATATCGGAGATGCAACATTGCCTGATTCTGACAAAGCAATTATGTTTATGCGTTACATAAGAAAAGCAATTAACGATAATACATTTGTAAGTATAAATTAATTAATAAGGGCTTGTAGCTCAACTGGCTGAGCGCTTCGTTTGCAACGAAGAGGATGAGGGTTCAAATCCCTTCAGGTCCACTGAGTAAATTACAATATATACTCATATAATTCAGTGGTAGAATGCGATCCTGATAAGATCGATGTCGAAGGTTCAATTCCTTCTATGAGTACATGAACAGTAAAAATAATGATTACAGAATTAGACAATAAAGTTCAAAAAGAAATTGAAGCAATTTTCGATAAAGAAAAGGAAACTAAAAACTTACCTTCTCGTAAACGTAAGTTGAAAAGAATGAGATTAAAAGTTTGTAAGTTTTTTTCTTTTAACTAATTTTATGTCCGATTAGCTCAGCAGGTTTAGAGCGTTGGTTTTACACACCAAAGGTCACAAGTTCGACTCTTGTATCGGATACTTAAAAAAAAGAAAACATGAATGTAAGTGGTTATGAAATCGAAAACCGTTATCTCTTAAAAAGAGTTCCAAATATTTCTTTTGATGAGGTTTTTGAAATTGAACAATTTTATACCCCTGAAGGTAGATTTAGATTCAAAAAAAATAAGAACACAAAAGAGGTTTCTTACTATCAAACGAACAAAAAAACTATATCACCTGGTGTTAATGAAGAGATTGAAAAAGAGATCTCAGAATTTGAATTTAACAAAGCTATTAAAACAGCTACAAGAAAAATAGTTAAAGAAAGAGGTATAATAAAACATTCAGGTTTAACTTGGGAAGTAGATTATTTCATTGGAAACTTATTAGTAATCTTAGAGGTTGAAGTTGATACTGTAGAAGATCTTAAACAAATTGTTTTACCTGACTTCTTTCAAGAGGTTTTAATCTTAGATGTTACAGGTATAAAAGAGTTTTCAAATTATAATTTAGCTGACAATATAAAAAACTAAAAATGGAATTAGACAAGTTTGTAAATCAAGTTTTAAATAAAGAAAAGGGAACAGTAATTAAATTATGCAAAGAGTCTAAATTGATTCCTAGAGTTGTGAGAGAAGATAAAACAACTTTTTTCGGAACACAAGACTTAAACTTTGAAAGAGTTAATTTAGAAATCGACAACGGTATTGTTACAAACGCTTATTTAGGATAATGGAACTATCAATTTTACATATTTCTGACACACACAATAAACATAAAATTATTCCGAAAGACTGGTTAGTGCCAGCAGATGTAATTGTACATTCGGGTGACATTTCAGGTAGAGGTTATTTTGCAGAAATTGAAGATTTTTTAAGCTGGTATTCAAACTTAACACAATATACATATAAAATTTTAATTGCAGGTAATCATGATTTTGGTTTTCAAGATAACCCTAATAAAGTGCGAGAGTTATTGAATGATTATCCTGATATTATTTATTTAGAAGATTCAGGTGTTGAAATTCTTGGGGTAAAATTTTGGGGTTCACCTTGGCAACCTACTTTCTTTAATTGGGCTTTCAATTTAGATAGAGGTTTACCTTTGAAAGAGAAATGGGATTTAATACCAAAAGATACAAACGTATTGATAACACATGGACCTGTTAAGGGTTATAGAGACAAAGTTTACAATAGATATAGTACAAGTGGTGAAAGTGTAGGTTGTGAAGATTTGTTGAAAGTAGTTTTAAAAATAAAACCTAAATTATTTTGTTGTGGACACATCCACTGCAGTTATGGTATAGAAGAAAACGAAAATACTATATTTAGTAATGGATCGATTTTAGACGAAGATTATCAAATTGCGAATCACCCTAATGTTTTTAAAATCAATTGCCCATGATATTATTAGAGTTTACAAAGCAAGAGTTAAGTAAATGTGTTTTAGCACAAATACTTACAGGTAGAGGGAAAGATCAATATGAGTCTATGTTAAGTGTAGGAATATCTCCAAGTATAGTGGAAAATTGTATAAGGAATAAAGTTACATTATCACAGTATGAAAAAAAACAAATTGAAATATTAAAAACGATTATTATATAATGAGAACAAATTTAACAATATGTATATGTTTAAAAAATTTAATTCTACCTAAGAGTTGAAAGACATAACTATTGTTATAACTTAAAACCTCTAGATAGAAATATTTAGAGGTTTTTTTATTTGCTGGTATCGTATAAGGGTTATTACACAGAGCTTATACCTCTGTTAAGATGGTTCAACTCCATCTACCAGTACCGGGTAACTTTTGAAATTATCTGATATTTAAAGATAATGGCAAACAAGTTAGAAAACAAAAAGTATCATTTTATTTATAAGACAATAAATCTTATAAATGGAAAGTATTACATAGGTATGCATTCAACTAATGATTTAAAAGATGATTACCTGGGTAGTGGAACTTATTTAAAACGATCTATCAAGAAGTATGGTAAAGAAAATTTCAAAATAGAAATATTACATTGGAAAGGGAATAGGGAAGAGTTAGTAAACCTAGAAAAAGAAATTGTTAACGAAGATGTAATTAAAGATTCATTTTGTATGAATCTTAAACCAGGTGGCTTAGGGGGATTTGTAAATGAGCTTCATAAACTTAAATTTATGAATGCAGCTAAAAATGCACTTGAAACTTATAAAAAACTTATAAAAGAGAACCCAGATTGTAAAAAAAAGTATTCTCAGATATGTAGTGATCGAAATAAAAGAAAACCAGGAAATGGGGCAAGTCATCTAAGTAATTATAATGCATTTAAAGTTCATAAACAAACAGAGGAAACAAAACTAAAACAAAGTCTAGCTAATAAAGGAAAAAGAACAGGTAAGGAAAACTCACAATTTGGGACTTGTTGGATTACTAAAGAAGGAATAAATAAAAAGATTAAAAAAGAAGAATTAATTCCAGAAGGTTGGTTGAGAGGAAGAAAGATAAAGTTTGATTAAAAAGGAAAGTAAAGCAGCTATATTGGAGTGGCGACGTGCTTTGAAACCACGGTATCGTAATGATTGGGGGTCGGGTCCTCTGCTTTCCGCAAAAACAATGCCCCTAAAGCATATATGGTGATGCACTCGGTTTGTACCCGAGAGAAGTGGATTCGAGTTCTACTAGGGGCTCTAAAGAAAACAGTATGAAAGAAGTAAAAGAAACTTGTTATAAAGGAACGAGAATTTTAATTGGAAATGGTAAACGTGAAATGTTAAACAAAATGATAACACGTCTTATCGAATTAGGATATCAAGAGATTCAAATTCCAATAATTCAATCTCAAGAAATGTTTGCTTCAAAAGTAGGTTTAGAAAACCAAAACATGATGTTTAATTTTAAAGATAGAGGGGATCGAGATATTTGTTTAGCACCTGAATATACAGCAGTTATTCAACAGTTAGCAAAAACAACCTATAAGTTTGAAAAAAATGTTAAACTGTTTTATATACAAGAATGTTTTAGAGGTGAGAAACCACAAGCAGGGAGATATAGACAATTTACTCAATTAGGAGTAGAGATTTTAAACCCTACAGAAGATATGTCTGATGAAATGCAAACATTAGCTTATGAGTTAACATCTCAAGTTAGAACAGACATTGAAGTAAATGTTGATGTAACAAGAGGGTTAGATTATTATAAAGGTGGAAAAGGGTTTGAAATAACTTGTCAAGCATTAGGAAGTTCAAAGCAAATTTGCGGGGGAGGTGAATATAATGGTGGTATTGGTTTCGCAATCGGAATAGATAGATTGTTACAATAATATATGGTGTTTTAAGCATTAAGGTGATGTGCAAGACTGTGAATCTTGAGAAGACGGATCGATACCGTCATTACACCCCAAAATTTGGTTCTATAGTTTAATTGAATAAAACGCTCGGCTACGAACCGGGAGATGTCTAGGTTTGAATCCTAGTAGAACCACAGTTAAAATACATTCGAGGGTCGTCTAGGGGTAAGGACGCCTCCTTCAGAGGGAGGAAACGCTGTCAGCTGAGTCAAAAGCTTAGCACCGATATTTATATATCTTTGGGTTGTTCGAATCCAGCTCCTCGAGCAAAAAAAAAAAAAAAGAAAAAAAATGCCGCTATAGTTCAGTTGGGAGAACATTAAGAACATAGTGTAGTTCGTAACAATGAATACATATACAGGAAGTAAACAACATAAACATAATCTTAAGTTTGCCGGGTTGAAAGGGAACTTGACAAAAATTAATGCAGCTAAATTAAGAGAAGCAGAATATAATCAAAATCCTAAACGATGTCAGTTTTGCAAAGAAGCAATTTCTTATAAAAAAAGAAACACTAATAAGTTTTGTAGTAGTTCATGTAGAGCAAAGCATACAAATAAGTTAAGGAAACCAAGAACAGTAGAAAGTAAGTTGAAGATATCTAAAAAAATGTTTTCTTTAAATTCTGAATTAAAAGGGCAAAGTTGGAAGATAAAATATGTTAACTGTAAAATTTGTAATAGTTTATTTGTATTAAGAACTACTGGAGTTCGAACAACTTGTTCAAAAGAATGTTATAGTAAAATTTGTAGTGTTAACGGTCGTAAAAACAGGGTAAAACGTTCTAAAGATGAAATTCAGTTGTATGAGTTATGTAAGAAACATTATAACAATGTAAAACATAATGAAGTAATTGTAGACGGTTGGGATGCTGATATTTTTTTAAAAGATTATAAAATTGCAATTTTTTGGAATGGACCTTGGCATTATCAAGAAATGAATGGTGTAAAAAACCACAGTTTAAAACAAGTTCAAACAAGAGATAAACTTAAAACAAAACTGTTTACAGATATAGGTATAAAAGTAATAGTTTTTGAGGATAGGGAATTTACACCTGAAACTGCTTTTGTTTTTTTAACAGGATATATCTCCTCACTCTCATAAGGTGTTGAAAGAGTAATTGGCAACATGTCAGTTCGATTCTGACTATCCTGACGTCCAGAAGGTCACCAGTTCAATCCTGGTTAGCGGTACTTACTTAGAGTAATATAGAAAATGAAATTGTTGTTTGTACTTTAATTTATAGGTTTTACTTTTAGAGAAAATTAAGAACAATTATGGATAACAATTGGGTACAAATTAATAATGATTTCCTTTTACAGGAAGTTAGTCAACAAGTAACTAAACTACCAGTAGGTGTGTATAAGATAAATGCAAACCCTATGACAGGGGAATTGTTTTTAACACATTTACAAAAAGAGTTTGAATTTCCGTATAAAGTTTACGGAGTTGAGAGTGAATTTGTTAAACGAGTAGGTAAAACATTTAAAGCAACTACTGGAAATTTGGGTGTCCTTATGAACGGTGTAAAAGGTACAGGTAAAACTGTTACTGCTGAAATGATTTGTAATGAATTAGGGTTACCTGTGTTAATTGTTCCAACTGCTTACAAAAATTTACCTGATTTTATTAATCGAGTACAACAAGATGTAACTATCTTTTTTGATGAGTATGAAAAGATGTATAACAATTACGATTCAAGTATATTGACAGTAATGGACGGTGTGTTAAATAACGAATACAGAAAAGTATTTTTATTAACAACGAACAACAGTTATATTAATGATAACTTGTTACAAAGACCAGGTCGTATTCGTTATGTAAAAGAGTTTACAGATTTAACTTTAGAAGTTATTATGGAAATTGTAGAAGATAAATTAATCCATAAAGAATTAAAAGATAAATGTGTTGATTTTATTTCTAAACTAGAAACAATTACAATGGATATTGTAAACTCTGTAATTGAAGAAGTAAACATCCATGAACAAGACCCTGTATTATTCAAAGATATTTTCAATATTAATATAATTGATAATAGAGTTAATTTGTTTATCATGGATCCAAACACATCTAGTTTAACAAAATTACAACATAAAGATGTGTGTATCAGTCCAGTTAAAATAACTGACAAAGTTGTAGGTCAATGGTTTAGAATTGACAATACAGAAATTGGTAAAATTTCAAAAGTTATTGACGATAAAACAATTGTTGTTAATACTTGGGATGATTTAGCTGAAGAATTTACCGGTTCTGAAATATTTAGAATAGAAACATTGAATTCGAAACATCATTCGTTCAATACAAAATTTTTACTTTAAAAAGTGTAATCAATGAGAGTAGTTTTAGTACTTAACGCAGATTACTCTCCTATGAATATAACTTCTTTAAAAAAGAGTTTTAAGTTAATTTTCAAGGGGAAAGCAGAGATTGTGTCTGAGGATCATTCATTTACTGTAACTACAGATAAGCGAATTTTTTATAAACCTTCTATCATTAGGTTAGTTAAGTATGTGTCTTATCCGTATAAGAAAATCCCACTATCAAAGCAAAACATTTTAAAGAGAGATGATTTTACCTGTGCATATTGCCCTTCTACAAAAGATTTAACCTTAGACCATATTATACCTAAATCAAAAGGTGGTCAGAACACATGGATAAATTTAGTTACATGTTGTTTTAAATGTAATGCAAAAAAGGGAAATAAATCCTTAGAAGAAGCAAATATGACTTTGTTAAGAAAACCATTTCAACCAAGTCACTCTTTCTTTTTAAGTAAGTTAGCTGTTAGGGAAGAATGGAAAGATTATTTTAAATAACCTAGTTGTTAATAAAAAAATAAAAAATAGTTTGATATTTAATTAATAAAGCATAATTTTAGAGTATGATTAAAAGAGATAACATATCATTGAGTCAACTTTTACTGAGTTTAAAAACCTCGGTCCAGGTTGTGATTTGTTCTTGATTTACTTCATTCATTTTGTAAATTGATTTTTAGCAAAGAGACCTGGACATAAAAGTTCAGGTTTTTTTGTACAATATGCCCAAGTGGTGGAATGGTATACACAGAGCAAAGCGTTCTAGACCTTGATTGGTTTGTAGGTTCGAGTCCTACCTTTACTACAAAAAGTTTTAAGTTTATTATTTTTTTTCTATTTTTAGATAAAATAAAAAAATATGAAAGCAACATGGAAATCAGTCAGAACTAATATTCTGCAAAGAGAAAGGAAAGCTGCTATTACTAGAGAAAGAAAATGGCAAGGAAAACAAATTAATAAAGATTTGTTTTGTAAAACAATTAAAGTAAAAAGAATAGAAGAAGAATAGTAAAACAAACTTGATTATCAATATTTAATTACATAATTTTAAAGCATGAAAAGTTTCAATAACATACAACAAAGTAGTCAAAGTCAACAAATGTTGACCTGCTCGAAGTATGTTAATTGATTAAAATAATTTTTTTATTCTTCATACAAACTCGAGCACGTAAAACTGCTCGAGTTTTTTTGTTTATTACCCTGTCGTCTAATTGGGAGGATGCAAGAATTTGAATCTTGCGATGTAGGTTCGAAACCTACTGGGGTAACCGGGTACTTTTTTGAATTTATTATATTTAATAGTAATGGCAAATTCATTAAAGCAAAGAAAATATTTTTTTATTTATAAAACAACTAACTTGTTAAATGGAAAATATTACATAGGAATGCATTCGACTAATAATCTCAAAGATGGTTATTTAGGTAGCGGGTCTTATTTAAGACGTTCTATTAGAAAGTATGGGAAAGAAAATTTTAAATGTGAAATTTTAGAGTATTGTAATAGTAGGGAAGAATTAATACAAAGGGAAGAAGAAATAGTAAATGAAGGGTTAGTGAAAGATTTCTTTTGTATGAATTTAAAACTAGGTGGTATAGGTGGTTTTTGTAATGAAGAACATAAAAAACGCTGGGAAAATGGGCGAAATTGGGGAAGGGTTATTGGTGGAAAAAACTCACAACAAAGGTTTAGGAATGATATAGAAAAAGTACAAGCAAGAAGTTTAAAAGCAAGTAAAACCTTGAAAGAAATATATACAACTAGACCTGGGAATTTTTATAAAAAGAAACATTCAAAAGAAACAAAACATAAAATATCTAAAACGAAGAAAGGTAAAAATACTGGTAATAAAAACTCACAATACGGAACTTGCTGGGTTACTAAAGAAGGAATAAATAAAAAAATTAAAAAAGAAGAATTAGAAACCTATCTTGCTTTAAACTGGAAACAAGGTAGAATTTTTCATAGTAAAAAGGAGTAAAATTCTACAAATACAATGAAGAGTTAGAGTTATAAATTGTCCCTTGGTGTAATTGGCAACACGTTTGATTTTGAATCAAAAGAGTTTAGGTTCGAGCCCTAGAGGGACAACAGAAAAGGAAAATAGGCAAATGTTGGTTTGTTGCGGCACTCTGCATTTTTTTACACTATTTATGTTAAAACAGTTAATGAATAAATGTTATAGGTGTTTAGGGAAAGCAACTTACCTAACTAAAACAGGAAAGTGGGTTTGTGACAAAAATGCATCAAAATGCATAGCAATTAAAAAAAAATTATCTAAACTAAAAGAAGGTTGCACCCCTTGGAACAAGGGAACCAAGGGACTAACTACTTCTTGGAGTAAGGGGTTAACGAAAGAAAACAATGAAGTTTTAAAGATAAAGTCAAAAAAACTTAAAGAAAGATATGAAAAAGGTGAATTAATAAGTCATAGAAAAAATAAACCTAGAACAAAGGAAGAGAAGGAAAAACTTTCTGTTGCAATAAAAAAGCGCTATGAAAAAGGTTGGATGCCTAAAGCAGGTCGATGTAAGAAGATTCGTTATTCTAGTACTATAGCAGGTGAAGTTTTGTTAGATGGGACTTGGGAGTTAACACTTGCAGAATATTTAGATAAACAAAAAATTTCTTGGGAAAGAAATAAAAAAAGATTTACCTATACTTATGAAAACAAAGAAAGGACATATACGCCGGATTTTTACTTAAAAGAACTTGATCTTTTCCTTGAAGTAAAAGGGTATGAAACAGAACTAGATAGAGTAAAATGGATCCAATTTCCAGCAAAACTGCTAGTGTTATATAAAAAAGAAATTGATTTAATTAAAACTGGTGAGGTACTCAAATGGTAAAGAGGAGTGTCTGCTAAACACTTAGGTCGTTGTTTTAAACGATACGTGGGTTCGAACCCCACTCTCACCGCATTATTAAAAAGTGTTCTGTGTAAAAGCAGCGAGGGTTCGAGCCCCTTGTTTTCCGCTAAGTATCTTTAAGTAACTTTTAGTAGGAAGTTAACAGTTTTTATTATATCTTTAGAGTATAATTAAAAACTATAACTATGACACGTTTTCAAATACTTAAAGAGTTCTGGGGTAAAAGTTTAGAATGGAAATTTAGTATTATAAGTTTAGCTATTCAGTTTCCAGCTTTTATTTTCCATGAATTATGTCATTTGTTTTTACTAGGGATGTATATGTTTATTTTCTCTGATTACCAAAAACTCAATTACGCAGGTAGTTATTTTATAAAGAAAATAAGTGATAATCAGCTTGGTGGTTATAGTTTGTATATATCTTGGACCTCTTATAGTAACCTTTGGTCTATCATAGTTGCTGTTGCACCTTTGATAGGTTATATCAGTTTATGGTTATCAGTTTTAATTTCTTATTTTTACAGACAATTTCCTTTTCATTTATTTGCTTTAAGTGTCTGGTATTTACTTTACAGTTTTGGTCAATTTATGTTATCTAAAGAAGATGTAAGCTCTATAGAAATAACAATGATACGTGCAAAATATAAAAATAGGGGTAAATTACTAATTTTAACTAATCAAGTTCACAAAATTATTAAACGAATAAAACCTTGGCAATATGAATAAACTTAAAGTATTTATCTTTTTAAAAAGATTACCTTATTGGGTTAAGTTTCTAATTGGATTAATAATTTCACTTAGTCCTTGGTTAATCATTTATACTTTTGTAAAAATATTAAAATAAAATTTATGCAACATTTCACAAGCGATTTACATTTCTTTCACAAATTAATGATGAAAGAAAGAAATTTTTCTTCATTAGAAGAAATGAATCAATCACTCATAGACAGTTGGAATAAAGCAGTAAATAAGCAAGATGAAGTATGGTTCTTAGGGGACTTATCTTTTAGTAATCCGAGTTTAGCTGCTGAAATTTTAAATAAACTAAACGGTAAAATACACTGGGTATTAGGGAACCATGACCACGGTGATTTTGTGAAAAAGATTTCAAAACTTTACCAATTTGCATCAATTCAAAACGATGCAAAGATTAAAATTGAACCTTGTCATCTTCAAAAAGATCAACAAGACATTATAATGTATCATTACCCAATTGCTATTTGGAATAAAAGACATTGGGGTGCATATCATTTACATGGACATTCACATGCTCATTATTTTGTTGAAAAAGGTTTTATTCTAGATGTTGGAGTAGATTCAGCGTTTAAAATACTAGGTGAGTATAGACCTTTTTCTTTAGATGAGGTTATTGCATACATGAAAACTAGACAAATAGGTTTAAACTTAGACCATCATGACTCACAATCCCCTAGATAGTTTTATGAAACCTAAAAGAATTAGTATAGCTTTTGTAAGTGAAATGGACTATTACAGATGTCGGTTTGACTTGTGTATGGAATATAAAGACTACGTTTATCTATACGATACTCAATATGATAACTTTTATTATATAGAAGAAAATTTCGTAGGATTACTTTATGATGGTGAATGTTGTGTAATCAGAGATGTTGTTAATAAGAAATCAACATATGCTTTACCAGCAGTGTTAACAGAAGAGATTTCTTTAGAGTTTAAGTTTAAGTTCAATGAAATTATTCACGATATAAATAAGGAATTGAATGAAAGTTAAACTTAAATGGGTCAGTGAAGAGACTTATATAGCAAAAAAATATTGTATTTATTCACATTATTCCCTTTATGCTTCAGTATGGATGTTACATGAAGATGTTCACTTTCATATTGTAGAAGGTAATGATAAAAGTAATTCTTATGGGATAGCAAGAAAAGATGGTAATAAAACTCAAGACTTTGGTAATTTAATAGGAAGCATAGATGGGTACCAAGTAGTTTATCTTAGTAAAGAATTGTTTGATGAAGTGACAAGTGTTATAATACAAATAAATAATGAATTAAACCAAGAAATATGAAAAATCAAGAAAATCAAGAAAAAGACATTCTTCAAGAAAGAAAAGAATTAGTGCAAGATGTAATCGATCGAGAGATAAAGTACGGTGAACAATACAAAAAAGCATTGAGAGAGTTTAATAAAAAATTTCCAACAGTTCGTGTAGAACCTAATTATGCACAATTTTCCTCTAAATCAGAAGAAACAATATAGGAAACATTTTTACATTCAGGAGAGAGAAGCTATTTAAGTAAATTAAATAGCTTTTTCTTTTTCTTGTTATTCTAACCTAGTTTTAACATATTTAAGTTTAAACATTATACTTAATGAATAAATTTGAAAATTTAGAAGGTGGAGAATTAGCAGCTCGCTTAACTTCTGCACAACGTATGGATTTAATCCAAAAAGGTTATAATCCTTTATCACCGGAAGATGTTCAACGCTATTTAAAAAGACAAAAACCTGCTGAAGGTTTACATGAAATAGCAGGTGTAAATCAATACAAACGTTTAGGTGGTGGGTTAGATTTAGCAGCTGAAGATAGGGGTTTAGTTGGTGATGATTATAGTGGATTTACAGAGTCAGCAGACCCAAGACAAGTTATGAAAGAGAAAATGAATAACTCTGGTAATTCATTTGGTAAAGATTTAGATCAAAGATTAATGTCTCGTTTAGGTGATTCTTTTCAAGAAAAGAAACAACCTAAATCTTTGCAAGATGATTCTTATAAAAAAGCAACTTTAATTACAGAAGCTAATAAAGCTAAAAATATAGGGTATACAATAGGTGTTCGTTATATTAATGCTTTTATTGAAAATATAAAAAATCCAAGTGCAAACAGTAGAGCTGTAATTGCAAAAGAGATGTCTAATATGCAACAATTGGAAAGTAAAATGCACTCTTCAGTATTAAAAGAATATAGAGCTGGGATTGCACAAGCTGAAACTGATTTATATTCAAAGATAAAAAAATAATGTTACATGAAAACATATCTGATAAAGATATTGAAAACTTCTTAGAAGGAAAAGGCACTAAAGAGCTTTTAAAATTTTTAACTGAAAATCAAACAGTTATTCGCTCTTTAGAACATGCTTATCATTTTGATTATAATGAAGAAAATATGATTCCAATAGAACATTGGAATTTCTTCGTTAATGCTTTATCTAAACTTATTCAAGTTGAAGAGTTTCAATCTTCTTGTAAAGAAGTTAATTGTAAGTTGTATGCATTAAAGCAGTTTTCAAAAGTAAAACTATCGATAGCTTCTTCTGCAGAAGAAACATTAAAATTTGAATTAAAGAAATATTTCCCTTTATTATATACAGAAAACGGGGAAGAGTTTTCTAACACTTTTTTTAGTTTACCTTTTGAATTTACAGCATTAGTAGTTAGATATTTAGCAAATGTTAAATTCCCTAAAGAGAAAAAAAACTTAACACCTTTATTGAAAACAGCAGAAGCTTATTTCCATGAATTAATTAAAGTAAAGAATAGATTTTTGTTAAACATTAATGATGTTTCACAAGGAAGAGGTGAAACTATTAATATTGTAGAATTACAAGCACTTTTAGATACAAGAGCGTTTTATGAATATAACCCGTTAAATGTTGCAGCATTAGAGTTTATTATGCGTATATTAGTAAACAAAGGGTCTAAGCAAAAATTGGAAGATGAATTTGGTAAACCTAAAGTGGAATTATTAAGACAGCAAGTGTTATCTCAACCTTCATATATTCAATATTTAGGGGAAATAAGAGATAACCAAACTCAAACATATTTTACTAAACAGGGGTTACAAAATAAAAATAGAGATAATACTTTTAATGAATTATGTATGCAATATTTTTTTCCAGAAAAATATATTCCAGATAATTCTAATGAAAACAATCAAGAGCAAGGGTCTAAACCAGTAGAGCAACCAGTTGCTACTGAACCAGAAACACCTACAGCAGAACAACCAAGTCAAGAAGAGTTATTAAATCCTCCAGCAGAAAATTAATTTTAAGTTGGTAGAAAGAAAAAAGTGCCTATATTTAGCTATGTGATAGTTAATAAAACCTATTAAAGGTTAAAGATATATGCGGGGTGGTGTAATTGGAAGCACGATGGGCTCATTATCCATAGATTTCGTTCGAGTCGGACCCCGCACCTAGGTAACTCTTTGAAATTTTGCATATTTATTGTAAAATATAAATGGCAAATTTCAAAGAGACAAAAAAACACCATTACCTATATAAAACTACGAATACACTTAATAATACCTATTACATAGGTATTCATTCAACAAACAATTTAGACGATAATTATCTTGGTTCTGGGACAAGACTGTGGAGAGCTATCCGAAAACATGGTAAAGAAAATTTTAAAAAAGAAATTTTAGAATATTTTGACTCAAGAAAAGTTTTGTTGCAAAGGGAATCAGAAGTTGTAAATTCTGACTTGTTAAAAGAACCTTTATGTATGAATTTAAAACCAGGTGGAGGAAGTTGTGGTTTTTGTAGTGAGGAGCATGCATATAAATTCCATGCTGCAGGTGGAAGGGCTGTAAGGAGATTATTATCACTCAGACACAGTGAAAAAATGAAAACTGACCCTGAATATAAAAGTTTTTTTCGACAAAGAATAAGAGATTCTTACAAAAACAGGTATGGGTCTTTTAAAGGTAGAACTCATAGTGATGAAGTAAAGGTAAAAATTGGTAAAACAAACAGTATAAAGCAAAAAGGGGAAAAGAACAGTCAATATGGAACTTGCTGGGTTACTAAAGAAGGAATAAATAAAAAAATTAAAAAAGAAGAATTAGATACTTTTACTTTACAAGGTTGGAGTAAAGGTAGGTTTAAATAATAGAAAACTATTTTTATCTTGAAAAAGCTCCAAAGTTTTGGAGCTTTTTCTTTTTTTATTGTTTTTCTTCTATATGTTTCATATCTTTACTTAAACACAAATTAAACAAAGTGTTAAAAAAAATTATTAATATAATAATGGGGAAAGAAAATAAAAAGTCTGAATCAAGTAAAGATGATGGTTTGCAGACGTTAAAAACGACTGTTAAAGTTAACACGATAGATAGTACGGTAAATAGTGCTACAGTTAAACAAGCTTTCGATGATAAAGAAGGGGTTCAGAAAAGTCAAGTTAAATCAACTAAAACTACAACACCCCCAGTTGCACCAGCTCCTATGCAACCGCCACCATCTGTTATTGAGGAAAAAGATTTAGTTCAAGAAACAAATTACACTCGAACTATTATTCATAAAAACGAAGAACCAGTAGTTGAGTTGGTTTATGAAATCACTTTTATTGAAACTCAAAGTCAAGGTAAAGTTGATAGAACTGTTTATACAAAAGACGTTCCTATCTTCAAAACAAAAAATGTATTATTCGTTTCTAATCTTTTTGGAAGAGAAAATTTAAAAGAAATTGTTTTAAGAAAAAGAGAAATTAAAGCTTCTTGTAAAAAACCTTTAGCTGAAACTGAATTTGAATTAGATTTAAGAAATGGTGTTCTTGTGAAAGTTATACCTGAACAACCTTGGATGAATTCTGATTATGAATCTACAAAAAAAACATTTGATGAAATGGTTTTAAAGGCTTATAGAGAATTATCTTCTTTAGTTAAACCAGAGCAAGGTAATGATAAAGGTAAAAGAAGCGATGTAGGATTTACAAACGGTAGACCGCAAATAATAGATTTAGACTAATATAAAAAATAAACTATGAAATTAATTACAGAAGAAGGTATCAGTTCATTAGAAAAGACATTACAGTTAAACTGTTTAACAGATAGATGTCATTTAACTTTAAAGTTTCTAGGAACATCTACAACAGACATTCAAACAGCTATTGATATCCTTAATTCCCTTAAGATTAAGAGTGTTTCTTCTGATAAAACACTCTTTGTTAAGCAAGAAGATTTACTAACAGTTCACCCAGAGTTCTTCAAAGAAGAAAGAGTATGGTTATCCCAAAGTAATACTATAGCAACATTAACTAAGGAAATGGACCAGCAAAGGTTAAGTAATTGTGTAGGTTTACTAGATCTTTTCTTAAAAACAAATCGCATTGCAAAAGATAATGCTGATGATTATCTCAAAAGATTAGAAGAAGCAATTGTACCTGAATTGGTTGAAAGATTTGATAGTGAAATACTTCCGTACAAACCACACTACGATTGGGAGAGAAAGCTTTTACTTGAAGTAGAAAAGGTTTCTTAAGTAAGAAAAAATTGTTAGTTCTATGATATTTAAAAGAAAGTGACTAACAATGGCTCAAGATTTGATTATAGGTCAAGAAAAAAACTTCATTCAAGAATATCATGCAAAATTAAAAGTTTTGCAAAATACTATCCCTGATGATTGGACTTATTATACTAAAGTCACAATCTCTACTGCTGTGTTAAATAACTTTTATGAGTTAAATGTTTTATTCCACCCGCAAAGTTTAAGTAAACATAAAACATGGAGTAAACCTGCAATTTCAGATAAAGAGTTGAAAGAAACGTTACAAGATATAATTACTTATGAACTTTCCACAGAATCTTGGTTACTTTCACAAATTGAATTAGAGAAAACTATCCTATTGTTTCGTAAAATAGAACAAAAGCTATAACTTAAGTTTATTTTAAACGTTCTTTTTCTTATTTTTACGATAAATAAAATACAATGGAAAAGATTCATGTTTGCTCATCACCTAATTGTTCCCATTCTTCTCATAAAAATAGACCAATGGTCAACCCACATATTCACAGTGGGTTTTCTTTATTAGACGGGGCAGCTAAAACAAGTGATTATATAAAGTTAGCTAAAGAATATGGACATCCAGCTTTAGCTATAACAGATCATGGTAACCCAGCTGGTTTGTATGACCATTATAAACAGGTTAAAGCTGCAGGTTTAAAACCTATCTTAGGGGAAGAGTTTTATTTAGCATTAGATATTACAGAAAGAGTTCCTAACAGATTAAGAGAACCTCATAAAAGAGATAAACATCAAACAGTTTTAATTCAAAATCAAGAAGGTTATAAAAACTTCTGTAAGTTAACATATTTGAGTTTTACAGAAGGTTATTATGCAAAACCTAGAATTGATTATGACATGTTGTTTCAATATGGAAATGGTTTAGTTATAACTTCTGGTTGTGCGGCTAGTATTTTCAATCAACTATTAAATTTAGGGAAAGAAACAGAAGCAGAAGAATGGTTTGTTAAATTTGTTAAACGATTTGGTGCTAATTTTTATGGAGAGATACAGTTTAATGAATTGTTAGACAAAGAAAAGTATGGTATGAATCAAAAACAAATGAATGATTTTATCATTAAAATGTCTAACAAGTATGATATACCTTTATTAATTGGTGGAGATACTCATTATGCTTATAAGGAAGATGCAAAATTGCAAGACGTGTTAATTGCAGCACAAAGACGTAAAGATGGTGTAGCAGAAGTAGAAGAGGATAATGAAGAAAAGAAAAAAGATTTTATTATTCATGCAAGACATTTATACTATCATCAATCAGAAGATTATTATAATTTCAACAAAGAGTTTGGTTACAATTATGATGAAGGTTTGATAACTCAAGCTTTAGATAATTCTATTAAGTTAGCTGATTCAATAAATTTTGAATTTGAAACAGGTAAAGTTAACTTCCCTAAATTCAACACGAATGACCCTAAAAAAACTTCTCATCAATTATTAGAAGAGCATGCTTGGGCAGGTTTGATGCAAAAACTACAACTTAGAAGAGATAAAGGGGAAGAAATCTCTAATGATAAAATTACTGAATATGAAAAACGATTAGATTACGAATTAGAAGTAATTAAAGATAAACAATTTAGTGATTATTTTTTAATTGTAGAAGATTTATTGAAATGGGCACGTCAAGAAGGTATTGGTGTAGGTGTTGGTCGTGGTTCTTGTGGTGGTAGTTTATTAGCATACGCTTTAGATATTATTGCTCTTTCACCTGTTAAGTATGATTTATATTTCGAACGTTTTCTTAACCCACAAAGAGAAAGTGCTGTAGATATCGATTTAGATATTGAAAATGGTGGTAGGGAGAAAATTAGACATTACTTAGAAGATAAGTATGGTAAAGAATCTGTTTTAGGTGTAGTAACTTTCCATTTATATGGACCTAAATCAGCATTACAAGATGCATCAAGAGGGTTGAAGAGAGATACTTCTTTTGAGTCTACATTAATGAAAGAGGTTACAAAGTTACCTGACTTAGATGAACAAAAAGATTTAGTAACATATTTCCAAAAAGTATATAAAACTTCAACTTCTGAAACAGTTTTAAAGTGGTGTGAAGACAATCAAGATACAATTCTTTACGCTAATAAATTGTTAGGTCAACCTAAAAATCTAGGAACTCATGCTGGTGGAATTTTAATTGCCCCAGGGCCTGTTTATGATTATATCCCTGTTACTAGAGGAGGTGGTGAGGTTGTTACTGCATTTAAAGAAGCAGATGGTTCATCTAAAGATTTATCTGAACTAGGATTATTGAAGTTAGATGTTTTAGGTTTGAGAACATTAAACGTTATAAATAATTGCGTTAAAAAAATTAAAATAGATTTAGGTGTAGATTTAAAACAAGAAATATTAGACTTAGATTTGAGTAACCCTGAATTGTTTGAATTGATTCAAAAAGGTAATTTGTATGGTTTATTTCAATTAGACGGAGGAGCTTCACCTTTGGTTAAGATGATTAAACCAAATCGATTTGAAGATATTGTAGCTATTAACTCTTTAAATCGACCAGGTCCACTAGAAACATTTGGACCTGTTTATGCAAAGTGGAAAAGACATTATGAAGAAGGGAAACCAGAAAAGTGTAAAGAAGATGAAATTTACCCTAAACTAGACTTTATGTTGAAAGCAACAAAAGAAAGTTATGGTGCATTAATTTTCCAAGAACAATTTATGTTTATGGTCAAAGATGCAGCAGGGTTTAATTTAGGTGAAGCAGATAATTTTAGAAGAGCTATTGCTTGGACTAAAGATCATCCTAAATATTATACAGTGAAAAAATACTTTGATACATTAGAAACAAAAATGCTTGAAAAAGGTTATTCCCAAGCAGACGTTGATTATTTTGTTGATTATTGTAGAAAATTCATGGGTTATTCTTTTAATAAATCCCATGCTTTGTTCTATAGTTATACAGGTATGCAATGTGTTTACTTAAAAAAGTATTACCCTGCATATTTCTATGCTGAGTTAGCTAATGTAGAAAGTCATGAAAAGATAAGAGAAATTGTAGTTGATGCAATAGCAAATGGAATTAATGTTTTAGCTCCTTCTGTTACTAAATCACAACATGGATTTTCAGTTGAAAATGAAAAAACTATCAGAATGGGTTTCAATGCTTTAAAAGGTTTTGGTGACAAGGCGTATGAAGAATTAGTAACCCTTAAAGTTAGTGATAGTAAAAACATTTATGATATTTTAACTTTACCATTTAAAAAATTAAACGTATCTGCATTTCAATCTTTAATAGATGTAGGTGCATTCGATGAGTTTGGTGTTGAGAGAGAAAAGATTGAAAGTATAAGAGCTTTATATAAAGACCCAAAAATAGAAAAATGGTTTACTCGTAAAAGAAAACCATTAGACTTAACAACTATGCCACCTTCTTTATTAGATTTCCCTGAAGAAGTTGTTATGGGGTTAGCAGAAAAACATAAAGATGATCCGGATCATTGGAAAAAACTAATTCATGAATTAATTCCTTTCATTAAAGTTAAACCTCTTAAAGAAGAGGTTAAAAATAATCGTGAGGAAAACATATTAGGATTTAGTTTAAAACAGGTAAGTAGTTTAGCGGAGTTACTTACTTTAGCAGAAAAATACCCTACCTTAAACTTAAAATCTCTAAGTCTTCATAATAATGAATCAGATTTATGTTATTGGAGTTTGGTAAAAAGAACTGTTCTAAAAACAAAAAGGGGAAAAGAATATTTAAACTTAGAAATATCTGACGGTAGTACCACAATAAAAGCTAAATGTTGGGATATGCTTGATTTGAAAAAAGGAAAAGCATACGTAAGTAATTTGAAAAAAGATTTATACGGGTATACTATTATTAACAATGGTTTATTAACAGAGATAGATTTGTAATGTCTTTAGAGGATTTAATAGAAAAAAGCGTTAAAGATGAAAAAAGGATAAGGGAAGAACACTTAGTGTTAGAAAGCTATCAACGTTCTAACCCTTGGGTCGTAAATTCTTTATTATCTCAACTAGAAGAAGAAGGGTATCCAAAGATCCCTTCTTTTGAAGAAGCAGTTTCCTTAAGAGAAGAATATCTTTTAACTGATTTAAGTAAAGTATACTCGCAAATAAAAAAACGTAACCCTTTATTGATTGATAGAGGGCAAGAAGAAGTTTATTTTTATTCTGTCAAAAAAAATCTATATAAACAACAACAAAAAAAAGGTTTATCTTTAGGGGATAAAGATACTAGTGGAAATTTAGTATCAGGTAGCAATATTGTCTTAGAAGTAGCTACTGTTAACCTGAAAGATTTTCTATATACTTATTATCAAACAAGAAATTAAGAAATCTTATCTTCTAAACTGTCAAATTGTTGTTTAATTCTATTTGAATATAAAGTTGAATATTCACCGTTTGAACCAGACACTTTCAAAGCAACTCTTTTAATTTTCTTAGTTACTTCACTTTCAGTAGTATATGGTACGTATTGATATTCACCAGAAGCGTTAGCATGAATTTTTACTGCTTGTACAGGGATAATAGAATTTGTATTCAAGAATAGATCATCCCAATCCACATTTGTTGAACGTGTAGCAATAATTTGTTCATTCGCATTAAACGGTGCAGCAGACCAACGTGTTTTATAAGATAAAATTCTACTATTTGAACCAGTATAATTTAAGATATACTTTATTAATAGAATATAATTACTTCTACCTGTTGTTTGAATTAAACCTCTACCTCTAAATTTGTAAAAATCACATTCTGTTAAAAATGTAGCAGGTGTTGTTCTAACAGCATCTTGTAAATTTGTAAAACTATCTGTAGGAAAAGTTTCTTTTTGCCATCTAGTGTCTAAAGTGTTTCGAAGTTGTGTTGCATAAGACAAAGTTCCATGTGCTGCTTGATAGTTAAGGTCTCTAAACAAATGATATGCATTTATATTACCTGGTAAAGTGTTATAAGATTTTTTTCCACCAGAATTAAATGCATAAGCAATACCTGGTTTGTTAGGGTTTGAAACACTATTTACACTTTCTGAGAGTGGGGTGAATAAACCTCCAGTTTCATTTATTATAATTGTATTCAAAGCTACAAACTCTAATAAGTTAAAACTACCATTGTTATCTGTATAAATAACAGAACCTGCTAGGTCCCAAAACTCTTTCCATTTAGCAGAGTTTGCTATTCTTCGTGATTCTTTACCACCAAACGCTTCAATGTTTCCATGATTCGTATTAAACCATGACACAAAACTACTTCCAGTTATACTTTTAAAGTAACTATCTATATCTGTACTGTTTTTAAATGTAACTGTAGCCATTATTTAACCTTATCTATTAAACTTTGTTTAACTAAAACAGATGAACTAGAAGCTGTTGCAGCGGTTGCTTTTGTGTTAACGTTTCTATTTGCAATCTCTCCTAGGTTGTTGTTATCTTGTTTTGTAACCTCTTGAGCAAAGTTGTTTCTACCATCAGCAGAAGAAAATTTCTTATTATCTTTTTTACCTTCCTTTTCCACATCTTCATTAAGTTTTAATATTCTAGCTCCAATGATTGAAGATGTAAATTTATGACCTGATAATTTATGAGTTACTTCTAGTATTTGATATTCTCCATCAAAGAAACCCAAACCTTTAACAAAAATTCTTTTACCTGGACCTAACCAAGGATGAGCTAAACATTCTATAGTACAGTTTTGAAATTGGGAGAAAACAATTGTTAAATTTCTTTTTTTATCTGCAACTGTAACTGGTTTATTATATTCATCATTGTTGTTTACTTCATCTAAACTTGCTAAATCAGCAACTTGATTGTTAGCTGCAATAGATGCAGCATTAGGGGTACTTGTTTTTTCTACATTTAACGAAGTAATTAACGAACCTTGAAACCTGTAAGAAAACACATCTTTCTCTTCAATAAACGTTTGTATAGTAGCTTGTTTAGGGGAATTACTAAACTCATTATCTCTATTAATTTGTTGTTGAGGTTTAGCATATAGTTTATCTGCAGCTAATGTAGTTGCTATAATCCAAGTAGAATTAATACCTGCACCTGAACCAGTAGCTGCAGATAACAATTCACATTCATTTTCTTGTAATACAGTTCTCAACCAGCGTAAAATTGTCCATTTATCATCTGAATTTTGCGGTGTGAATAACTGTTTATATTGATCTTTAGGAATTGTTAGTAAAATTTGGTCTGGGTGAATTTGATCTTGATTACCACCTTGCTCACCTCCAATAATACTTAAAAAATTACTAAAATCTCTTGACGTTGCTCTTGCTTTAATATTTTGTTCACTATATTGTCTTCTTTTATTTCTTTCTGCTGAATCAGTAATTTGAATTAATTGAGAGTTGTTAACGTCCATCATAACATTTAAAATCAATTCACCCAAAGTAATAGTTCTACCTTTCTTTAAAGTGTTTCGTGTAAAGATTGCGAAGTCTAAAGGGTAATTGAAAACTATAGACCCTGTAGTTCTAAAACTTAAAGCTGCATGTAAAGCTCCTTTATCATCCATCGACAACTCAGGATTTAATAAAGCAATTTTAACATAATTACTCATATCTAAGTTTGTACGTGAAACTACTACTTGACCATTTTCTTCATTAAATGTAATACCATCATCAAACAAGTTTAATGTACCAGCAGTGTAATTACTTTCTGTATTAATAGATTGAGTTAATGTGATTACATTTTTCCCTGGTATTAGTTGATTAGCTATTTTATTTCTAAAACTTCCATTTTCATCATCGAAAACAGCCCAACCAGGGTGATTCCAAAACTTTACTGAATTTGGATCATCTTTATCGTTCGGACTTGGAACTCTTATTTGCCAACCATATCTAAACCAAAAATCACCACCTACGTTTCCTGGACGAACATCATAAATGAAAGACCAAGGTGAATTTATATCTGTGAATTTATTACCTTGAACATCAACTAAAGTCATTTTAATTAATGTTAATCCGTTATCAGCTGTTTTACCAGCTTGAATTTCTAAGTCTTGGAAGCCGATAGCTCCTGGTTTCGAAGCAACCCCATCGACAGGTGAAGGTGATAATACTAATTGACCGAACACTCTAACACCTACTCCTCTTTGAGCAAACACTTTCTTTCCACTTTCTGACTGTTCACCAATAAAATCAATACCTTCTTTAAAAGGGTCTAAGTTATATAAGTCTGCAATTCCCTTAGAATTGTTTTGAATATCAGCTGTTAAATTAAATCTTTCTTGAGAAAAACCTGGGGCTACTTCGTTTTGATATTTTGTAGCAGCGTTTTTAATTGAAGATAAGAGATTGCTTTTCTTATTAGAAGATTTACCTGTTGTATTGTCTTGAACATCTTCTGGAGTTTCACCTTCAGAAGCATAACCAGTAGGGTCTACAGTTATATCAGGAATAAGTTCAATGAAAGGGAAAACACTTTGAGGTGTATATCTAGTTGCGAGATAAAGTAAAAACTGTTTTAATCCAATCCAATCACTATCTTCATCAGAAGAAGATTTCTTCCCCCATGTTGCAGTAGTATCACTCAACTCTTGATTTCCAATGTTATTTGCAATCTGTTGAAAAGTATCAGTTAAATCCTGTCCTGCTTGTGTTTCATCAGCAGATGTTTCTTGAGTGTTTTCACCTGTAGAAACGTCACTCGTTGTGTTAGTTTTCTTTTCATCAGATGTTCTAGTATCTGATTCAGTTTCTCTAGAATAAGTAATCGTTATCGTTTCACTATTTGCTAATGCATTTTGAATTGAATTGAATACAATATTTAACGCTGTTCTAGAGTCACCAATAATATCAGTTCCTTTGGTCATACCAACCAACAAACAACCTTCAGTAGCAGTAGCATTGTTTCCAACGTGAATACGAATACCTTCAAACCCTTTAACAGAATTAACTAATGGTAATTGTTTTTGTCCACCAATAACTCTTTCACCAACACCTGTCAATCCAGTAGGTGTTACAGTTACTCTGTATGAACCTAAAGGTATTGCAGTTTTCTTTGCAATTTTAATATTTTTTATCTCACTAACACTCATACTATTAGTTAAGTCTCTATCTTTATCTTCTAAAGTGTGACAAATGAACGTTCCATTGATTAACAAATCACCAATAGTAGTATTATTAGTTAAGGTTTTTCTTATTACTCGAATTTCCATTTTTTAGATATCTTGTGATTCACCCCAAAGATCGAATACGCGAGTTAAAGGGAAAGGTATAATTAGTTTTGTTCCTATTGGAATATCAAAACTCATAAAATATTCTGGATTTGCACACATAATTACATATTCTAATGTAGCATCATTATAATATTTTAATGCTAATTGGTCAATTGTTTCATGAGCAGTTAAAACATGTTCAATATCAGTGTATGCTGGAGTAATTTTCCTCACTGGTTGAATCATAGTGTACTTATTATATCTATTGTATCCCATTAGTTTCTTTACTTTAAATAGGTTTATAGTTACCTTGTTTAAACTGATAATTTTAAATTTAGTAGATTTTTTACAAATTAATCACAATTTTTAGCTTAATTAATTAGCAAAAATATAATATGAAAGATAAATTATACTGGTTAAATTTAATTAACCCTGGAATGGTTTCTGATAGAACGTTAGAAACTAATTTAAAAGAAGTTGCATCTACAGCATTTCGCTTAAATGATTTAATCATTTTCACTTCCCCAGAAAAGATTGATGTCATTCACGAAACTTTGAAGAAAGATAAACCAAGTGGGTTGATGTATGTTTTGCTTGATGTAACGGAAAGTTTAACTTCTGAAACATTCAAAGGGGTGATGAATCCAGCACATTATAAAAATGCAAAACAATTAATGGAGTTAATCAACTCTTATAAAAAGGTTTCAGAAACAGTTGAAGATGAATTCAAATCTTTATCTTCAAAAGAACAACAAATTTACCTTGATATTATCCTTGATAAAATTTCTGCTAAAGGAATTGAATCTTTGGATGAGAAAGATAAAAGATTTTTAGAATTTAGCAAAAAAGAAAAAAAATAATATGAACTTAGTCCCGAAATATATTGCATTAAATGCAGAGCAATATGCTAAAGTTGAGTCTTTCATTAGCTTAGGGTTCTTTGCGGAAAAAAAACCGCTTTATGTTGTAACCACAAAACCTAAATGTGAAGGGTTAGTGGTTTATGTAACTGTAGATAGAGTTAAAGCTAAACGTAAATGTTTTACTAAAAGTAAAAAACAAAGAAAGGCTTATTACACTAAGTTTGAATTCAGTAAAATGTTACCTTTTCATTTAATTGAAGAGTTAAATAAAGAGTTAGGTATTTAATTTTAAGAAAATGAAAAATTTATCAGAAAGTCAATTAAGTAAACTAGATGAAACTGCTTCAGATTATTATTTGAAACAAGCGCTTTACTATATTACTGAAGCTCATTTTGCAAAAGTTTCAATTCTTGAAAGGGAAAAGAAATCACATGAAGCAGAAGTTGCTAAACTTGTTCAAAAGCAACAAGCAGAAAATAAAATACAACCTTTTCTTCCTAACATTCAGTATAAACTTTATGAGTTGAAAAAGACATGGAAACCAGAACATGGTAACACTATTCTTAACGAAACTTATAATGAAGATTTACTTTCAGTTACACTAAACTTGGAAATTCTTACTAAGAATACTGAAATTATAAACAACGTAGTAAAAGCATTAGAAATAGTAGGATTAGAAAAAACTACTTACAAATATTTGAGAGCTAATGCTAAAACTAAAACCGCAGTAACATCTGAATGGTATTTAGAATTAGTAAATAAGTGTGCTAACCTAAACAACACACGAGGCTATTCAAAAGATGATCTTACTAGAATTTATCACGAACTGTGTCGTATGCATCTTGATTATCAACAAAGAAAAACTCAAACCGAAAAAGAATTAGAAGTACAAGCTTATAAAGAAGCACAAAGTAAAGAAGCTTTACAAAGAGAAGCTGTTTTAGTTGCACATGCTTGTCTTAAACATGGTTTTAACCCGTTGGAAATTACAACAAGGGACTTGTTAGATGTTAAGTTACAGGAAAAGGGATTAGTTCCTTCCAAAGTTTTACAAGATTTAGAATTTGAATTACAACAAAAATAATTAATTAAAAAAAAGAAACTATGCATATAAAAGCAGCTAACTTTATAGGAATTGTAATGATACATTTTTTTATGAAATGTATCTACGAATTATCTTTAGGGAATTACATATCAAGTCTTGTCGAATTATTTGTTAGTCTTTTGTATTTTTGGCTTTTGAAAGGTGAACGTGAAATCCCAGTTGATAGAAAAACATTTTTCAGGAATTACAATTTCCCTTATATTTGCTTTGCTCTTTTTGCTATACTTGATTTTATATTGATCAAAACTACACTTATGTCTTCTGGTGTAATGATTTCTTCTTTACTTTTAAGTATTTATGCTCTTTACATATTAATTGCACCTAAAAAATCAATACTAGGGTTAGATATGGAAGTTCACAAGTTGTTTGGTAAACTTTTTAAATAAGGAATTTGAACATTTAAGTTCGATGACTAAAAGGGAGATTCGAAATAATAAGCATGTTGTAATAGTTTATATAATAGATAATAACTAATTTTAACATGTAATTAAGCACAGAAATATATAATATTGACCTAAGGTCTATTAATGCTTAATTAATTATTTTCATTGGAATCAATATCTTTTTAATTTTTAACTTATGTTCATTGGTTATATCGTCAACGACTTTCACCCTTGTTTGAAAACAATCAGTGAAAGTGAAATTGGAAAATATACAAACGATAAACCTATTTTAATTGTAGGTTTCGATAAAGCTTATGAGCTTTACCCTTCAATAACTCTTGAAAGCAAAGTTATTGACTCTTCTAAACAAATATTTTACTCCTTTTCTTTTCAAGAAGCTGAAGACAAGTATAAAGAAAATTTAAGAAATTTTTTAAATCATTGTTTTCAACTTTTCATTAATTCCTATAAAGTTATTCCTATTGTAGATGTTTCAGAGTTTAAACATTTGAAAGGGGAAGTTTTCTACTATGAAACTGCAACACTTATTACAGTTACTACCAGTAATAAGATTTACTACTTCAACAAAGAAATAATTACTTTCTTAAACCCTGATAGTTTAGATTTACTTTTAGATAAGTTGCAAGGTGCAAATATTATTTCTTGGGAAAAGTTTACTTTTATTCAAAGTTATTTAAAAGCTAATAATTGTTACAAGTCTAAAGAACAGATTAGATTAGAATATGCTAATGTTGGAGATGTCGATTTGTATCTAGGGGCAATGTGTTTAGATAGTTTGGTTAATTTGAATTTAGCAAACAAGTCAATAGATACTTGGCAACGAGCATATGAAATTGAAACTTATTTATCTTCAATTAGAATTAAAGTTAACGAAGAGCTTTTGAAAAACTTAGCTTCTGATGAAGAGAACACTGTTGCACAAAGTATTTACAGTAACTTGAACAAAGGTTACATTGTTCAAAGATATAACGGGACAGACAAGATAACAGGTAGAATTTTTGCAACTAAGTCTGGTTTTTCAGTTCAAACGTTAACATCGAATATGAAAAACATTATAGTAGCAGAAAAAGACTGTCTATTAGTAGAGTTTGATTATCAATATTTTGAATACACATTACTATCACAATTATGTAAGTTTACTCTTGCAGTAGACCCTCATCTAGCTTTATCTCAATTGTTATTTAGTGATACTGCTCATAGAGCAATCGGAAAAGAAATTAACTACAGTTTATTGTATGGTAAGTCTATAAACACCTTGTTAAAGGATTTATATAAACAGTTTGAAATTCATATCCCTGAACAAGAGTTAAAAGATAAATTGTTAGAGGTGATCAAACCTATGGAAGAATTAAAACAACGTTTAATTCAAGAGTTTGAATCAAACAAGTTTATATTAAATTACTTTAATAGAAACATTACCCCAGATAAAAGTTATAATTGTTTAAATAATTACATTCAATCAACAGCAACTGACTTTTTTATCATTAAGCTTTTGAAAATAAAAAAACTGTTAAGTAAATATTCCTCTTTAAATCAAATCGTATTACAAAATCACGATTCAGTTTTATTAAACTTAACAGTTAGTGAAATTGAATCAACAGATTTAGTGAAAGAAATTTTTGCTATTCTAAGAGAAGAAGAAAATAGTCTAGTAGCAGAGGTAGACATGAAATATGGGAATAGTTGGGGTAATTTAAAGTAAATAAAACAATTTTAATAAAACTTAACTATCAAACATGGACTTAAATAAAGAAATTTACTTAACTAAACAAGAGTTTTCTTTCACTAGAGAAGAAAATATTTTATTAAACCTATTTATTGACTACCCTCAAGTTCTTAATATCTTAACAAGGCATAAAGCTTTTATTGTAGGTGGTGCACTTACTTCTGTATTTTCCAATACTAAAATAAACGACTTAGATATATATTTTTTATCTGAAGAAGACTTAATACAATGTGAAAAAGAGTTGCTTAATATAAGTAGAAGTAAGTTTCAAACTAAAAATGCAACTACCTTTTTACACTTGATAAATGTTCCTTTACAAATAATAAAAAAAATAATCAAACCAACTGTTGAAGATATATTTGATGAGTTTGATTTTACAGTTTGCATGGCAAGTTATAGTTTTGAGAAAAGAGAATTTATCTTCCACTATGACTTCTTTAAACATCTTGCACAAAGAGAATTAACTTTCAACACTAATAGTAAAAACCCAGTTCATGCTTTATTAAGAGTTGAAAAATATAAATCACGTGGTTTTACTTTCAAACAAAAAGAATTATTTAAAGTAATTGGTAATATTGTTGCTATGAAAATTAATACTAATGAAGAAATGGCTTCTTTATTAGAAGGTATGTATGGAGAGAGTACAAAAGAAATTGTTAAAGCTTTAAGAACTCCTACTTTAGATAAAGAAAATTTTGATTTAAGTAAATTTTTACAAATATTAGATGATTCATACAATCATGGGTCAATTGCACTCGCAAAGAGTTCTACAATTACTCCTCTTGACGATCTTCCTTTCTAGTCACCAAGGGTATCTATAGATATTTTAATTTTAGTTTTTAGTTGAATAGAATTTATATAATTTGAGGGTGTTAAAAAAATAAACAACCAAATAATATAACGTATGACAAAAACAGTAACAAAACCAAAAGACCCTAAAACAGTAGTATTTTCAGGTGTTTTTATGAAACTTGCCGACATGAAAGGTGAAAAGAAATTAATCATCTCACCTCAGCAAGAGCCTTTATCTCCAACAGAAGCAATTGTTAAACCAGAAATTCAAGCTCAATTTAATAGCTCTGAATGGTATCAAGGTGATTTACTTCAAACTGATGAAGGTTTCACTCCAACAGGAACATTGAAAGCTTTAAAAACAAAACCATCTCAAGATGATTTGAAAGCTGTTCGTTCTCGTGTTGAAGCTGCTTATTCTGAAATTGCTGCTTTAAAAACTGCATGGGAAGATTACAAGCAATATGAATTTAAAATTGCATCTGGTATTGCAGAAGTTCCAGCAGGGTTAGAAATTGACGACAAAGTATGGAACTTGATTTGTACGTCTGCAAAAATTGACAAATACATTCTTTTATTAGGACCTAAAGGTTGTGGTAAAACAGAAACTGCTAAACAATTAGCTGCTGCAACAGGTATGGAACTTGTATCTTTCAATATGGGAGCTGCATTTAAACCAAAACAAATGTTTGCTGGAATGTTACAAGCAGAAAACGGTGACACTGTGTTTATCGAATCTGAATTCTTGAAAGCTTTCCAATCAGAAACACCAACATTAATTTTCTTGGATGAGTTAACTCGTACTCCACAAGTAGCTACAAACTATTTGATGACAATCCTTGACCGTAACCAATCTTATATTTACATTGAAGAATTAGGTAAACGTGTTTACCGTGGTTCAGGTGTAAGATTTATCTGCGCTGGTAACGTAGGGTCACAATATACAGATACACGTACAATTGACGGTGCATTCTGGGATCGTTTTATTAAATTGCCAGTGGATTACTTGTCACAAGCAAAAGAAGAAAAACTTGTTATGTCTCGTGCACCAAAAGCTAATCCAAAAGCAGTAAAAACTTTGATTGACCGTGCAAAGAAAACTCGCGAAGCTGAAAAATCTGGTAAATTAAGTTCAGCAATTTCAACACGTCAGTTGATTGATATGGCTCACTACCTTGAATTAGGGTTTACAGTTGAAGAAGTTTTTGAAAACATTTTCTTAAATAACTTCATCAATGGAAACAATGATGAGCGTTCAGAAATCAAGGCAATCTGCCAATCATAGTTACCAAGTATTACATTGAAATGTATAAAGCCGCTAGGTTGTTTACTTTAGCGGCTTTATCTTTAGTTAAATTTAAAAATCAATACTCATATGAAAAAAATAGGTTCAGCATCAGGTCCTTCTAAGGCTTCAAAACATTTAGGAAAAAAAATGTTTTCTCGTGATAAAAAACTTGAAGATAAAAAAATTACTAAACCTTTAGAAGAGGTACATCCAGATGAGAAATTTTATAACGTTGACAAAAACGAATTAGAAGAAGTAATGTCTTCTAAAAACCGTACGTCAAGTTACTGGTTGCCAGAAACAGATATTCCTGATTACTTTGTGTTACAACGTATGATGAAAAACATTAATACTGTTTGTGGTTTTATCACTGGAAAAGCATTGAGAGTTAATTTCTCTGAGATTGATGGTCCAAGTCATGCAGATTTTGCTGGTGAAGAAATTACTATTTCTATCGGCTCATTATATGACTACCGTATTCCTTTCCATATGAGATTGAATATTGTTTTAGCTTTAGGTATTCATGAATCTTGGCATGTAAAATATACTACTCCTGCTATGGAGAGAATGTTAGTGCAAAATGGTTTAACAAAAAGTAAAATTTCTCGTTTTGGATTTGGTAAAACTCAAAAAGTTGCAGACTTTAGCCAAAGTGGTAAACTTTTCAAACATAACTTCCAAACATTTTTAGCAAATTGTGTTGAAGATAGACGTATTGAACATTTAGGGTTAATTGATTACCCTGGGTATGTTTACTACATGGAAGAGTTTCGTAAATACGGGTTGTGGTGTAACATTAATGCTTTGTTAAACCCTGTAACTAAACCAGATTGGAATAACCCAGACCATTTTTATGGTGCATTAACACAATACATTGCATTTAAAAATGTAGCTCCAGAAATCTTACCAGTATTTGCTTCTTATGGACCGAATACAAAAGAATTCAAAGCTTTAACAGATAAAGTAGATGCAATTTGTAAAGACGTTCCATTAACTTACGATGACACAATGTCACAGTCTTTAGAATTGTTGAAATTGTATCCTGACGAGCAAAAAAACAAACAAGCTAAGGAAAAAAATTGTAACGGAGATGGTAACGGTAAAAATCAAGGACCACAAATGGCAGAAGGAACTGCTGCTGATGGTAAAACTGTAAAACCAAGTAAAGACGAAAAAGAAGCAATTGGTGACATAAAAGACGATAATCAACCTTATGCTACTTCTGAGCAAAAAGATATTAAAATTGAAGATCGTTTTGACAAACATGACCAATACAGCCACGTTCATATTGAACCTGCAGCAGAAGGTCGTTTTGACCAAGCTGTTTTTGACCAAGCAAGTGAAATTGCTCGTCAAATTAGCAAAAATTTATCTTTCTTAGATTCACGTTTCAATCGTGTAACAGAAGCTTTTGAAATGAGAAATGGTGAATTGGATGAGGATGCAATCTTTGGTTTAAAATTCAACAAGGATATTTTCTACGAAGAAGAAGAAGCTCCAGGTTACTCAATGGATTTTGGAATCTTGATTGATGAGTCTGGTTCAATGCACGGTAGCAAAATTCGTGATGCTAAAATTGCTGCATTAGCTTTAGCAATTGCTTTGAAAGACAATCAACATATTAATTTATTTGTTTACGGTCACACAGCAAATACGGGAGGTCACCCAATTACAATGTACAAATACTTTGACCAATTAGAAAAAGGTTGCCAAGATATTTCAACATTGTTTTCAGTAGAAGCAAGATCTAACAATGCAGATGGTTATGCAATTTCTGCAATGGGAGATATCTTAAACAAAGGTAAATCAAGACAAAAAGTTTTAATTGTTGCATCTGACGGTCAACCACACGCATCAGGTTACGGTGGAAGACAAGCTAACCAACATACTGCTCAAATGGTTCAAAAACTTGAAATGCAAGGAATGTTTGTTTGTCAAATTGCAATGGAAAACTTTAACTCTGCTGAAATGTTTACAAACTTTGTTCCTTATGACAAAAACAGCTTAGGAGTTAACTTGAAAAAAGTGTTGTTAAAAAAATTAGTAGAAATCTCAAACTTAGTATAATGGCTGAAAAAAAAGAAGACGGTAAAGGGAGAAAACTTCCCTTTACTATCAAATACGAAATCGAAGAAACTGCAGATGGTGCAGATGTAAACTTTAAGCTTGAAAACAGCGAAGAAGATCGTTTGTTTGCTTACATGGTTACTTTATGGGACCTTAGTCAATTACTTGACAGAGCAATGGATGATAAACGTATTCCAACAGAAGTAAAAGCAGATTTCTTAACAGCTGCTAAGATTTTGAAAGATATGACCCAGGCTTGTAAAATGAAAGTAGAAGAAAAGCTTAAAATGGGAACTGAAACAACTATCATGGAAAGATTACAAAAACTTTTCAAAGATGTAGCAGGTGACATGAATGAAGAAAATCCTTTCAAAGATTTAAAAGACCTAGGTAAAGATGGAATGAAACCATCTAAGGTAGTCATCGGTGGAGATGTTCCAGAAGAAATTCGACAACAACTTGAGGATGCTCTCAAAGCACAATTCGGTGAAGATATTGACATCGGTAACATGTCAAAAAAAGAAACTGAAGAACTTATCAGTAAACGAAAATCAAAAGGTGAAAAGTCTGACGATGAAGTTGACTTTGATGATTTAGATAAAAAATCAAATAAAGATTCATCTGATATTGATATGTAAAAAATAACTGAAACTGTAACAATTAAAAAAGTATTATGTAGAGTTACAGGGTTGAGGACCGAATAGGGGGGCTACATCTTCAGGAATCGGCTTAGACCTGTTATAGTTTCAGTTTAATTTTAAAGTTATGAATTTACAAATTTATGCCAAAGGGACTAAGTTAAGGTTAACAAAAGATTGGAATTTCCAATGTCATAAAGATGGTTATGGGCTTATGCCTTACTCACCTACAAATAGTTATACTTTACAAGCAGGTACAATCTTATCAATTCATGATATTGATATTCGAGGTAATTGCAAAGTTCCAAGGTCAGTTTGTTTTCTTATCCCTAAAAAAGGTTGTCCTAGTGATGATTTTTACGAAAGTCAAACTTTTCATGTTGACTTCAATCAATTAGATAATTTAGAGTTTGAGTTAAATTCAAAAGCTGACTTAAAGTTAAATTCAATCAAGTTGAAAGATATGATAAGTTCAATCAATGAAGAGTTAAACGTTAAAGAAAAATAAAATGAACTTAGAAAGTATTATCCTTTTTATAAGTATTGTTGTTATACATTTTATTGCTGATTTCATTTTCCAGGATGAGAAATGGGCAGTAGGAAAAAGTCATTCTATAAAACTATTAACTTTACATGTTAGTATGTATACAACTGTATGGTTTATGTTTTGTAACTTTTACTGCTATGCAACAGGGAATTATATGATATATTTTTTAGTTCCGATAACTTTTGTTTCACATTGGTTAACAGATTACTTTACTTCTAAAGTCACAAGTCGTTTATATGCTGAAAAGAAATTCGGCTCATCTATACCTAATTTAGGTTTCTTTACAATGATTGGATTTGACCAAGTGTTACATTATATTCAATTATTCTTAACTTTTTATTTTTTAAGTTAGTTTGTAGTTTACAAGGTTTAAAGTATCTTAAGGTAAAATTAAAATATGAAAATCACTACAATCATATCACAAATTGATATCTTATTAGAAGCTTTAAAACAAACACAAACAGTTTATAAGGTTTCTTACAAAGAACAAGTAGATATCTCTTGTTTAAAGATATTTTTAGATATCTCTTTACTTAATTTAGATTTACTTTATTCTCTGCAAGAGAAATGTAAAGAATTAGGTATTGAAGCTGAAATAACTATCCCAACTCACATTGATGGTGTCGCGGTAAAAGATTTACCTGTTGACAAGCAATGTTTAACAATTCATTTTTAATATGGTTGAAAGAACTAAAACTTTAAGTTCTCGTGAACAGAAAGCACAGAGATTGAAAGAACAAGTATTAAAAACTGAACAAAGTTTAAACGCACTTATATACTTATATGAAAAGCGTTACCTATATATTACAACAGTAAGTAAGTAAATAATTGTTTTAATTTATTTTATTTCCTACTTTTACATTAAGCATTAACAGGTATGCTTAATAATACTCCCTGTTTATAAATCTTATTATTTATTAATTAATGAAAGAAGTAAGATTATGTGCTAATCAAGAGTGTGGTAAAGAGTTCACTGTTTGGTCTTCACAAAAGAAGAGATATTGTTGTAGAAAGTGCACAATGACTTTAGAAAGGCGAGAGTCAATAAGACAAGAGAAAACTGGAAAACCAAACCCCAAAGTATCAATTGCACTGAAAAATTCTATTTCAGCTAAAAAATATCAATTTAAAAAGGGAAAAGACAATCCAGCATTTGGACGAAATCAAACAGGTGAAGCAAATCACAATTGGAAAGGTGGAAAAACAAATAAGAATCAAAAATTAAGAAATAGTCCACAGTATAAAATTTGGCGACAAGCTTGTATGGAACGAGATCACTTTCAATGTACTGATTGTGGTGCAAAGGGATATTTACAAGTACATCATATAAAAGAGGTCTCTAACTACCCTGAACTTATTTGGGAACTTGATAACGGAAAAACAGTTTGCGTGTCGTGTCACGAAAAAATACACGGAAGATTTATAGGAAAATTTAAACAACAAAAATAATGGAAAATAAAAAAAAATATGCCTGTATAAGTTTATCAGGTGGGATGGACTCTTCTACTTTACTTCTTAAATTGTTAGTTGAAGGTTATAATGTTACTGCTTTATCTTTTAATTACGGTCAAAAACACTCTGTAGAATTAGAAAGAGCAACTGAATTAGTGAAATATATTAAATCAGATTCAAAAGGGGCTGGAAAAAGACAATCTGGAACTTTAACTCATCAAATTATTAAACTAGATGGTTTAGGACAATTGTTAAATTCAACTTTAGTTGAAGGTGGTTCAGATGTTCCAGAAGGACATTATGCTGAAGAAAATATGAAAGACACGGTTGTGCCAAATCGTAATAAAATATTTTCTTCAATTATTCAAGCAGTTGCTTTATCTATAGCAGAACAAAATAATACTGAATGCGCTATTGCTATGGGTATTCATGCTGGTGATCATGCTATCTACCCTGATTGTAGACAAGAGTTTAGAGATGCAGATTTTGAAGCTTTCAAACAAGGTAATTGGGGGTCTGAAAAAGTAATCATCTATACTCCTTATCTTCATACTGATAAATTCGGTATTTTAGAAGATGGGTTAGTTTGTTGTGAAAAGTTAAGTTTAGATTTTAACGAAATATATAAACGTACTAATACAAGTTATAAGCCAATTTTTATCAGAGAAGTTTCTAAACAAACAATAGACGATAAAGACTATTACACCCCTGAAAGTAATGGTAAATGGTATTCAGATTATAAGTCAGCAAGTTCGGTAGAACGAATAGAAGCATTTATTAAATTAGGTAAACAAGACCCAGTTGAATATGCTGATGAAACAGGACCTGTTTCATGGGAAACAGCAAAAGCTTATGTAGAGAAAGTTCTCGCTGAACATAGTAATAAATAGTTAAATTATTTTAAATTAAGAACCTACGCTACGCGTAGGTTCTCCTTGTTTTTAACGTTTTTTGTTATTTTCGGTAGGAAGTTTACAAGTTTAACCATATCTTTAGATTATAAATTAAAACATATAGCAATGAGTTATAAAAAATTCAAAATGACTGAAGAAGAGTTTATCGATTATTGCGAATCTCTTACTGAACAAGAATTGAAAAGATTTCAATTAGAGTCAAAAAAGGATGATATTCAAAGAGCACACCATTGGCTTTATATTGCATGTATTACAATGGTTTTAGCATCATTTTCTACAAACTGGGCTAAACATGTAGCAGATTCTACATTATTATATGTTACTTGCTTTATAATTACAATAGTTTCAATTTTTTTCGTTTTCGGTTTACTTAAAAGAATAAAACAAGAAAAATTAATGTATAAAATGTTAGAAATTTTCTACAAAGAAAACAATATCCTTTAATCATGGCAAAGAAAAAAGAAATTATCAAATTTGACCCCGAAGAAGTTAGAAAAGGGTTAAAAGGTATTCGCAGACAAGAAGAAATTGATAACCAATTGCGAATACCTACTCATACTGTTCAAAAAAGTAAAAAAGAATACACTCGTAAACGTAAACATAAGAAAAATTTTGAAGTTGAATAATTTTATATATCTTTAGTAAAAAATAAATTTAAAGTTCTGAACCTCGCATTACATATACACCTTGTTATACACAGTACGGTTTATTAATGTTGAATGCTGATACAAAGAATAATTAAAATTAAAAAAATATGCACAAACAAAAGGAAGTAAAAATAAATGTTGATGATAAAATACAACCACTAATTCAATTTATATTTGATAGATTAACTGGTTTGATACCAATAGCATCTTGTATAGGTGGAGATGAATCACAAAACGAAAGTATGGATTGTTATATACTACTAATAGTTAGGAATCATAATCATCTAAATCATCTAATGGATTTATGTTCATCTTGGCATTGTCAGTATATCAAACCAAATGGTGAAACTGGAAATGTACCAACATATAGAATAAGTATTTCTAATTTAAACGATGTGTTGGATAAATTGAATTTGATAGATGAAAATTATATTTTTTAATTTACACCGAACTTAATTTGATACACGAATATAGTATTGTGTATAACGTTCGGGCGGTTGGCGTTCGTTGCCGACTTTGGAACAAGAAACTTTAACTTTAAAAATAAATTTGATATGGAAAACAAAACTTCAACAAGCCACGAAAACGGCAATGACGCTAACCGCTTGTTAGCACCAGTTATTTTTTGGCAACGCTTTGACCAAGTTAAACCACAAGGCGATGCGGAATATTTGGTGTGCAATACAGATGGCGTTATTCGAGTTAGTTACTTTGATGGCAAAGATTGGGGATATTTAGCTATTGTAAAAGAAAATATTACGCATTGGTCAATACTTCCGAGTGTGCCAGTCATATAATTGGTGCTAACGGTTGGCAATATATGTAGTTGCCATGCACGAACTTAAAAATTAAATATAAACCTTAATAGGCAATTACATATATTGCTTGTTAGCAAATCGTAAAATTATGGCATCAGAGAAGAAAAAACGTAAAGCAGATAAAAGACTTCATTGGGGTAGAGGTAAGAACTTCATGAAGTGGGTTGGTAAAGGCATCAAAGGTCTTTGTTATTTCACATCATCTCAAAGACAAGCAGATAAGAAGTTCGACATTGACGAATAATTTTATGTTTGCTAACGGTCGGCAATATGAAATGGTTGCCTTGTAAGACGTTTAAAATTTAGTAATAGCCTATCGGCAACTTTTTTATATTGCTTGTTAGGCACAGTAATTTATCAAATGAAAATATATCAAACAAATGCAGCACTTGGTTATAGACAACTTGCATTTCTAATTAGATTAGATAAAAGTGCGAATGGACACAACTACCTATGTATAGGCACACAAAATATTAATGACAACGAAATGTATCAAATTGGTAAAATAGTTGAAGATTTAGAAGATTTTTATTTGGAAGATACAACTTTCAAAATAACTGATTCTGAATTAAACGGAACTTATCTGTTTGATTACTGGGTTTCTCATTATTGTGCCTAACGGTTGGGTGTATGAGAAGGTTTGCTTAGATGAACTTTCAAATTAATACAAATACATGTAGCAAACTTTCTTATACACCTTGTTATATGCTTGCACGGTTTATTAATGATAAAATTAATTAAAATGAAAAAGTTTAAATTTGAAGATTTACAATTAATTAATGTAGGCGATATTTATGCTATTACTTATAACGATAAAATAATTACCCTTGAAGGTAAAACCACATTTTCGACAATAAGTAATGCGAAAAATATGCTTCAAAAAGTATTAACTGCTAATTATCATCAAGGACATTATTGGCACAAAGGTAAAGAAAATACCTTTTCTGATGAAGGTGGGCATATGAGAAACGGGGGTGTTATGGCTGGTTTGGATAAAATATTTAAAAAATTAGGCAAAGAACTAACTGAAGAATTACTTTCTAATGGCGTTTTTGTGATTAAAAAAATACAATAGTAATTTAGTAGCACGTTTGTAGTGCTTGCATATAACGGCTTGGTGTATGAGAAGGTTTGCTTTGATGAACTTCAAATTTACACTGAACTTGATAGCAAACTTTCTCATACACCTTGTTATAGTTAGTTTTATTTTTTATTTTACAAAATTATAAATTTTCATAGATATGACTGAAGAACAAATGAAAGAATATGTAGTAAATGGTGGAAAACTTTTTACTATCACTTTGATTGACACTATTAGAGATGGTGGAACAAAGATTATAAAAACAACAAAAGACGATTATTATATCCATAAGGATAGTAAAAAGTTTCATTCTGGTTACACACCAAGTGAAGAAAATTTAATAACAGATTTTTTGTTAATAGAATACTTGGTTGAACGAATTGAAACATACATCAAAAGATGTGTGGAAGATGTTGAACGAAACAAAAATCTGTTAATAGAAATTCAAAATAAAAAATAATATTAACTATAACGGTTCGCAGATAAGCGAAGGCAAAGATTTAGAAACTAAAATTTTAACTTAAAAACAGAATATAATATGAAAACGAGAACATCAATTTACCACCGCACCTTTGCTTTTGCTTATGTGCTGTTAGTAGCTGTTATTTTTTGCGGTTGCGAAGGTAACGTAGAGCAGAAATCAACACCATATAGGCTTAGTGGCGGTCTTAATGTAGAAATAGTGATAATTGATAGTTGCGAATACATCATAATAAATGGTGGAAATGCAACTTGGGGAAGCCACAAAGGGAACTGTAAATTTTGTGCAGAACGTAGCAAAAAATAATTGCTACTAACGTTTTGCAGCTAAACGATGTAGCGTGCAAATAATCCTAAAGTATCGGTTTAAGACTTAACAAACCAAAGAAAAAACAAAGTATAAATTAAACCTGAACCAAGCTATATTGTTTAACTGCTGTTAACAGATGTGGTTCTTCAAAACCTTGAATGTGTAGGTTAATTCTAAATTATATTATGGAGTTATCTTGGGAACAAAAACAGGAGCTAATTAAATCTTTTTATTTAAAAAAAGGATTAAAAGAAAAATACTTAAAATATGTAAAAGGAAATGGAGTATTTCATTATTATGAAGATGATGAATTAATTACAGCACCAGTACCTATTTCTGAATATAAAATGAAATTTGGTATAAATCCAGAAGATTTTACTATTAACTTTATGTATGGACAAAGACATTTAACACCAAAAGAAAATATTTTTTAAAATCCGATTGCAAGGGTAAGTGCTAAAAAAATTATGGAAACAACAATTAATACAACAGAAATTCAAGCAAAATTAAATCCGTTAGATTTATTTCTTCAATCATCAAGCGATGCTTCAAATTTAGAATGTTCAGAACAAGAAGAATTTAAAAACAGATTTTCAAAATGGTGGGAAGATTATAAAATTGTTTATCAGAGACAAATTAGGTCAGAAGTACTATTATCAATTGAAGGTGTTAAATGGGAAGATAATATGTTGTTTACTTTACAATCATTAGATAATATTGATTATTCTCACTCAATTGATGCTAAAGAAATATTAGATTGTAGTGACGAACAATTTCAAAATTATTTATCTGAATTTAAAAGTACAGAAAAATCAAATTGGTTGTTTAAAAAGTAAAAATTTAGTTTCAGTATGGTATGCGGTATCTACTTCATACCATATCTGTTAACGTTCCCTCGCTTTCTGTCAGTGGCGGTTTAAAAAAGACTGACTTTTTGATTAAATACTAAACATTATAAAAATGCAAGAAACTTTAAATTTTACCGAAACACCGCCATTGCAGAAAACGAGTGTTAGTAGCAGTTTTTTATACACTATTCGTGATACTGAGTGTAATTCAAAAGTTTTTGGAGCTTGTGAAATTTGCGGAAAAGATGCTGTTCAAGTTTTTCATCAAAATAAATTCAAAATTACATTTATACCACAATTAAATAGAAATGTTACAATACAAGTTTCTGATGGTTATGGTCATCATAATTGTTTAATTCAAAATAGAAATATATGATAGAATATTTTAACCGATATAGTAATACAGATTTGCCCGACAATATGGGTAGATGGGCAAGAATAGGAATTTATAAAAATATTCGAATTTCTTGGATAAGCAGAGTTGAAACAAAAGATAAAATAGTTTTTTGTGCAAGTTGTCATTTTCCTACTATGCAAAATGATACGGCAAACGAGCATAAAGTTTTTGAAACTTTTGAAGAAGCTAAAGAATTTGTAAATGAGCGTTGGAATTGGTTTTTAGATGCAGTTTATTAAAATTGCTACTAACGTTTTTGCGGCTTTGTGTCAGGCTGCGAAGCGTTGGCATTGAGCGGTCGGGCAGCTTGCACAAAACCGCTGTTATACGCTGGCACGGTTGATTAAACGATAAACTTAAATTGAAACACAAAACAAATTTTTTATTAAAATGAGCGAGGGCAAAAAAGAAATATTATTAGGAGATTGTTTGGAACTTATGAAGGATATTCCAAACGGAAGTATTGATATGATACTTTGTGATTTACCTTACGGAACAACGGCTTGCAAATGGGATACAATAATACCTTTTGACAAACTATGGGAGCAATACAAAAGGATTATAAAATCAAATGGAGTGATTGCATTAACAGCAACTCAACCATTTGCAAGTTTATTGATTACAAGTAATTTAAAACTATTTAAACAGGAATTGATTTGGGATAAAATAATGCCTGTTGGTCATTTGATTGCGGGTAAAAGAATAATGAGTGTTCACGAAAATATACTTTTGTTTTATGCAAAACAACCCACTTTTAATAGGCAATTTACAGAACGGAAACAAGAGGATAGAAGAAAAAATATCGTTTCAAATTACAATAAACTTATAAATACAAGTAAAACAGAACTTGTAAAAAATACACCTGAAACAAGGTTTGCGGAAGGATATGATAACACAAAAGTAAACCCTAAAAGCATTATATCAATTACAAAGAGAATGGCACACAAAGACAGGTTACATCCAACACAAAAACCAACAGAATTATTTGAATACTTAATTAAAACCTACACAAACGAAGGCGATTTAGTATTAGACAATACAGCAGGAAGTGGAACAACTGCCATAGCTTGTTTAAATACCAACCGCCAATTTATAGTAATGGAAAAAGAACAAAAGTATTACGATATTATTTTAAAGAGGGTGGGAGATTTTAATAAAAATTTTGAACCGCAAACTCTCTTTGGAAACGAAATGTAGT